ATAAAGCGGTTCACACCGCCTGATTGCGAGCAAGTCTCAAGATATTGCCAACAGAGACACAATGGAATTGATCCAGAAGAGTTTGTGGATTACTACACAGCCAAAGACTGGATGATTGGCAATAGCAAAATGCAAGACTGGAAGGCAGCAGTACGAAACTGGGAACGTAATCAAGCTAAGAAGAACGCTAAACAAAAGTCTAAGACAACAAACCTTTCACGCTTGGAGTGTGATCGTGATTATGATTTCGGTGCGTTGGAAAGACAACTTTTTGAGAAGCAAATGACAGGATGAACCTGTATGACGGATGATGATGATTTGCAAATTGAATAATTGCAATTTTGAGAAGCTTATGGGCTTCTTTTTGTTTTGCCTAAATTTAGAGAATAGGAGTAAGAATTATGGAATTAATCGAGGTAGAAATTAGACCAGAAGTACGTGAACAGTGTAACAACTAAGAGAGGAGATTGGAACAATGAAATTATACGGAACAGTGAATACAGAGGTTGATGTGAGCAAATATAATATATTAATAGCTGCGGCTCAAATACTATACGATGGACATCTATATGATGGTTGGGGAATTCATACAGAGTTATTGGAGTCAGATCATAGAGAAAATAACACTGGTAAAAGAGGATTATTTAAGGTTGAAGATATATCATATCATGGTTCCCCAGTATGGAAATATACATTGATTACTGACGATGAAAATGCAATAAATGATTTTCTGTTGGCACAGGAAATAGAAAAAGTAATTAAGAGAGTGTAAGAATAACTAGGAGAGGTGAGATTATCATGGCAGCAACACAGTTTGAAGTTATTAAAACAGTAAAAAATAATAACACAGAAAAATCCGAAACAAAGATCAAAAGACGCAAGGACGGAAACCCTAAATGGACTCGATCTAACAAACAGAAAGGTGTATCATCTTTAGTTTATCCGATTAAGAATCCAGAGAAGTTTAAGGCTTTCTGTGATTATTTTTTTGAGCAGATTGATTCTGCGTATACGGATTATAAGAAATATGTTGCTGCTAGAAACTATCTTCTAGTATGCATTGGAAACAATACAGCCTATCGTATTTCTGATATCGTCAGACTTAAATGGTGTGATTTGTTAGGAGATAATGATCGTGTGAGAAAGCAAGAGAAAAAAACAAAGAAGTTCAGAACTGTATTTTTCAATGATATTGTAAAAAAGGCAGTAGAGATTTTCTTTGATGCAATTGCAGGAACAAGGTATGATATTAGAGTTGATAGAGAAATTCCAATGGATAATTATATTTTCTGCACATGTAAGTCAGGATCAGATGGACATATGACAGAAGCTAATGCCTTAGATTTTGTGAAAAAGGGAGCAAGGGCAGTAGGTATTGAAGATAACGTAGGAACTCATACATTGCGAAAAAACTTTGTCTACTGGACTCTTGTAACACACAAGAATGATCAGAACGTACTGTATGAGTTAATGCGATTGATGAACCATAGCAACCCAGCTATGACATTTTTGTACGCAACAATTACCGAGGAAGAAACACATGAGTTATTCTGCGACATTTCTGATACGTACAAGGATATTATTAAAGGCATTTTTGATGGAAAGAATAAGAATCTTGTGACAGCAAGTAAAGACTACATCTTAGATTTGATTAAATGTGCTTATGATATGGGGCAGCAAGATGCAAATGAACAAGATTATAACGTGCATATGGATAATTTAGAAACATTGGAAGAATTATTGAATGAGATTATTAAGTAAGAAGAGGTGATAAGATGATTAATAAAGCAGAGATAAAGGATGTATATAACGAAGCATTGGAAAAATCTCAACAAAGTTATGAATTACAATTACAGCAATGGCTAGAGAATTATATCCGAAAAAATAATAAATTTACCATAGAGGAGTTGATTGATCGTTTTCATGATAAAAGATATTCAGTTTCATATACAAGATCCATAATTATGTCTATCTTGAATATTTTTTATGTTGGAATACGTGAAGTCTCTGATACAGATGTTATTGTGAAATTTCAAAATAAAACCGTACAGGAAATTTGTAATAATTTCGATTTTAAATACAAGCCAGAATTGGTCAGCGAATATTCTGATTGTATTAATTTTGCAAACGATGATATTTTTTCTCAAGAAATTATTGAGATTTATCATAAGTTGTTACAGAAAAAAGATAAAATAGAGCAAAAAATTAAAGATCAATTACTTAATGCAGCAGAACGTCTTGATAGGGTGTGCGTAATAAATCTAACAGACATTATGATTCCTAAAAATACAAAAGTAACAGATTTTATGTTTCTAGTTGTATATAATTATATAGTTCGATCAATATTGATAGAATCTCAATTATTATTTGAAATGATATCAGATGAAGAAGATAATTTCATTAGATATAAGTCTGGAAATTCAAAAACAATACGATATGACGATTATAGATACAAGGTTAGAGGATATTGCTAGGAGGTAGTATTATGATTTTTGCAACAGGAGATACGCATGGGGGATTGCAATTTATGAACAGATAATTAGGATTTTATAAGGAGGATTTTTGTATGAAGATAAATACGATGAGACAAAATAAGGAAGAAAAGAAAGTAAATCAGAATCTTATGTGGATTTCAGCTGAGATTCCACCGCTAAAGCCAGATAACGCATCACGTTATATGAGATATAAAACATATCCTGTGATTGTAGATTACAGATATAATGATGGATATGTGGACGAAGTGCTTGATTTTTGTGACTATGACTTTGAAGAAAAGAGGTGGAAATTAGACAAGCCGCATAAAATCAGACAGTATTTTCCACTTCCAAGCAAGCACAAGGTAAAGTGTTCGAACAAAAAGAGAACACTTGTTCGAAAAATATCTTGATTTTGTTCTGTAGTAGCATTATAATAAGAAGTGTAAAAATTCTTTGTTATATTAGACTTTTGAAAAATATCTTTAAACGCTATTGACAAGCATATAAAGGTATGGTATATTTAACTCATGTAAATGAAAATGCAACTGATGGAAGTTGAGGTACATGAAATGAACGGATATACTAATAAAAAAGAAAATGGAAAGAGATACGACAAAGATGAAAAGAAACAATATGAATATGGGAAATATATGAAGCCGCATGTGTGGGAAATATATTTTGCCGATCTACCTGAAGTAGAAGATAGTCATATATTGTGTGGGTTACGACCAGTGATTGTGTTTTCAAATGATATATGCAATAGTACGAGTACGGAAATCAATGTTTATCCTCTAACTAAAAGGATAAGAAATTGGATTCCTACACATGTTACTATATGCAGAAATAAAACAAATGGTCTTAAAAGAAACTCTCAAGTGTATTGTGAGCAAGGACGAACAATTCCAAAACGGAATTTGTTAGAATACTGGGGACAAGTAACCAACTTATCTCTTCAATTAAAAATTGCACATGCCATTATGATACAGAATGGTATGTTGTCATATATGAATGTGGCAGCGTCATAGAATGGAGAAAGTTTTATGAATAATAAAGAATTTATAGAAAATTATATAAAGACAAAAGTTCCAGAGTCAGCACGACCAGGATGGGAATGGATGTTGGATTCTGATCTTGCAAGAGAGGACGAACAGGGCTTAACATACGCTCCAGGAACAATCCAAGAGGCTATGTTAAGGGCAGGAAAAGGGACTGCAAGAAATCGAACCATGAATTCTATTGTGAAAAGATATAAACAACTTGTAGATTTATACACCTACGCAAATGAATGTAACTATATAAAATATAATCCATTCAAAAGCGATAAATTCATTGATCTACAAATCGTTGTGGATATTTATTTTTCCAATCAGGTCAACGTGAACTATGTGTCGAAAGAACAATTGAACGAACTTCTGATAGCTTTAGCTCTGCGTAAAAAGCCTTTGGATAAAAAAACAAGGTTGCAAATCGTACTATATCTAGTAAGTTTGTATAACGGTATTGATGCTGACGCCTTAAAGGACTTAAAGTTTTCTGAAATCGACGAAGAGAAACAAACGATCTCAGGGAAACCAATTGGTAAAAACTTTTTAGATATGATTGCATACTATAAAAACGCAATGGGTGAGAATATTTATGAAGATCATATAATTATTCCATCATACAAATGTGATGATTTGCAGGAATATAAAAAAGCACAAGACCGTATTGGCTACAATATCAGATTTTTGTTTAATACGCTTGGCAAATCGTTAAATTATTATAAAATGTCAAAAAATGACGTTATTAATTCTGGGTTTGTACAGTATTTAAAATCAAGAATGAGCATTGAATCAATATCTGAACTGTATTATGTTAAACCAAAGGATGGTGTAGCGAGATCATTAAATGCTAAGATGTTCAATGATATTGCGATTGATTTTTATTACAAATACTATAAAACATATAGATTGGATGACGTACCGTATAATTTTAGTAGGAGACAAACGGTAATTGGGAAAACGATCAGTTATCTATATCAAGATGAAGATTACAAGAATTATCGTGTGCATCAAATCATGACAGAGTAAAGGAAGGGATTTTTGTATATGGACAATCAAATATTAAACATGTTGGTAGCGAATCAATCAAATCAAATGCGTGTTGATGTACTTGATTTACACTCGTCAGAAATGTCATCTTGGTTTCTGAGCGAATATAAGATTCGGGCAGATGATGGGAAGATAAAAATCTATGGCAAAGATAAAGATCTTTCATATCATTGGATCGAATTTATTCAAGATGAGAATTTGTTCTCTCATATTAAGCAGGACGACATATTTGACATAATCAAATGCCTGCAATTTACATACAAAGAGAGATACAATGTTGGAATAAAAATACAGACAACAAAAAAGAAAGCAGAAGTCTTTGGCAAAACTTCTACTTTCACACAAACTAATAATTCTAACTAAACAAATAATAAATAACAAAAAAGGATTTTTTGAATCTATCGTGTTGGCAGCACGATAGAAAATCGAATTAAGTATTTAGAATTGTTTAATAGATAAGGATAATAATATCCTTAAAATCATTATAACAATTCTAAACATGTTCGTCAACATGAAAATTTTTCCAAAAAACTACAATTGAATATAGGAGTGATGTATGAAATACATAATTACGAATGAAGAGTTCTATGTAAAAAGAGATCATGCAAGAAATAAATACGTTCGTGATAATCGTAAGTCTGAAGCTACTCAATTTACCTCCAAACAAGCAAAACATATTTTAGGTTTGAAGCATAAATATACGTGGATGAAAGACGGATTTTATGCCAGAGAAATTGAGCTAGGTAAAGTTGGAAAACCTATGGAATCTAGTGAAATAATGCGTAAAGGTAATGGAAATTGCTTTATGGATTGGGAATGCGATAATACATTGATCGACAATATAGAGACTGAGGAAAGAGCTATAGTAGGACTTCTAGCATATGACTCAGATCAATTAGGAGAAAAGAAGTTTGAACTAGAACAGGCATTATCATATGCCGATTCTGCCAGAAGTGATATTCTTCATGCGATTGAGTTTAAAAAGATTGACGCTGCGAAACGTGCAGTGATTGTTGGGTATCTTAAAACCTTACAAGAATTGCACAGAAAAATCAAGAATTGTATTCGATACATAGAAGTGATGCAGAATTGCATGGATAATCAGAGAGATATATGTACTTTGAAGAAAGAATTAAAAGATGCAGAACATAAGTCGTATGTCGGCAGGACAAAGTATTATGAGTTGATCCAGAATATAATCGGGTAGAGTTTCTTCCTTATTATATATGATGACTCGCACAGGCATTTGTGCAAAATTAAAATGTAAATATTATGTTAGAAAGGAGAATTATGGGCATTTACATACAAAAGTTTGGGAAATTAGGACAAAGATATTTTCAACCAGATGAAATAGAATATAGTCCACACTCAGGAGACTGCATTAAAGTATTAAATAAGCAAAATGGAAAAGAAAAAACATATGTAGTGATTAATGAAGATGTAGGCGATCTACGATTACATACAAGAGAGTTAATGCCAAGAGTTCATTATACAATCTGCGATGAAAAACATTTGGATAATATTTATATGTTTAGTGTTTCAGCTTTGCTTGATAAAGAAAGGTGGATATTGCGTATATATGATTCGTTCGGTATTGAAAGAAAACGAAATGGAATATATTCGTTTGTCGATACGTTAGATTCAGATGTCATTATTACCATTTTGATAGGAAAATACAAGCGTGAAGATACATTTAATGTAAAAGTACCTTGTGAATTAAGAAATTAAAAAGGAGAATCGTATGGATAAAAATAAAACGGGCGTTTGGATACAGGACTTAGAAGGTAGAACGTACCCTTATAAAGAAGCAGATGGTACATATAAAGGAATTGTAGGAGATACAGTTATTGTTGGTACGTCTAGTATGATTGCTACATTTACAATTGAAAATATATCGTATCAAAAACTTCCATTTACAATGATTAATTACCAAATTAAGCCAATGTATTTTGGAAAGAAGGATAACGATATATGGAAATCGTATGATTGCAGCGATGCCAAACAAATAGAGATGTTTCTGAGAGACGGTACAGCAGTGATTATTGTTCCGTTTGATTATGATAAAAGTCAGTATAGAACAAAAAGCATTTCTTCAGATGAAGCAATGATTACCTTTTATGAACAAAATCAGAATAAGATGGAAACGATCTTGTTTGGTGAGCCGACAGTAGGGAAGACCTATCCACTTCAAACAATGAACGAGGATCTTGAGATTCAGACAGGTACGATTTCAGCCGACGAAATACAGGTTGATACATTGACTCTACCGTCACTTTCAGAAAGAAGAGTGTCTGCTCTGCCACACTATCAGCAAAAACCAATTACCGCAACGTCAGAACCAATAAAGAATGAGGCTGGTGAGCTTTCAACCACAGGGAAATCATGGATGATACATGACGACCGTGGGTTGAGTCCTTATGCACCAACACATATTGATTGGAATGGTGAAATGAGTGCAACTTTAACATTTGCGCCAGAAAAATTGGATGAAATCATGAGTGAACTTACAGGAAACGAAGAGGAGAAAGATATGAATACAGAAAAATTAAAAGACAAAATCAAAAAAGTTATTTATGTAGACAAAGAGATGACAGTTAGGGAACCTGTTTTAGATAGTAATGGTAAGCCACTCGAAAGAGGTGGTAAACCAGTAACTAAGGCTAAATTTTACAGAGGTATGGTTAAGGTGGTTTGGAACTGTGGTACTGAAACTGTTGCTTATACAAGCAGATTCGACAGATTTAACAGAGAAGAAGGTTTCAAGACTTGTGTATTAAAATACCTGTTTGGTAACGCAGGTGCTCATGATGCAGTTGACTTCTGGACAAACAAATATGTGAAATATCCAAGTAGCTGCATTGAAGTAACAGAAAATTTATGCAAATTGGAAGAGATCATCGAGAATGATAAGCAGAGAGAAGAGGAACGAAAAGGTTTGCCTTATGCAAAATTCTTAAGAAGAACGGTGGATCGTTTAGTACCTAGCTTTTCAGATGACAAATTACATTATGCACCAGAAGATGAAAAGCTTGCTAATGAATTTAAGAAATTAGCAAAGAAATATTTTCCAGAACTTAAATGTAGGGAAATTTATATTAATGATAGAAAACAGGAAGACGTTTTCGTAGCAATTAAATAACAAAATGAAAAGGAGATAAATTATGTGCACACCAATGAATGAAAACTGGAGCAATTTTTTAAGCAAATTGTCAGGGCGTTTAAATAAGATGCTCGATTATGTAGAGAAAAACAATTCTACATTGTATGAAACCGATATTGATAAGGATGAACTTTGGGAAGTATATCTGAGTAGTTTCCCTGAAGGAACAAACAAAATGTATCGTAAACGACGAGAATATGACTGTGGTCATTGCCGAAACTTTATTAAAACAATCGGTGGAGCTGTGGCAATTGTTGATGGCAAGATTCATACGATCTGGGAGATTGATACCGAGGATGCCGTATTTCAGCCAGTAGTTGATGCTCTGAGAACATATGTAGAATCTAAACCAATCAAAGATATTTGGAGACATTTTACAAATACAGTTGGTACAAAAACCACAAATGAGTATACAGAAGATAAGCAGATTATCAAATGGACTCATATGTATACACCGATTCCAGAGAGATTACTAGAGAGAAAATCCGATATTCCTACAGCAAAAGCAAAAGTCAGAGATCGAAAGAATGTGTTTAAAAGATCACTCGATGAGATTACAGAAGAAGCTGTTGATACCGTATTAGAACTGATCGCTTCAAATACTCTTTACAGAGGACAGGAATGGGAAAGAGTCTTAAAAGACTTTAGAAAATATCAGCGAGAATATAATGCTTTGTCTGATGAAGAAAAAGATACATACGCATGGGCAAAAGCAATGACTATCGGAGATGTAATTGGTCGTATTAGAAACCATAGTATTGGTACATTGCTTGTAAATATCAGTGAGGATATGGACTTAGATAATGCGGTTAAGGCTTATGAAAATGTTGTAGCTCCTGCGAATTACAAACGACCAAAGGCAATTTTTACAAAGAAAATGCTTGAGGATGCAAAGAAAACTGTGACTGATTTAGGATATATGGATTCATTACAGCGTAGATTTGCGAAACTTGATGATATTACAGTAAACAATATTCTGTTTTGTAATCGTGATGCAGCACCACGTATTCAGGGTGGCTTAGATATTTTTGACGAGATGAGCAAGGAAGTCGCTGTAAATCCTAAGAAATTTTCTAAAGTAGAAGAGATCAGTGCAGAGAAATTTGTATCAGATGTTCTACCAACAGCAAAAGAATTAGAAGTTCTGTTTGAAAATCGTCACAAGAAGAATATGGTTTCACTGATCGCACCTGTAAACAAAGATGCCAAAAACATGATGAAGTGGGGTAATTCTTTCAGTTGGGCATATTCAGGAAATATGACAGATAGCGAGATGAAAGAAAGAGTTAAGAACGCAGGCGGAGCAGTCGATGGAGTCTTAAGATTCTCAATCCAGTGGAACGCAGGAAAAGATTGGAACAGAGATGACTTTGATGCACATTGTAAAACACCTTGTCAGCATATTTTCTTTAGTCATATGGTTGATTCTAAAACACAAGGCAGACTTGATGTTGATGTAATTAATCCAGAAAAAGGCAAACCTGCCGTAGAAAATATCACATGGGCGGATAAATCTGAAATGGTTGACGGAGATTATGAATTTTTCGTACACAATTATCGCCATAACAACGGTACATCAGGATTTACAGCAGAGATTGAATTTGATGGTCAGATTTATGAATTTGAATACGATCAGCCTTTACGACAGGGACAGAACGTACCAGTAGCTACAGTTACATTAAAAGATGGAGTGTTCACAATCAAAGAAAAACTTCCATCAACAACATCTTCAAGAGAAATCTGGGGAATCAATACAAATCAGTTTGTGCCAGTAACAGTAATGTGTTATTCACCTAACTATTGGGACGAACAGACAGGTATTGGGCATAAACATTATCTGTTCATGTTAAACGGATGTGTGAATGAAGATACTCCAAATGGATTCTTCAATGAGTTTTTGAAGCAGGAATTAGTACAGCACAAGAGAGTATTCGAGGCTTTAGGAAGTAAAATGCATGTCGCAGATGATCCAAACCAGTTATCAGGAATTGGTTTCAGTTCTACAAAACGAGATGATGTGATCGTCAAAGTCAAAGGTGCAACAGAAAGAGTTCTTAAAATTAAATTTTAATATAAAGGAGATTGAATTATGACAACAGAAAACTTATTTGAAATGGCAACTAGAAACAAAATGAGATTCCCATCTACAAAAGGTGAGTTATCCGTAGAAGATTTATGGGATTTATCCGATAAAGATTTAGATGTGGTATACAAAAATCTGAAAGATCAGGAAGTTAAATCTTCAGAAGAAAGTCTGTTGGATGATGCAAATGTTGATTCAAAATTAACGGTTGCGATTGGTATTGTGAAGTATATCTTTACAACAAAACGTAATGAGAGACTTGCCGAGAAGGAACGTATTAATAAGAAACTTACACAGAGAAAATATATTGATGCTCTTTCCAAGAAACAGGATGAGGCTATTGAGAAGATGTCAGAAGCGGAATTACGTGCGATGATTGATTCTTTAGAAGATTAAGACAATATGCCTGAGCGTCCGTTTGGACGTTCGGGTGCTTAAAGAAAGGAGATTACGATGATTTATAAATTAGAATTAGGTGATTGGTCGGGAGACGGACATCGGCTTTCAGAATCTTTTTTGTTTGACTGCAATTATGATATTCATAAAATTAGGCAAGCATACAAAGATAGTTGTAAAAAGTTAGGAATCGCTTTCAATTATAAAGAAGATTATACAGGTTCAAGTCTTAGTCTTGCAAGTGAAAGATTAACTTGGACAGGATACCAGGAATCAAGTATTAGCCAAACAGCATTTGACATTTTAAATAATGCTAAGTGTTTTCATGGAGTTAAGGTTAAATATATTGAAGAAGAATCTTCGTACTTTGTTTATGGAATTGAAGATGGAGCAAAGCTTATTATGAATTTTATCGCATTTTCCATGCCAGAGGATTTTAGATATAAATTAACCAAAGAACCAAAAGTTGAATCAATTAACAGTTGGAACGATGAATTATCTCAGCAATTTGGATATGGCTTATTTGATTGATAAAACAGTAATTTAATGGAAGGAGAAAACAATGGACGTTAATAAATTATTGGTTGTCGTCGATATGCAGAATGATTTCATCGACGGAAGCCTTGGAACCAAAGAAGCACAGGAAATTGTTCCCAAAGTAATTGAGAAAATTAAAAATTTTGATGGCATTATTGTTACAACAATGGACACACACGATGAAAATTATTTATCTACACAGGAAGGAAAGAATCTTCCAGTAAAGCATTGCATCTGCGGAGAAGATGGATGGCATTTAAATGAAGAAGTTAGAAAGGCATTATTATCGTCAGAGATGTTTTGTCGCAATGACAAGCAAGAAAATGCTATTTGGCTTCTTGAGAACTATTGTAAAGAAACATTTGGGTCATTAGAACTTATGGACGATTGTTCTGATGAATTCGGTGAAGATGGTCGGTCTCACCCAGAAGATGTTGAAATTACACTCATTGGTCTTTGTACAGATATTTGTGTAATCTCCAACGCAATGTTATTAAAAGCAACGTTACCAGAGGCAAAGATTACTGTAGATGCATCGTGCTGCGCAGGCGTAACACCAGAGAGCCACAAGAACGCACTCGAAGCAATGAAGATGTGTCAGATTGAAGTAATCAATGAGTAAAGGAGTGATGAAGGATGATTACTATTGGTGGAGTACCAGTTGTTCCAGAATCTTTTCCAGATGGAACACAGAAAATTGGTTTGCCGTTAGGAGCAATGAGATCACGGATTGCAGTAAATAAATTTGTATCAATTGAATGGCTGTATGAATCAGATAAAGAATTATTTTCGCTATATTGTATTTCAAAAAGTATTCGAGAATATTTCCCACATTTATCACAGTGTTTAGTGATGCCGTATATTCCGAATGCAAGATTTGACAGGGTTAAAGATCATAACGAATGTTTTACATTAAAATATTTTGCAGAAATCATCAATGAATTAAATTTTAGAAATGTCATCGTAACAGATCCTCACTCAGACGTTTCTAAAGCATTGATTGATCACCTACAATATATACCAATTAAACTATATATTTCTAAGGTTTGCAATAAAGTCCTTAAAGCAGAGCCATCAAGAAATCTCGTAATTTATTTTCCAGATAGCGGATCACTAAAAAGATATTCTGAATTTGTATCAGATGATTATCCGATTGTCTATGGAATTAAAAATCGGGATTGGAAGACAGGAGAAATTCTTGGTATTGAGATTCATGGAGATACAGATAAATTAGATGAGAATACAGCAATTCTAATGATTGATGATATTTGTAGTAAGGGTGGCACATTTTATTATGGATCAAAAGAATTAAACAAATACGGTTGTAAAGATATGTATTTATATGTTACTCACTGTGAAAACACAATTCTTGATGGCGAATTATTAAAGGAAGATAGTTTGTTTAAAAAAGTGTATACGACACGTAGTATTTTTACAAAAGAACATGAGAAAGTTGAGGTGTTAGATTTATGAAACAGACAAATCCAATGTTATTAATTGATTTTTATAAAGCAGTTCATGCTGAAATGTTACCAAAAGGTATTACAAAATCTGTTTCTTATTTTACTCCACGTATGAGCAGGGTAAAACGATGGAACGAAGTCGTGATGTTTGGGTTACAGGGATTCATTAAAGAATATCTGATTGATTATTTTAATAAGAATTTCTTTGATCTTAAAGGTGGAGCAGTTACTTCTTACAAGAGGATTATGGACGCAGCTCTTGGAGAAAATACTTATGGATTACAGAAAATCGCAGATCTTTATGAGCTTGGTTATCTTCCGATTGAGATTAAAGCACTTCCCGAAGGAACTTTAGCACCAATGCATGTGCCGATGTTTAGTATTGAGAATACTCACAAAGATTTTGCATGGTTACCACAGGCATTAGAAAGTTTAATTTCCGCAGAAATGTGGCATCCGATGATTGCTGCGACTGTCGGGCATACATATAGACAGATTGTTAATAAGTTTTATGAAATGACTTGTGATGATGATATTGTAAAAGCTAAAGCATTAGGGGCTTTCGATTTTCGTGGCGAAGAATGTTTACAGTCTGCGGTTAAAGCAGGAGTAGGATGGTGTTTATCATTCTTAAATACAGCTACGGTTCCAACAATTCCATATTTAGAGAGAAATTATAACTGCGATTGTACGAAAGAACCAGTTGCTTTTGGTAGTCCGTCTACTGAGCATGCGGTCATGTGTAGTAATTATGCGATTGACGGAGATGAAGAGACTCTGATTAAAAGATTACTTACAGAGATTTATCCAAACACAAGCTTCTCAGCAGTATTGGATTCTTATGATTATTGGAATGTTGTAGAGAATATTCTTCCAAAACTCAAGAACGAGATTATGAATCACAATGGATGTTTTCTTGTCAGAGGAGACTCAGGAGATTGTGTAGATGTAGTAACCAGAACAGTATTTAAGTTATGGGAAGAGTTTGGGGGAACGACAAATACAAAAGGGTATAAAGTATTAGATCCTCATGTAAAAGCAATTTATGGAGATTCAATTACAATACAGAGGTGTGAGCAGATTTATGACATCTTAGAGAAAAATGGATTCGCAGCAAGTAATGTTGCACTTGGCGTAGGATCATTCTCATTCCAGTGTATCGAAGAAGATGGAGTTTTAAAACCATTTACAAGAGATACATTTAGCAGTTGTATTAAAGCAACGTATTGTGAGATTGATGGCAAACCATATCCAATTTTCAAGAATCCAAAAGATGGCGGATTTAAGAAATCTCAGAGAGGTTTATGTTATGTCTATAAAGGATCAGACGGTAAATTGACATTTAAAGATGGATATACTTCAGAAAATCTTCCAATGAACAACCTGCTTGAGACAGTATTTAGAGATGGCAAGTTGGTAAAAGAGCAGTCATTACAGGAGATTAGAAGAGTGTTAAACGAAGGAGAATTTTAATGATTAAAATTATTGAAGGCGATTTGTTTGATACAAATGCGAAATTTATTTGTCATCAAGTAAATTGTGCAGGAAAAATGGGATCTGGGGTAGCGTTACAGGTACGACAAAAATATCCGCATGTATATAAAGAATATGAAAAAGTTGCTTCGGAAGATATGTTAGGGGAAGTACAGATCATACCAGTGAATTCAAAATTTATTGGACATGAACCAGGAGATATTTGGTGTGGTATGAAAGTAAAAGGGTTCAGGGAAACACAATGGATTTGTAATTTATTTGCTCAAAAGAGTTATGGATATGACGGCAAGCAGTATACTTCAAATGAAGCTTTAAGACAGTGCTTTAAAAAACTTGCAGGAATGGTGCATGAGAAAAACAATAACTTTGGACAAACAATCGCTATGCCATATAAAATTGGATGTTGTCGTGGAGGATCTGATTGGAGTGATGTTGCCAATATTATCGAAGAAGAATTTAAAGATTGTAATGTAGAATTATGGAGGTTATAGAACATGAGTTTTAATGCAAAAGAAACCAAAGACAGATTAGTGCAGTGGATTAGAGATTGGTTTGAAATTAATGGTAAAGGATGCAATGCCATTGTAGGAATTTCAGGAGGCAAGGATTCATCAGTTGTCGCAGCCTTATGCGTAGAAGCACTTGGCAAGAATCGAGTAATCGGTGTCATGATGCCACAGGGCGTACAGTCAGATATTGAGTATTCTCAGATGTTATGTAATCACTTAGGTATTGAAAATTATACAGTTAATATCTACGAGCCATGTTTAAGTATCAAGCATGAAGTATCAAGCGTATTAAATGGTAAATGGAGTAAGCAGAGTGCAACAAACTTACCTGCTCGTATCCGTATGGCTACATTATATGCTTTCGCACAGAGTATGAATGGTAGAGTGGCAAATACTTGTAACTTATCTGAAGACTGGGTTGGATATGCGACCAGATATGGAGATTCAGCTGGAGATTTTAGTCCATTAAGTGATCTGACTGTGACAGAAGTTAAAGCAATTGGTAAAGTTCTGGGACTTCCAACAGAGTTAATCGAAAAAACTCCTACTGATGGGTTATGTGGCAAGACAGATGAAGATAATCTTGGATTTACATACGAAGTGTTGGATGAATATATCAGAACAGGTGAATGCAAGGATAAAGTAGTGAGACAGATCATTGATGAAATGCATGAGAAGAATGTATTTAAACTTGCTCCAATGCCTAAATTTATATCTGGTATGTGGATCGAGGCAGGAATGGAGTTGGATGATTAATTATGGAAATTAAAGCAAAATGGACAGGTTGTGGTTTTGCACATTGCGTTGGAGAATGGAAACTTTATGTTGACGGTAAGGATGTTACCAACAAAATTCCAGAAGACTTACGCACAGAACCTATGAATACATATAAAAGATATGAGCGATGGTATTTTAAGGACGGGGTTGAAGAATGGGAATCATATTATGACGGACTGAAACAAGATGAGTGGATTGAGACTAATAAGTATTGGTTAGATGAAATTACAACAGATATTGATGTTCAGCGCCAGATCTTCAAAGCAATCAACGAAGAGGATTTTCGCCCTAACTCATGTGGTGGGTGTATTTAGTAACTAGATTATGACATCTGTATATGGTGTTGTGGTAAATAAATTTTATAACAAAGGAGATATTTATGATTGAAGTAATTGGAACAGTGGTACCAGTGGTTATTGCGGCAGGTGGCGTAGGAGCTATTATCGGTAGCGGTTATGTCAAAGCAAGTCCAGATAAAGCTTATATTATTTCTGGACTTAGAAAGACACCTAAGACATTAATTGGTAAGGCAGGGTTAAAAATCCCATTCTTTGAAAAAGCAGATCATCTTAATCTTGAGTTAATTCCAATTGATGTCAAGACATCAAGTTCTGTGCCTACAGCAGATTATATCAATATCAATGTAGATGCAGCGGTCAATGTAAAGGTTAGCAGTAATCCAGAAAGATTAAAACTTGCAGCAGAAAACTTCTTAAATAAGCCAGTAGGCGATATTGGACAGGTCGCAAGAGAAGTCCTTGAAGGTAATATGCGAGAGATCGTTGGGAAGATGAGTCTCGAAGAAATGGTTTCTGATCGTCAGAAATTTGCACAGCTTGTTACAGAAAATGCGAAGCCAGATCTTGCTGCAATGGGATTAGATATTATCAGTTTTAATGTTCAGAATTTTATGGATGATAATGATGTTATTGAAAATCTTGGTGTAGATAATGTTGTTAAAATCAAGAAGAAGGCTGCGATTTCCAGAGCTGAAAGCGAAAGAGATATTGAAAAAGCAAAAGCAATGGCTGAAAAAGAAGCAAATGATGCAAAGGTAGAGTCAGCAACAGCGATTGCAGAAAAGAATAACAATCTGGAGATTAAAAAATCTGAGCTTGAAAAGATTTCAAAAGCAAAGAAAGCTGAGGCAGATGCAGCATATAAGATCCAGGAAGAAAAATCACGTAAAGAAATTGAAGTTGTAACTGCGGATGCTAATATTATGCGTCAGGAAAAAGAAATTGAACTGAAACGCAAAGATGTTGAGGTAACAGAGCAGACATTAGATGCACAGATCAAGAAACAGGCAGAGGCTGAAAGATATGCTTCTCAGCAGAAAGCAGATGCAGACTTATACAAGAAACAGAAAGAATCTGAAGCTAACAAATATGCCAAAGAAAAAGAAGCCGAATCTACAAAATATGCTATGGAGCAGGAAGCTGAAGGTATTCGTGCAAAGGGTGTAGCAGAAGCCGAGGCAATCAAAGCTAAAGGTATTGCTGAAGCAGAAGCAATTGAAAAGAAAGCAGAAGCTATGAAACAGATGGGTAAAGCTTCTATTGTAGAAATGATGTGCCAGATGTTCCCAGAAGCAGTTAAAAATGCAGCAGCACCATTAGGAAATGTAGGAAGTATCACTATGTATGGAGAAGGAAACACAACAAAATTAACAAAAGATATTATGAATGTTGTGAATCAGGTATCAGATGGTGTTAAAGGATCTACAGGTGTTGATCTTGCAAAGATGCTAAAAGATTTTGTTTCTGAAGATAAAGAAGCAGAATCTACAGATAATGTTGGTCAGCCAGAAGTATATTCAGACGATTATCGTGAGTTCTAATAGGAGAAATTATTATGACAATTATTATTATTTGTGTAATTGTAGCGATTATCGCATATTTACAATTTACTAAAAATGGAAAGCAGATTAAAAATGTAGCATCTGGAACAGTTACAGAGAAAATCAAAGAAAATGCAATGACCCCAGAGGGAGCAAGAGCCAGATATAATACTGCAATTAAAGAGAAACAGGACTTTTATAAGAAAACAATGGGTACATACACAACGGTGGCTGGTAGATTAGCAACAATGGAAGATGATCTCAAAGAAACTAAAGAAGAAATTTCTAAAACCGAGGCAATGATCAACCAGTACATTGATAACAATGATGACAAAAAAGCAATGTATTATGCTCAAAAATTAGCCACGCTAAAGGCACAGAAATCAGTGTACGAAAAGAAAATCCCAGAGTTGCAATCCACAAAAGATAAGCAAGAAGAAATTAAAAACCAAGCATATGATCAGCTCATTAAGTTAAAAGGCGAAAAAGATACTGTGGTTCTCCAGATGGAAGCGGATCAGCAGATTGCAGAATTGCAGAAAAATTTAGATCAATACAATAGTTCTAATGCTGCTCAGGAAGGATTGGAAGAGGTTCGAGAAGGAGCAAAGAAGCTTAGCGAACAAGCCAAAGGCGTTACCATTGCGTATGAATCTAGTGCAGAAACATTGGATTATCATATGGAACAAGAAGAGCGACAGCAGGAAGCTAAAGCTATATTAGATCAGATGAAAAACGCTCGCAAATAGCAAATAAATTTATCTATAAAAATTAATTTCACAAACATAAAACTGGCATTTGAAACACAGTGCCAGTCATGGAAACATAGCTCAGTTGGTAGAGCAGGCAAATACATAAATATTCATTTTTCTACCTCCCTATAAGTATTTTGTTTATTTACATTTTAATTTTCATCACATATAAATTGCCGACACAGGTTCGATCCCTGTTGTTTCCATTAAAAAAGACCTTAACCTAAATGGTCAAAGTCTTTTTGATTAATCGTTTGGTATGACCTCAATAACATCTTCAACTTTACAATCAAGATATAAGCAAATTTTATCGATGTTTTCGAGACTGATATACTGATTCTTTGCCATCTTGGCAATTGTACCAGACCCCATATTTAAAGCGGTTCGTAAATCAGATTTTGTCATACCCTTTTTCGCTAAAGTTACGAAAAGCGGTTTATAACTTATCATATGATATACCTCCACATCTATATTATAGCATATTACATACAGGATGTAAAATAAAATATTCAAGAAGTTGAATATTTTGTATTGACACTATCTGCAAGAAGTGGTATATTATATTCAACAAGCGAGAGATAAACTTTAAGAAATGAAATATAAAGGAGCGAGAGGATGTCAAATAAAATTTATAGATATTATCAACCAAACGATAAAGATACAAAAGACAATCATTCAGATTGCGTGATCAGAGCATTAACAAAAGTGCTTGATAAAGAATGGTTAACAACATTTGATGATTTGTTGCCATATGCAAGAGACATGCAGTGTATGCCATCAGAGCGAAAATGTTACGAAGAATATTTATTCGATAATGGGTTTGCTTATCAAGGTATTAGCAACCGAAAAGGATCTAAACGACCAACAGTTGAAAGTTTTGCAAAAAATCATAAACAAGGCAATTACTTGGTAAATGTTGCGAATCATGTAGTTGCAATTTCAGACGGTTGTTATTACGACACATGGGATTCTGGAGATTGTTGCTTGTATGGATATTACTATAAAGAAGAAGGAGAGAAATAAATGAGAAAGAAAATTTTAGCAACGGTTTTAGGAGCAACGATTTGTTTAGGATCAATGACAGGATGTACCGCAGGATTCAAAAGAGAAGTTGTTGATATGAAAAGCAATTGGAATGGCGGTATGAATAGAGTCATTACAGTATACACGGCAGACGGTAAGAAGATTGCTGAATATCAAGGAAAAATTGATATTGATACAAATGACGGTGGATATGTCAAATTTGATTACAAAGGCAAGAGATACATCTACTACAACTGTTTTGTAGAGAGTATCGCAGATATTGATTAGAAGTACAGGAAAAGGAAGTGGAGAAAATGGGAATTAAAAATCTAACAGAAGCAGAAGAAAAAGAGTTTTACAGACTTGTTGAGAAGATGAATGGGAAAGAACCAGAAAAGAAACAGGATGTAAAGGTAAAGAAACCAGAGATTGGAACACGTTATTTTTATTTGGATAGCGTTGGAGATATTGTAAATGCAGTTTGGGATGATGACGAATACGATAATGCAAGATGGGATCTTGGAAAAGTATTTCTGACAGAAAAAGAAATAGTATTTGCTATAGAGAAAAGAAAAGTAGAAGTTGAACTAGAACGGTATGCAAAGGAGCATAATGACCCAGAAAGAGATGTATGGAATGGGTTTAATGAGCGTTGCGGGATTCGTTATGATTGTCTTAGAGGTGATCTTGATACATCAACCATGTACCAATTCAGGGATATTGGAGCTATATATTTTACGTCTAAAGAAATCGCTGAGGATGCAGCAAATAAGGTTGGAGCAAAACGCATCATGAAATATCTATTTGATGTTGATTGTGAGGTGGATGAATAATGATTATTCTTGCATTCTTAGCGCTTATATTTACACCAATTATTATTATCATATCAGAAACGACTGATGTGTTATGGGAGGAGGATATATAAATGTTACTTGCATTATTTATCCTAACAATTGCATTTTCGTTTTATGAATATAAAACTTTACAGGTAGCGAGAGATCAGCTTAAAGAAAATACGTACAGTTCAGAACCCGATATGTGGGTTACCGAATTTTTACTATGTCTAATTATTGTAGCGACGCTAGTGTTAATGATATGGATGTTTGCTGTTGATGGGTCTGATAAAAAATTGACTTATTATGAAAAACAGAATGTCGAGTTGGAGCGAAAAATTGATGTGTCTGTGAAGAATTATCTGAACACTGATTCCGAAGTGTATAAAAATTTTAAAAAAGGAGATGGGATGGCTTTAATTGCCAATTATCCAAAATTAAGTAAAAGCGGTTTGATTAGAGATCAGATAGATATGTATAAAGACAATGCAAAAGAAATAAAGAAACTTAAAGGAAGATCAATCAGATATAACACGATAAAGTGGTGGCTATATTTTGGAGGTAAATGATTATGAAGATTATATATCAGGGTAAACCGTACAAAGTATATGGAATGCATACAAATTATAATTCAACAGGTTGGGATCATGAAATTTATGCATATTTCTTGATTTTTACAAAAAAATACTGGCAGTGGATATCTACTGATGATTGTATACCATATAAAAAGAAACATAAAAAAGAAAGGGTGTAAAGAATATTAAGTACGCACTTAGAGACATTGCATTATTTACACTTACTAACGACACAACCGATGAAGAAAAAATAATATTTACAATTCAAGGGAGCAAGGCTGATATGAATTACAATCTAACATTTCCTGTTGTAGTTCTGAAAGATGAAAGTGACTCAGTTCCATATATGGCATATATCCCATATTTTGACGTAATGACGCAGGGATATGACCAACAAGAATTGCAGATGATGATCAAAGATTTGTTGAATCTTTGCTTAGAAGATAAGGAATCTTACAAAATTCCAGATTGGGCATATCATTATTTCAATGCAGATGATGTCAAGGAACGAGGCAGAAAATACTTTGAGGAACTTGATGACGGTGATGATACATATTTTCAAAAGCATTTTTACACAGTATGGTGGTTTGATTTTAAGAGATAGTGGTAGGAAAGGAGAAAGATAAAATGGACGTTTTGTTTTACATAATTTGGGTATTGGCGTTTATGGTGATCGTAGCAATTGGAATTGGAGTACCATATATGACCTATTACAATTACAAAAGAATTAAGGCAATGGATAAGAAACTTACAGGTATGTGCACAGGTCTTGGCATTATGTTAAGACCAGAAGAAGGTGATAATGAATGAAAGATATGAGAAATAATCCCATTGACAATGGAAATCTGTGTTTTAGATCAAGAATGGTAAATGGAGAAACATTGATGGGATATGCATTAGTTATCTCAAACAAGCTGTTTTGGAAAGACGGATGGAATAACTATATTTCTAGTCATGACAAACTTAATTCTAAGCAATTAATTGTCATCGAACACCTAAATGATGATGAAAAGAAAATGAGAAAAGAGTGGTTAGAGTTCATGGCAACAACAAAATCAAAAAAGGTTAAAGATGAAGATAAAGAAATCGTAAAAGGATTACTGAGTGAAATGTGAGGTGCAAGGTATTAAATGAGAAGATTAATTTGGTATATCAGGTCTTGCTTCTGCAAACATGACTGGGAGTTAATATTTGATACCCGCTACGAAGAAGAATCTTATGGTAAATGGTACGACATTATTACAACTAAAGGTAGACAAAAGGTTTATCGTTGTAAAAAATGTGGTTGCGAAAAAAGATATAGAACGTAAAATCTGAGTTTTATGTAAAGAGAGGATGATGAGAAATGAGTTGGTGGACATATGTAAAGGGAATTGTTGAAGTTAGACCATTTGGAAGAACACAGGCAGAGGAAAGATACATACTTGAAACTGCATTGAATCATTTGCCTAGAGTAACAGGGTCTGAAAGCGATATGAATATACATATAGTTCAAAAAGCAGGATATGATATGAGCGATTCATGTAATGAATTTGAACAACGAACTCATTTGGGAAATGGTAGAAGAGGAAATTTCGAAACACAGGGAACATATTATTTGTTAGTCGAAGGCAGTTTGCGAGACAGAGAATTTCAAGAAACATATAGAGAATTACAAAAATGGCTATGTCGGCTTGCTAAAAGAGTTAGTGTCCAAGATGTAATGATTGAGGTCAAAGCATGGAACAGAAATAAACTTATTAGAAATGATAAAGGAATTTATACTCAAATGCTCGAAGATGTTAGTTGGATAAACAAGAATAGCATTAATTGGTGCGAATATCTAATGTGGAAACCTTATAGAACACATAGAATGGTTGGTTATCCTGAGAAGCTTGTAGAAAAATATTATCCAGAAATATACAAGAAAGAAAAGGAGTATGAGGAATGATAAATAGAGTTGAGATTATATTGGGAACGCTTGTATGTAACATTATTGGTAACAAAATATTTGATAGTTTGTATCAAAAAGATAAACGTGTTAGTGATTTTCACAAGGATAATGATGTATCACTGCGTACTCGGACAGAAAATGATATGAAGCAATTAGATATGATGTTTGCTGATCAGGTTATTAGGATATTAAGAGATATTCAAAACCATTGGTTACCTGAAAGACCAATAATATACGGAGATGATCGTATGTATACAGAGTCACAATACCAGGCAGAAAAGATGCATCAGGCTATTGACGATGCCGTTACTGTGTTATTAGAAAAAATGTAAAGTGAGGTAATTAATATGGGAGCTAATATTGAGTTTGCCATTGGCTATGCGATTGGGTTTTGTATCGTTGGAGTGATTGTATTCCTGAGATATGAAAAGAAGTTAGATCGGATGAGGCAGGCAAATGTAAATCTGATCTTAGACAAGATGTCGTTTATGTCAGATGTAAGCGATAAAGAAAATGGTACATATAATAAGGAAGAAACTCGTTCAGATGTTAAGGACGCAGTGAAGTATGCAATGAAGAAAAGTCATCCAGACAATGGTGGTAGTGCAGATGATTTTCGAAAATTTAGAGAGCTTTATGAAGAAATGGAAGGTAAGTAAATGCTAAAGGTCGGAGATAGAGTTTATATTTATAGAATGAAGCCAGCGGCTAAAGGAGGTTTGGTTAGAAATAACGACAAAGGTACAATTACTCGCATCGGAACAGATGAGATTGGTCGCAGATATGGGTATAGATATATGACCGTTAAATTTGACAAACCAGTAAATATCTCTAATCGTGATATTTACTCTTTAGAATTTTTTGAAAACAAGGATGATCGTAAGATAGGTAGAATACGAGATACTGGATTCTTACTATATGGTAGAAAATGTGAGGAATAAGACTTATGAGTAAACAAGAATCATTGAAGTTTTTGCAAGGTTTGATTGACGAAGTAGAAAATTGGACAAAAGAGGATATCGAGCGAGGTCGGAAATTGATGGAGAAAATGAAAAAAGAAGAACCAAAAGAAGTTGAAAATAGTGATGGATATTGGGAATTTATAATGCCAGATGGTAAGGAAGTGAAGTAGATATGGCTAAGAAACAAAATAAAAATACGATGCAGATCAATAGAAAAATTACTTTAATTCCAGTTGCAAGTGACAATGATGGTTGGAAGAAGAAGATGAATACATATCTTGAAAAATTTTATTTTGACAAGAAAATTAAAGCCAAAGAAAGACAAATCAAAAATACGAGTAAACCAGAAAGAAAAGAAGAATACAAACAGCAGCTTACAGAATATAAAAAGCAACAAGAACAGTTCTTAAATGGTGAGCTTGAAGATTATACAAAGCAGATGGTTATGAGTTATACATATGATTTGGTAAGAGACTGTATGGAAAGTGAAGCAAGACAGAAGAATTTCATAATGTCTTATATGTTCTCAGAGATGATCAGAGAAAAGGTCTGCTACTTAAAAAACAAGAAAGAAAAGGAAAAATGGGTAAATGACAATATCAATGTTGCATTTAGAGTTAAAGGATCACCAAAGGGAAGTATCTTTGACGATGTTGAGATTTATAGTCCATTAAGAGCATTGAGTATTCAGGGATATACTCAGGAATTAAAGGGGAGAGTTAAGAAATTCGCCACTGATGGTGGTTTAGACGGGAAGTTGGCAGTCGATAATTATAAATTAGATTCGCCATTTCATATGTCAAAGCAAGGATTTGATATTGTTCATGAATATGAAGACTTGACAGAGCTTAAAAAGAATATTGGTAAATCAAGTTGTGAAATATATGTGAATCTTGGTAACGGTGGCGTTCCTACATTCGCAAGATTTCAATTAGATTTTGGACACAAAGGCAATCGAGAAGAGTTAATTTCTACAATTACAAAAGTATTTACTGGCGAATATAAAGTATGTGGAAGTTCAATTCAGATTAATAAAAAGAATAAGATTATATTAAATCTTGGACTTGAAATTCCAAAAAGACTTACTGAATTAGATGAAAACACGGTAGTTGGAGTCGATCTTGGGTTAGCAGTTCCAGCTGTATGCTCTTTAAATAATAATCAGTATAAGAAAGAGTATATTGGGGACGGAGAAGCTTTTGTAAAACAGCGAGGCAAAATTCAAAAAGAAAAACAGAGACTACAAAAAGCATTGAAACTTTCAAAGGGTGGACATGGAAGAAAGAGAAAAATGTTAGCCTTAGAAAGATTCAAAGAAAGAGAAGCAAATTTTGTAAATACTTATTGTCATAGAATCAGTAAAAAAGTTGTTGAATATGCACTTAAGAATAATGCCAAATATATCAATATTGAGAATTTAAAAGGATATGATTCTAGTAAATTTATTCTGAGAAATTGGAGTTTCTACCAGCTTCAGCAAGATATTACATATAAAGCAGAAAGATATGGTATTGAAGTAAGAAAAATCAATCCTGCATTTACTTCTCAAGTATGTAGTTTCTGTGGGTATTGGGAATCTGGACAGAGAATAAATCAGAAAACTTTTAAATGCGGAAATCCAAATTGTAAGAGTCATAATCTCAAATTTTTCAATGCAGATTATAATGCTGCAAGAAATATTTCAATGTCAACATTGTTTACAAGTGACAATTATAAGTTTGGAAAAGAATCTTTGCAAAAAGCAGCAGATTATTACGGAATTGATTTAGAAATTGATTCTGAAGACCAAGAAATTGCTTAAATTATCGACTGTATATGGCATGTTTTGGATGAGGTGCCGAACTTCGTCGATCATAGAATATATGATTATGCCAAAAGTGAGGTGTGAATAGAAATGCACTCACTAAAATTTGTGTAACTAGACAGAACGTAAAGTTTTGCATTGTATACATAATAAAGATTTGAGGTTTGAGAATTATTAAAAATTACACAGATACAAAACGGTTCTAGTGATCAATTCAAACATTCATAAGTTTTAGAATCATTAGAAATTATATAATTATAAAATATAGTATTAAATAAACATTTATGTAGATACAAAATGATTCTAGTGTCTAAGACAATATATACAGGTTGATAAAACCTGTTATAACTACACAAATTATTGTGTATGGCATGTTTCGAGAAATATCATCACCAATATGATATTTCTGGTCATGGAGTATCATGACTATGCCAAAAGTGAGATTATATGATACTCACTAAAATGTATGTTAATTAAATATTCGAGGCTTAAGACCTATTAAATTTAACATAGGTACAGAACACATGATGCAGTATTTTTTTGAATCAATTATGTTTAAGACCTATCAGATTTAACATAGGTACAGAACTTGGCACATTACTGGATTGGCTAACCGATAGCACAAGACCTATCAAATTTAACAAAAATTAAAGGAAATTAAACAGAAAATGAAAACAAGGAAACAACGTAAACAGGAAATAAAACGATTCTTTGATCGGCTGAGTCCTGAGGAATTGGACAAGCTATTAGAAAGAAATGGAATTAATGATAAAGAGTCTAATGAGGCTCTTTCATATAGAACTATAAAAGAAGAAATTGAGAAAGGAGAGACCTGATATGGCATATAAGTTGTATATTGAAACACAAAAGGAATATACGGGATGTAGTCCACAGCTGGAGGTATTAAATGTAAGAGATTGCAAACATGTCATTGCATCATTAGATCATTACCCACCTACAGCTGAGGAGGTTAAGAAAGCAGCTTGTATATTAATCGGACAATGTATTTACAAACGTATTTGTAGCATGGAAATCGACATTGATATTTTGGATATGCATTGTTCTCCGCCAAAAGAAATGACGATTGAAGAAATCGAAAAAGAACTCGGTCATAAAGTAAAAATTGTAGAGGAGAAAGAAAAATGAAATGTTTTTATCATGTTGATCAAGACGGGATTGTGTCTGGATTCTACGTCAGAAAAGCTTGTGAACAACGAGGCTTAGAGTTTGAACCAGAAGACTTCCGAAAAATTAATTACGGTATGAAATTCCCGTTTCATGACATTGAACAGGATGAATTCGTATTTATTGTAGACTACAGCATTGAGCCAGAAGAAATGTGGCAACTGCTTAGTATTACAAAGAATGTATTTTGGATTGATCATCATCAGTCTACGATTGAAGCGTATAAAGATTTCAAATGTGATGTGAAAGGAATTCGAATCACTGGAGCAGGTATTTCAGGAGCGAATTTGACATGGTTGTACTTTAAAGAAATGTGTGATGACAATTGGAAGCAAGTTGACAAAACAGATTATAAAAGAGGCAAAGCTTTGCTTGGTAGATATGAAATAGGAATCCCTATGTTGGCAAAATATACAGCAATGTGGGATACATTTTATTTTGGTGCAACGTCAAAAAAATTCATAAAAGCATTTCACTATGCATTTGAATCGTGTGATTTTGATGCATTAAGTCCATTGCTAAACACGTTAAATGAAGATCAAGGAATTTATGAAGCAACAAAAATTATTGGTGATATGATAACAGATGGCTTATCAATTATTGAGTATTTAGCAGCAAATGCAGAACAGTATCTCAGAGCATATGGTTTTGAAACCACCTTTGAAGGTCATAAAGTCTATGCAGTCAATCGAGCATTAATCAATTCTGATTTCTTCGAATCTATTGATGGTTCTAAATACGATATGTTTATTGGTTTCTCTTTTAACGGAAGTATGTGGGAATATCAGTTACGATCTGCAGAACAAGATAAGGTTAATGTATATGAGCTTGCTGTGAAATATGGTGGTGGCGGTCATCCAAATGCAGCTGGATTTAGGAGTGATAAATATGTGTTAGGGGTGTGATGTATGTCAAGGAAAAATACAAGAGAATTTGAACTTGCTTTTAGTAAAAACAGAGATCCAGATTGGGAAGCAGATGTGGAAATTTATAGAAGAAGAAAGTTCGAAGTAGTGCGTGGTATTTGTCTTGGAGATGAGTTTGCTGAAATTGAGTCTTTAGAATACAAAAATTGTGACGAGTTAGATGAAATGTATTATCGTTTTGATTATAATTTAAAAATGCTTATGAAGTCTTATTTGCATGAATATACAGATTATGTGCCAATCGAAACAATGCATATTACATCTCCTGCAATATTGTGTTGTGATGAAATTGTATTAAAAAACGGTGAGAAAATTTCTATTGATAACATATGTGGTGATAAATCAAATGGCAATGAAGTTTATAAATTATATTCTAATAGTACATATACAGATGATGTATATTATGAATCTACTAAAGCATTAGTTTATGAATTGGCTAGTAAAGATGTTTGCAAGGCTATACATATAATGAAAGATATAATGGACAAAGCGTATATAAAAGCAAGAAATGAACGAAGCATACATCCTTTTATTAGCCACTTGTTTAACGACCCTCCAATTCCATGTATTAAAAATAAATATTCTATACATGATTTAGTAATGGGTACATTAAAATGCAGTGGTGATATTTATGAAGAAATAAACAAAGAAGTCCCAAATGCTATAGATATGATTGTGCCTCATCCTGGAAGACATGCAGAGTATTATTTTGGGTTAGATTATACAGATGAAGTAGAGCAATTCATTAAAGAACAGGAGGCAAAGAGATGTGAAGAAACTAAATGATGAACAGCGAAGGCTGATTGAAGATAATTACTCTTTGATTTGGCATTTACATGAAAAATATTTTACAAAGTTTACAGATTTTGATACATATATGGATCTTGGTCGTATGGCAATTTGTAAAGCAGCATTAAAATGGGATGAGTCAAAAGGAACTTTTGGTACTTTCTTTCGGTGGGTATTGCAAACAGAGGTAAATCAATATTATGCAAAATGGCATAGACCAACAGAAAAAATGAATAGAAATGCAGAATCGTTAGATACGCCATTGGCAGGATACGAACCAGAAGATGATATTACAATCGGAACAACACTGATGAGTAAAGATAATGTAGAGGATGAGGTGCTTACAAAGGTACATTTTCAAAATGAGTTTGATAAATTGGCACCGAGAAATAAAAAAATTATCACGTTAAAGCAGAAAGGTTTAACACAAAGACAAATTGCAAGTCAGCTTGGAATCACTCATCAGTGGGTTAGTCAAAATATTGTACAGTTTAAGAAAGCATTATGTGGATAAAAGAGGTGAGACCATGACAATTGAAGAAGTAAAGGATTACATAAACTCGTCTACAGAGTATGACTTTTTGCGAGATTATCCGCACAAAATCGCTTTTCTCACACTAGGTGGAAGTTATGCCTACGGAACAAATACAGAAGATTCTGATATTGATTTACGTGGTGTTTTCCTTAGTGATAAAAGAGAGATTTTGTTGAATAATAATCAGAACAATCTTGAGAAGACCGATGACCATAAAGACATTGATACCGTGTTACATTCGCATATTAAGATGGTTAATATGCTTGCTAAGGGCAATCCTACATTTTTAGAGTTGCTATACTTTGCACCAGACCGCTATCTGTATGTATCCGATATTGGTATGGAGTTGATCAAAAATAGAGATATGTTCTTATCTAAGAGAGTTTGTCATGCATATAAAGGATATATTTGTGATTGCCTAGAACAAGCATACGTGAGATGTTCTAAATCAGACGACATTCAAAAGAAAACAAAATTTGCCAATAAATCAATGATACATGCTGTTCGTTTGTTGCTCCAAGTGATTCAATTACTACAATGTGGAACTATGTGTGGAACAATTGAAGAAATAGGAAAAGACCTTATAGATATTAAGATGGGGTACAATACTTTGTGTGAAAAGAGACATCTTCCAGATGGCACTGAATGTACGGATTATCGTCCAAACGAATCTTATAATGTGTTTACTAACAGACTATTGTCTGAATTTGAGTATGGGTACAAACATACAACCTTGCCAGACGAACCAGACTGGGATCGTATCAATAACTTCTTGATGACAACAAATGAACGAATTGTGAGAGGAATGGTGTAAAAATGTATGTAAAGATTGGAGACGAAATTGCTTTTCATCCTGGCGAATGCTTAGAAGAATTTGTTGAATCTTGCAGGATGACTCCTTATCAGCTTGCGAGTAAAATTGGCATGGATGTTGATTATGTTCAAGGGTTGATTAACGGATCACAAAGTGTCACAAAAGAATTTGCAAAATCAATGGCAGATCATTATGGGTTCTCTGACGATGGACAGTTTTGGTTAAACTTGCAAGAAACATTTGATAAAAAAGCAGGTGGCATAGATGTTTAAATTAATAAAACGCCCACGTTCTGATAACGATCAATATACTAAATATGATGTTGTGCTTGATAAAGAATATACTGTAGAAGAATTTATTGATGCGATTGCAGATGGAAGAAATGGAACGCATGGTCAAATTACAATAAAAAATGATAAACAAGCCATTGAATCATTTGGCTATAATATCGAGAGTATTAATTATAGACATTGTAGACTTCAAAATGCTGAAGAAAAAATTAAACAAGTATGGGCAGATGGTAGCTGGGTAAAAATCAATTATACTATCTTACTTGAAAACAAACAGGAAACACAAAAAGGTGCGCTCAGATTTATTGTTAAGAAGCCAAATGGGGAAGAATCAGTGGTGGTTATTTTTAAGAACAAATCCGATGGCACATATTCATTTGTTAATTTGACAAAAGAGCATATTTGTTCATGTAAATTTAAAACAATTGAGGAAGCCATTCAGGATATGAATGATCGCTTAAGAAAAGGATTGATTGAGTCCTATATTGTGAAAGGAGAAATGAAACAGTGAGTGATGTATTTCAGATTTATTTGGCAGGCGGTATGCAGGATTTATCATTTGAAGATCAGAATGATTGGAGAGAAAGGGTTTGTCAGTCAATTATTACTAGACGTAGAATTCTTAATCCTCGCATAAAAGAAGTTAATGTGATTAATCCAGTTGATTACTATAACTTTCAAGACGCATTGCATGATACAGAAAAAGAAGTAATGAGATTTGATACTAATTTTGTTCGAAACAGTGATCTCGTTGTGGTAAACACAAATGATCCGAAAAGTATTGGAACGTCTATGGAGATTGCAATTGCATATGAGCATCATATTCCTATATTAATTTTGAATACAGAGAATAAAACCCTACATTCTTGGTGGATCGAGATGTCTGATAAGATATTTGACGATGAGGAAAAATTATGTACATATATAACTGATTTTTATATCACAATGAACCATAGTAGTGTTCGATCATGGGTGCAAATGCAATGATATAAAATAGGAATTTGATGTTAAAAATAACAACAATATATAGTATGCCTATAAATATTATATACTACATATTGTGGTAGAAAAGGAGTTGAAACACTATTACAGCAGAAAAACAAGGCAAGTTTATTATTTTCCATCTGGATGATGGTAAAACTTGTAAATATGATTTATCAAATGGTGATTGCTATGGCAAAAGTGGTAAGAAAGTGAAAGCTTTAAATAATATTCTGTCTGGGCATTCGGCTGATGAATTGGATAAATTATTTGTGTCCGATCCACATTATGCAGAGTTTTTAAAATATGTAAACTGGCGAAAAAATTGTGAAATGGGAAGAACTACATGGGGCTTCATTGATTATAATTTAGGAACATTGTTTAAATATGCAGGTAAATATTCGGTATGTGAGCAGTTCTTTGCTATAGGATTTACACATAAACAAGTCACAGAAGATTTTAAATATTCAATCAATGAAGTACCAAAATGGTTAAGGAATTATTGTCTTGGTGTGAAGAATAGACGATTGTTAAGTAATGATTTTGTTGATTTTTATAAGATGTATCCAGATTATGTACAAACGATTTTACAGACAGAGTATATGACATTAACTAAAGAATATTTAATAAATTTCTTCGAGGATAATCATAGATATCGTTTTACGAAAATTTTGGAGGCTTTAAATCAGGATTATGGCTATAATCTTGCAGATGTGTTTGTTTATATAGATAGAATAATTACATTTGAAGCTGCTACCAATAGTATAAATTGGTTACTCGGAGAATTGTGTGATTATGCCCGTATGATGGACGCAATCAGTCATAAATTTGATAGATATCCAAGACATTTCAAAACAACAATGGATATTGTCACAAGAAATTACAAAAGATTGCAAAAAGAATTTTCGGAAGAAGTCTTTAAGAACCGTATTAATAAAGAATACGAATTTACATATAAAGGACTGAGATTCTTGTATCCAGATTCTACTCAAGACATTAAAGACGAAGCGGTGCAGCAAAATAATTGTGTGGCAAGTTACATAGATCGAGTCATTGATGGCGAATGCCATATTATGTTCTTGAGAAGAGTAAAAGAACCAAACAAATCGTTAGTGACGATTGAAATACAAAATGGACGAATCGTACAAGCACTGCAAAGATTCAATGATCCTTTAACTGCCGATCAACAAGAAGCGGTTGATGCATGGAATAAACATTTTAGTAAGAAAGGTAAGGTGGCAGCATGATTAATATTAATGAATTAACCACAGATCATAAGATTAAATTAAAGAAGCCAATGGGATGCTTCGATAATCTTGGCGAGGTATGTGAGATTGTTAAGATTGATACAGATGAAAATGTTATTAATTTTAGATTTGGTGTAGATGGAGTACATCTTGGCGTGATGTCGGGTGATGAATTAGAGAAATATTTTGATGTTATTGAATCTGCTGTTATTCCTGATGATTATGAGTGGCATACATATGGTTTTATTGAAGATAATCAGGTTATGTATCATGCTCTTAAGAATGGTAGTATTTCGATGGAGACTACATATGATGGAGATGGAACAATTTCTGTTGTGTATGAGCACCCTGAAAATCCTTATCGGCAAATTAAAAATGGGCAAAGAGGTAGGTTTTATTGTGAAGATTTGAAAGTAGCATTTTTTAAATTAAAGAAAACATACTATGACAAATTATATGAAGATATACAAGAAGAAGTCATGTTGGATTTTGTTAAAAATAAAGACACATTAGAGCCAGTTGAAGTCAATGAATAGTAGGATGCAATGATAGATAATGTTAAATTAACAATCAGAATATTTTCAATTGCTGTGTGCGTATTGTTGTATGTAGCTGCTTGGGTTTGGTTCATAATTACTGGTTGTGATGATTCATATAATTGGGATTTAACTGAATGTAGGATATTTTTCTTATGGGTTATGTTCCATGTATCATGCTTAATTGGAGTAATTTTGTGGGCTTGGTGTTAGAAAGAGGTGATAAAGATGGGCGATTTCAAAGTTGGAAACGAAGTGTATTTTGCTTGGTACGATGAACCATATACTGTTAAGTCTGGAATCATTACGGAGATTAAATGTCTTGGCGATCTAATATATGTAATGATACAAGACAGTATAACGCATGGTTTATATATGGTTCTTTTAGAAGAGATATATCGCACTGAATCAGAAATAAAAGCGGTTCTAAAACGAGAGTTTTATGGCAAGGTGAATGAAGTCAAAAAAGATATTCATACCTTAGAAGACTTGCTGAAATTCATGTACAATAATGATCTTACAATTGATGAAGATGATGGACATTGCGTTCAGGAAGAGCGTGTTGCAGTAAGAGAACTGGCGAAAGAAATTTGTGGAATTGAGTTAGGAGAGTGATGTTTATAAAGAAACTTTTATGTAAAAATTGTCATAAATTAGTTACATACGAATTTCTTACAGACTTTACGATTGTGCCTATTTTATGTGAAAATGTTGTATTTTCCGAAACATATGGTATTTGTAAAATTTGTAAGAATAAAATTTTTATTCCAGAAAAATGCGGAAAGAACGCAGAAAGATTTTATGAGGAATACAGAACAGCACAGGAGAAATATAATGGAGAAAAGTAAACGGCATACACCTGAAGAAATTTTAAATGCACTGCATGTAATTCAGGATACATGTGAGTATTATCTTCATGGCAATGATGAAGATTGCAAAAAATGCCCATTATGTACAATGACAGGGAGGGCACCAAGTTGCACGATTAGAGATTCTGATCCTTATGTTTGGGAGATTGATGATGATCCAGATACTACGTGGCGAGCATTTAAAAAGTAGGAGATGTTTATATGGATGAGAAAAATTATGGAGAGTATACAGAAGAAGCAGTGGCTGTTGCACTAAAAACAATTCAAGATATTTGTGCTCTTAACAAAGATTGTTATGGCTGTAGCATTACATGTCCATTTTTAGAATTACAGGATGGAGGAGCTAGACAAATATGTCATATCTCCTATGATTATCCTGTTGATTGGAGATTAAATGAATTTCCACCTAAGCAATGGGTGCCTTTTTGCGAGGGATAATTGCATAAACACAAGTAAATAAAGGAGAAAATGTCGTTGAAATTAAATGACGAACAGAGAAAATTAGTGGAACAAAATCATAATTTGATTTACTCTGCTATGACAAAATGCGGTATCCGCAGACAAGATTTTGATGACTATTATGGATTCGCTGCTATTGGGTTGTGTAAGGCAGCAATTGATTATGATGAAACACGATCTAAATCATTTTCGACATATGCGTATTTATGTATACAAAATGAAATAACGGTATATAACAAATACAGATTTCGGCAGAGAAGAAAGGGTGATATGAATACTATTTCATATAATCATATGTTAGATGATTGGGATGAAGACAAAAATGAAAATTCATTTCTTTTAAAGGATGAAGAAAATTTTGAAAAAAATATTATTTTCAAGTTGAATTTTCAAGATAAACGTTACACACTAAATAATAAGGACAGAATGATTGTTGATTTAAAATCAAAAGGTTATACATATCAAGAAATCGCAAAAATGTTTGGTACATCATTTCAAGCGATACAACAAAAGATTAAAAGAATGCGATCAACAACATTTTCCAGATTATAAAAGTTGAATAACGCAAACAACTTTTATTATTTTTTTGACGCATTTGTTATAAACGTAATAGAACGATTATAACAATATAAGCCGATCAGATAAAATTATTTTTGTTCCTGTTGACTTTGGCAGAGTTGACAGTGGATATAAATTGATGACTTATTTACAAATTAAAAACTAACTAAACAAATTTAATAACAAGAGGAGGAATTCTATTTAATGAATTTTGAAATGACAGGAAAGCTCGGCATTAGCAATGACACAGAAAAATTTCACCCTTACAGCGAGACAAAATATGAAAAGTCAGGCTGGGTACGAAGAAGACTGTTATTCAATGTGACGTGCGGTGACAGTAGACATATGTTAACTGTTGATGCAGGAAGTTTCGAAGATGGGCACGGTGATGTCTATACATATTCCAAACCAGAATACGACTCAAGTGGTAAAAAAATCAAAGATGGAGAAAAAATTCAGATTCCTTTTAAAGACAGATTAACATCTCCAAAGCTGGCAGAAGTATCAGATTTCAGAAAATTTGTTTTTGACCTAGAGAAACCAGGAAGAAGATACAAATTAAAAAACGCCTTAGAAAAAATCAAAGGAGGTAAAGATGTTACAGATAAAGATCTTGCTGAAGTCGGACTAACATCTGTAGATGAACTTGAAAAAGAATATGAAAAAAGTAAGAAGAGACATCATGAATTTATTTCTGAATGGGATTACGCAGAATTTATCAAAAAAGTCATTGATAATGGCAAATATGACAACTGCAACTTCCATATCAGAGGACGTGGAGATTATTCATATTCTGATGACAAAGAAAGATTTTATGAGAATCTGATTCCTAACAGAATTTATCTCGCAGCAGATGATGATGAACCATATTCTACAGCAACAATGAGTTTTGTATTTGGAGCTGAGAGCTTAGACGAAACAAGTGTCGAGGAAGACGGTAAATATTACGTTAATGGATTTGTCTTTGAATACATCCAGAGCAGAAAGAAAAAGTTAGCCGTTCCAACAACAATTGTTATTCCAGTTCCTGATAAAGAAAAAGACGAAAGCGGATACAAGAAAGCCAATGGATTAAAGAGAAAATTCATTGTTGAAGATGAAGATAAATACATGGAATACGGTATTCTCGTAGACATGATTAATGGTTCTCAGCGTGTAGAACTTACAGAGGACATGCTCTCAGAAGAACAGAGAGACGACCTTGAATGTGGAATCATTACTATGGAGGAGATTCAAAAGGCGATTGGCGGAAGTGCTTATGGAGATAAGGTCAAAGAGTATCAGCTAATTAAACCATCACGCAACGGTATCAAAGAAGGCGTTCAGGACACTGTTTATACAGCAGAAGATATGGAAGTGCCTGCATTAGAGATTGATGAAAACGAAGATTTATTTTCAGAAGAATCAGTCGATAATGATGACGATGATGATTTATTCGATTAGAGTTTAGAGCTTTTAGCCCTTTACTCGCTTGATGATTTATGAAACAAAACACTGTCTTTAAAAGGAGAAATTATACATATGGAATTACCAGTAATTAACGAAATTAAACCAGATATTAAAAACCTGTCAATCTATCTTAGATCCATTAAAAAGTTCGGAAAAACTACATTGTTCAGAGATGTAATTATTGCAAAATATGGAGATCCGTCATATGGACTTCTCGTACAGTGCGGATTCGAAAAAGGAACAAGGATGTTAGATAATATTAATACTCTGCGTATTACTTCATATGAAGATGCGGTAGAGTTAAAAGAATATTTAATTAACAAAAGAGTATTCAAAAGAGATAAGTCTGGCAAAATTGTTCGCAATGAAAAGAGAAAACCAGAATATGTTCCAGTAAAACACAATATTCAGATGGTTTGTTTTGATACCGTTGATGAAATTTGTCCATTATTTGAAGAAGAGACAATCAGAATCAGCAATAAAGAAGGACAGAAAAAGTGCAAAACTATCAACGCTGCTATGGGTGGCTATCAGGCAGGACAGAGATATACAGCAGATATGATCAAAGCTTACATGAGCGATATTGAAGATGCTGGTATCGGTGTTTGGGGAATTGCCCATACAAAATTCAAAACTATCAGAGAAAAAGGTGGCTTAGAAGAAGACGGATACCAGCAGTTAACATCCAATCTTGTAAGTGCTTATGAATCTGCTTTTGGTGATATCTTTGATGTAACTTTCACTGGTGTCATTGACAGAAATGTTGAAGTTAGAGGCGAAGGAGATAAGGCTAAAAGATATGCTACAGATGAAATTAGAAAACTTTATTTCCGTGGAACAACATTAATTGATGCTGGTGGTAGGTTTGCTTCTGATGCAGTTCCTGAATATATGGTATTTGACAAAGGAAACATGGGAGAAGATTTCATTGAAGTAGTAGAAGATGGAATGGAGAAATCTAAAACAGTTCTTTCTAAAAGAATTAAAAAGCCAACTCCTCAGCCAGAGCCAGAAGATGAGATCGAGGAAGACATCGATGATGTTATTGAAGACGATATCGTAGAAGTTGACGAAAATTTAATGGAAGATGTCATTGATGAAGACGTATCAGATGACTATCCAGAAGATTTAAGAGAATGTGTAAAAGAATTATGCAAAACTTGTGAAGACTCAGAATTAAAAACAAAAGTTAAAGGCATCATTAAGCAGTATGGAAAACTTAGCGAAGTTGATGATGATGGATTAAAAGAAATGTATGATCTGCTGAAATAGGAGTCTGAACAATGCTTGTAAAATGTAGAATTTGCGGCAAAAAAGTAGATAGAAATGAAGCTTTTAAAGTAGCAGTAGAAGGTAAACCAAATGCCTACTACTGCTCAGAAGCTGAGTATAACAAAATGATGGAAAACCGCAAAAATAGGAATGATACATATTATTGTATTTATGATATTTTCGGATATACGGTGACGAATACTGTATTAAATAAGGAAGTAAATGCCCTCGGCAAGATCTACGGATTTAAATTGATATTAGAATACTTGCATGACAATCAAGAATATTTAACAAGAATTGTTGGGAGAGAATATAATAGCGAGTTTGCTAAGATTAAATACTTTTCAGCAATTTTAAAAAATAGTCTGGTTGATTATAGGGATTCTGACGAAAAGATTCCGCAGAGAAAACAAGCTACAGTTAAGCACCATGATGTAAGCAAACAGATCAATGAAAATATCGGAGCCGAAAAAACTAAATACAAAAAGAAAAAGAAATCTCGTAGATGTATTGACGATATTTTGACGGAAGTTGGTGAGAAAGAATAGCAGATTTTGTTGCAGGAGTTAAAGACAAATATCCGTCAAAATTATTAAAAGGTCGCATGGAGGCAGAGGGAAATGTAATTAGTTGTTTTTTTAAAGACATGTTGCTTTTGGATGATACCACATTCGAACAGCACGATTTCATTACAAAAGATGGGCTTTTTTACTTTTCTATGCTCAAAAAATTACGTGAACAGGGCTTCTATTCTCTGGATGAAATCACGATTTTATCCAACCTGTCTGAGAACGCTATAAAAAGATACACTGACATGGGAGGATGGGATTCTATTCAACATCAGATAGATATTATCAACACACAGAATTTTGATGTGTATATCGACATTCTGTATAGAGAAAACACTATGCTGAAGATGTATGATGATGGATTTAACCTGTTTAAAGAGATAGACATTGACGGCAAGAAAATCGTACCAGTAACACTTTTCAGAAGAATGACTGCCGAGGAAGTTACGGATTGGTATGATGCAAGACTAAGTACATATGGTACGGGATATTCCAGTAAGATTCTGGAAGAAGAAGAAATTGATTTTGATGATGATTTTATTGATTCCTGCGTGGAAGGTGAAGAAAATGGAGTTCCATTTGATGTGGCAGGGATTGATATTAATGGCGAAGAAATGAACTGCTTTCCGTTCTTATCCAGACAGATCATGGGTATTCTTGAGGGAACGCTCACTATGATGGGTGGATTCAGTAGTGCAGGTAAATCAACATGGTTTATCACTTTGCTTATGGCATTGCTGAATTATGATAGGAAAGTATTGATCATTTCAAACGAAGAAAAAGTAAAGAAATTTAAAGTCAAGTTTATGATTTGGCTTTTGGCGAAGCATAATCGTTATTTTAAGTTGACAAAAAAGAAAATGATGTCTGGACAGATTGACGATGCAAGCCGAAGAGAACTAAAAGACGTGCAACAGTTATGGCGAGAACAGTATAAGGGTAGAGTGAAATTCTTACTTATCAATGATGCTGACATGACTGTTGTTAAAAAGAAAATCAGAGAGCATGTACTTCGCTATGGATATGACACAGTGTTGTATGACACTTTTAAGATTCAAGAAGGAGATTTTAAAGGCAATCGTACTGACTTATCTTTGGTTCATGACAGTCGAGAGTTAGATAAACTTGCAAAAAAATACAACATTATCATGCTGGCATCTGTACAGTTAGCAGAGTATATGAGAGGAAGACTATTTCTTGATAGTTCCGTTCTTTCAAACTCTAAGCAGATCAAAGAAGTATTAGAAAATCTTTTCTTGATGAGAACCGTGTATGATGAAGAGCTTGACGAAAAGAGCAAATTTTATTGCCGTCCATTTAGGCTAAAAAAAGTCAATGACAAATGGATTGAGGAGGAATATCATCCTGACCGCACTGCGGTATGGAGAGCTTTATTTGTTGAGAAATGTCGAAGCGGTTCAAACTCATCAGATACAGGAGTTGGTTATCTACTTAAATTCGATGGTGATCATTGTATCTTTAGAGAGGTTGCGCAGGCAAGATTTAAACATGGAGAGATCAAATAATTAAAATGTGCGGTGTGATATATGTTAGACAATATAAAAAAAGAACTATTGTCTAATCCTGAAAAAATAAGAGAAGTCTTGGAGCATTTTGATTATTGTCATGTAGTGATCAGAAACACGTATATGTCATTTGGTCGAGATGAGGTCTCTTCAAAGAAGTCCATAGTAATCAATCTGAAAAATAACAAAGCGTTGTTTGTGCATGATTATGCTAGAGCAATCCAAAAAGATTTGTTCTCATATATTATGCAGCAACGTGGAGTTGATTTTGCAGAGGTTTTAGGAGTTGTTAAAAACATCTTAGGGATTACTGATTACTATGATTTCTTTGATAGACAAGGTATTTTTGGCGGATTTTATGAAAGGATTAGAAATCACAATGTAGTTCGAATCCAAACTTATGATGAATCTATATTAGATAAATACAATAATGTAGGGAATTTAAGATTCCTTAAAGATAATATATCACTTGAAGCACAAAGAACTTTTGGCATTCGGTTTGATACATCATCTCAAGGGATCGCAATTCCGATTAGAAATCAATTAGGACAACTAATTGGCGTAAAAGAAAGATTTAACTATGACGTTGAAGATGGTGAAATGAAATATTTCTACGATGTTCCGTGTCAAATGTCTCAAACATTATATGGATATTCTCAGAATTATCAGTATTTAGCCAACGGTGTTGTGTTGATATTTGAGGCAGAGAAATCTGTAATGCAGTGTTTTACATATGGAATTAGAAACTGTGTGGCACTTGGCAGTGGAACAATCAGCAAGAAACAGGTGCAATTATTATTGGAATTAAATCCTAAAAGAGTAATATTTATGCATGACGTTGGCTATGATATTAAGAATATCATGAGAAATATTGACATGGTAAAAGGATATTCAAGATTTGCTGAGATTGAGTTAGGATACTGGGACTTTAAATTAAGTGAGTATTCCAATAAGGTATCACCGTCCGATATGGGAAAAGAAAAGTTAAATTACATATTAGAAAACGAAATAAAAATGATAGGGGATGAAGACGTCGAAGAAGAAATATAACATTTTGAACGATTGCAGAGGACTTTTTGAAGATGAGGTATTTGAAATTATCATGCAGGAGCGTGGTATTGACGATCCAGAGCATTTTCTAAATCCTACGGAAGATGATTTACTTCCTCTTGATGACTTAAAAAATATTGATAAAGCATATAAGCTTCTGGTAAATGCAGTATACAAAGATAAACGTATTGCAGTACATTTTGACACAGATACTGACGGAGTTGCAGCGGGAACTATTATGACACGACATTTAAAAAACATGACAGAAAATCCAGTAGATGTATACATTAACCGAGGCAAACAGCATGGATTAGCAAATCAGGACATTGCTAAGTTTTATGGGTATGATTTACTGATTGTCGTTGATAGTTTGGATAAAGACGAGACTCAGTATAAGGATTTAAAAGAAACAGGAGTTGATGTGATTGTGTTAGATCACCATTCCATCGATCCAGATGTTCCTTATGATAACTATTGCACATTAGTTTCTTCTCAGAGAGAATATGAAAATCCGCAGCTATCTGGCGCAGGTGTTGTTTGGAAGTTTTGCAAGTATATTGATAAGCAGAATGGTACAGATTATGCAGATGATTTGGTCGATCTAGCAGGCGTTGGGCTGATTGCAGATATGATGGATATGAGAGTAATGGAGAATCGTTACATTGTATCCGAAGCTTTGAAAGAAATTAGAAATCCTGCGATTAAGAAGATTATTGGTGGATTTGAATTCAACAGCACAGCAGTTGCTTTTAGTATTGCACCGTTGGTTAATGCTGCAAACAGAATGGATCAGAATGAAATTGCTCTAAATGCTTTCCTTGAAGATGACAATAAAAAGTTACGAGGATATATTAAACAATTAAAGCAATGCAAAGAAGACCAAAATGAAGAGGTCGCACAGCTGATGCCAATGATTGCGGAACAGTGTGAAGCTCAGAGTGATAAAAAGATGATCACAACTTTTATCGACACTGATTATGGTATTTCTGGGTTAATTGGAAACAAATTGCTTGAAAAATACCAGAAGCCGATTCTTGTGCTAAAGAAAAATGAAGATACATATGCAGGATCTATGCGAGCAGTTGGTGTAAAAGACTTCCGACAGATGTGTAATAACAGTCAGTTGGCTGAAGCAAATGGACATGAACTTGCCAGTGGTATTGAAATTCCTAGAAAGAACTTTGCTGAGTTCACCTCTTATATAGAAGAAACTCTTCCAGATAAGCCAGAAGATACAACAGTTGATGTCGATATTATGCTTGATATTTCAGACATCACAAGAAAAATGGTTGACATGATTAAGAAAATTGATCGTATTTCTGGACAAGGATTTAAACCTGTAAGAGTTTATATTGAAGAGATTGACGACTATGACATTGGTCAGATGAGCAATTATAAACATCTTGTCCTGAAACCATGTAACAATGATAAATTGTGGATCATTAAATGGAACTATGATGGATCGTTTGAGGATATGGAAGACCATTCTATGATGAATGATGAGTTTTGTGCAGTTACTACACTTGATTACGGATTCTTTGGAAGAAAGTTTGTGCTGAAAGCTGTGTGTGATTCACTTGAAGAGGTGGGATGATTATGTATGAAGATTTAATTGCAAAAATTATTCCAACATTAAAATTTAAATTTCCATATTCTGTTGAAGATTATGGAAGAAATCTATATCTTGAAAACTACCATTGTCATAAAGATTTTAGTAATACATCAACTCCAGATTGTGCAGAATCAATTGAAAATTATGCAAAACGTATTCATGAATTTGGTGCAAAATGTCTTTATTCAGGGGAGCATGGGTCACAAGGAAACCAGTTTGAAGTATATAAAGTGGCTGAAAAGGAGCATTTGAAATATATTCATTCTGCTGAAGCCTACTGGGTGAAAGATAGAAAAGAAAAAGACAAAGCAAACTGTCATATGATGATACTTGCGAAAAATGCTGAAGGGAGAGAAGATATTAACTTCGCCCTTTCTATGGCAAATATTGATGGATATTATTACAAACCAAGAATTGACTTAGAATTACTTTTTAATATTCCAAAAGAGAATGTAATTGTTACATCAGCTTGCTTATCTGGTTGGCATTATAAAGATGCAGAGGACATTTGGTTAAAAATACATGACTATTTTGGCGATAATTTCTTTTTAGAAGTGCAGGCTCATAATACTGATCCACAAAAAAGACTTAACAGAAAAATCTTAAAACTTGCAAAAGAACACAATATTCAGATTATTTGTGGGCTTGATAGTCATTACATTGATGATAGGACAGCAGTAAAAAGGGATCAGATTTTAAAGTACAAGCATATTGAATATCCAGAAGAATTTGGATGGTATATGGATTATCCAGACACAACAACGGTTATAGAGCGATTTCAAGAGCAAGGAGTTCTTTCTGATGAAGAAGTCTTAACTGCTATTATGAACACAAATGTGTTCGTGTCAGAATGCGAAGAAATTGTTTTTGACAGAAAATTTAAAATTCCAAGCGTTCATAAAGATAAAACATATGAAGGTAAATGTGCTATTTATAAGAAAATATTAAACAAAGCCTATGCTAAAGAAAAAGAAAAATCAAAAGAAAAGGCAGATGGAATTAGGTATGAAGCAAAACAAGTCATGGATTCAGGAGTTGTAGATTACTTTTTAACAAGTAAAGCAATTGTAGATGATGCAGTAAATTGCGAAGGTGGAATATTAACTACTACGTCAAGAGGTAGCGCTGCATCATTCATTACAAATAAGTTGCTAGGATTAACAACGGTAGATAGATTCAATGCAGATATTCCTATTTATCCAGAACGCTTTTTAACAAAAGACCGTGTTTTAGCAGGTCAGATGCCAGATATTGACCTAAATGTAGCTACTCAGGAACCATTTGTGAAAGCTGCAAAAAAACTTCTTGGAGAGCATGGATGTTATCCGTTAATGGCTATAGAAAAGTTAAAAGAGAAAGCAGCATGGCAATTATATGCTGGAGCTAACGATGTTAGTCCAGAAGATGCAAACAGAATTTCAAAATATCTTGATGACTATAATAAAGCATTAAAATATGCTGATGAAGAAGATAAAGATTTTATTCATGTTGAAGATTATATTCCAGAAGAATACGTTGATTTATTTAAACAAAGCAACGAATATCAAGGAATTACTATCAATCTAAAAGTACATGCTTGTGGGCATTTTATATTCGACGGAGATATTCGTAGAGAAGTAGGATTAATTAGTGCTGTTTCAGAAACGACTGGGAAAAGAACGATTTGTGCCGCCATTGAAGGTGGTTATCTCGATGAATTTGGATATGTAAAAGAAGATTTTCTTATTGTAGATAGTGTTTATCTTACATATAAATTTTTTCATAGTATAGAAATGGAGGTTCCTACATCTGAAGAATTGAGAGAGATGATAGAAGGAGATCATAAAACATGGGATATTTATGCAAAAGGAATTACTTGTTGTGTTAACCAATGTGAAAAAGAAGCGACAACAAACAGAGCAAAGAAATATAAGCCACAAAATTTAGCAGAATTAAGTAGTTTCATTGCTGCAATCAGACCAGGATTTGCATCTTTATTAAATACTTTCTTAAATCGTGAACCATATTCAACAGGAGAAAAGAAAATTGATGAGTTGTTGCAAGATACAGCACATTTTATGATTTATCAAGAGTCAATTATGAAGGTATTATCTTTCCTGCAATTGAAGATGGGCGAAACGTATGGAGTTATTAAAAATATCTCGAAAAAAAAATATAAAGCCCATCCTGAAAAGTTAAAAGAACTGAAAGAAAGATTAAAAGATGGTTGGCAAATCGAAATTGGAGAACTTAATAATTTCAATAATATATGGGAAGTTATAGACTCATCAGCTTCGTACGCCTTCAACTCTCCGCATGCGTGGTCGATGGCTGAGGATTCTGCCTATCAGGCATGGTTTAAAGCTCATTATACGAAAATGTTCTATGAAGTAGCAATTAATCATTATCAAGAAAAAAATAAGAAAGATAAAATTGATGCCCTAGTAAAAGAAGCCATTAAATTTTGGGGATATAAATTGGGAGATTATCGGTTTGGAGCAGACAATAGAAAAGTCACGATTGATGAAGAACATAAAATTATATATCCCAATTTATCAAGTATCAAAGGATTTGGAGAAGGTGTCGCCAATTCACTATATGATTTAGGACAGGCTAAATACAACTCATTCATAGAAGTGATCAATGCATTAAAGCAGAATCATCTCAATAAAACAGTGATAGACAAATTAATTAAAATTAATTATTTTGTAGAGTTTGGGGATGCGAATACCTTATTAGAAACAGTTAAATATTATGAACTACTAAATGGCAAAAAACAATTATCTAAAGAAAAGGCAATAAAATATCAAATTTCTTCTGATTTACTTTTGAAGTATGGTCATGAGACAAAAACACTTTATAATCAATTAGATTCAGAACAATTACTTATTGAATCTATAAAAAATATTCCATACAGAGAATTGTCTTTGAAAGAAAAATTAGACAATCAGAGAAATGTTCTCGGAATTGTAAGCTATGCTAACGTAAAAGTTAATAAAAGATTATATTATGTTTCAGATCTTGATGTTAAAAAATCCATCGTTAACATTCAGTTATATGAAATTTACTCTGGAAAAACACAGAAAGTAAAAATGTGGACAACCCAATATAAGAAGAACCCATTCGATGAAGGAGATATTCTATATCTGAAATCAGTTGAGAAGAAACATAAAAAAGAACCAACTGGGGAGATCAATACAAAAACAGGAAAGAAAATCTACAAAGATGTACCAGATAAATTTGAGTTTTGGCTTAAGAATTTCGCTATTAAAAATGACGCAGAGGAGGAATTAGTATAATTCAATTTTACAAATATACCGACAAGGAAATCAAAGAACTCATCAGCTCGATGACAATCCTGGTCGACACAAGGGAGCAAAAGGCTGATCATATCATAGGTTACTTCGATAGAAAAAGCGTAAATCATAAAAAGAAAGCATTGAATTATGGAGACTACAGTTTCCTGATTCCTGCAAATGAGAAGCTTGGTATTCAGAGAGATATGTATTTTGACAGCAAAGTATGTGTTGAGCGCAAAGGAAGTCTTGAAGAAATCAGTGGCAATTTATCAAAAGATCGTGCCAGATTTGAAAAAGAGTTAAGTCTTGCACCAGAGACAAAAGTTATTCTGCTTGAAAACGCCAATTACTCAGATATTGCAGATGGCAATTACAACACACAGTATAACAAGAAATCATTCATTGGATCATTGCACAGCTTTTGGTTTAAATACAATGTGCCGATATTCTTCATGCCAGATAATAAATATTCTGGGCTGTTTATTCGATTGTATTTTGAATATTACTTTAAAAATTATTTAAAAGGGAAATGAGGTGCTGCCTAAATAATGGAGAGTCAGACATACGAAAAGGTATGCGAGTTTGAAATGATTCCTACATATCAGATATTTTATAATGAAGAATCAATGTTTGGTATCTATGCGTTTTGTACAAAAGACCAGATACCACAATTCAGTCCATACAATGATAATAAATTTGATGACTCAGGAGATAAAGAATATGTTGCAAGTAAACTTGTTGGAGAAGTTCAACAGTTATATATTGGGACAAAGTATAATGTAAAAGCGACATGTATTTATTCTCAAAAATATCACGAATATCAATATAAGCCGATTTCGGTTGTTGCAGATGTTCCAAAAACACAGACCGATCAGCTAATGTTTTTAAAAACACAAGCGAAAGAATCAATTGCTGAAAGCTTGCTGAATATCCAAATATTATTGAGGATGTTATGGCAGGCAAATGTAAGACGATTGACACATCTATGATTAAAGGACTTGGCAACAAGACATGGGCGAAGCTCAGAGAGAAGATCATTAATAATTATGTGATTTCTGAGGTTGTAGTTATGCTACAGCCTCATGGGATTACTTTTAATATGATTAAGAAATTGGTAGAAGCTGAGCCAGATCCAGAAAAGTTAAAGTATAAAATCAACACAAATCCTTACATTTTAACTAAGATCAGAGGTCTTGGATTTAAGAAAGTTGATGATATTGCTTTAAAGATCCGTCCAGAATTGAGAGATTCCAAGTATCGACTTGATTATTTTATGACGTATTATTTAACGAATCTTGGCGAGAGTGCCGGGCATACATATATGGCGATTGCCACGTTGCGATCAGAAGTTAGTGCAACGGTTGGGGAATGTCTACATATATTTGACGATTATGTTGAAAATGATTTTCCTCCAGACATCTATGTTAGTGGCGAGCTAATTGGTTTGAAAAAGTACCATGATACAGAAATGAATATACTGGCATTGTTGCAAGAACGCAGAGATACTAATTCTACCAAGAAGAAAGAGATAATCACTGTAAACGAAATTGGACAAGTTATTGCTGAAGTTGAAAAAGAAGAAGGTTTTACGTTCAGCGAAGAGCAAAACAAAGGCATCTACACTGCATTACAGACAAATGTTGTTTTAATTAGTGGTGAGGCTGGAACTGGTAAAACTACCTTATTAAAACCAATTATCAGATGTTATAAGAAACGAAATTATAGCATTGCTGCATGTGCGTTATCTGCTAAGGCGGCACAGAGAATCCAAGAAGCAACAGGATTAGAAGCGAGAACTATTCATCGATTACTTGAAGCACAAGGCGTAGACTCGTTTATGCACGATGCTAACAATCCGTTACCAATTGATGTAGTTCTGTTAGACGAAGCAAGTATGGTTAATGCAGGGTTGTTCTATCAATTACTTTTGGCAATTCGTCCAGGTACAAAGATTATTATTAGCGGAGATCATATGCAGTTACCACCAATTGGATATGGTAACATTTTCTCTGATCTACTCAAAATGGATGAGTTAGATTCAGTGCAATTAACGAAGCCAATGAGACAAGCAGAGAAGTCTGGTATTCTTAGTGATGCTAGAAAAGTGCGTAGAGCAATTTCTCCAATTGAGGATTTTAGTGCTAAACAAGTTCATGGAGAGCTACATGATATGTTTTACATTTTCAGAAATAATCGTGAGAATATTTTTAATTTGGTTGTAAAGCAGTTCATGACGTGTGTTAAACAAGACGGTATGGATAATGTGGTTGTAATCTCTCCTCGTAAGTCAAGTTGCATAAACTCTACAGAAGAACTTAATGTAGCAATTCAGAAAGAATTGTATAAAAATAAATCCAATGCAAGGTTCGTTACATATGGCAAAACAAAGAAGTTTTATGTGGGAGATAAAGTGCTTCAAACCAGTAATGACTATGAAAGAAACACATTTAATGGAGATGTTGGATACATTACTGGCATTGATTATGATAAGAAAGTTGTTCATGCCATGATGAATCCAGGCATGGATAAGAAGATGATTGAATATTCTTTTGCTCAGTTAGGACAACTTCAATTGGCATATGCATTAACAACGCATAAGCTTCAAGGATCGGCAGCACAGACTGTGATCGGTATTATTGATAATACACATTACAAATTGCTTGATAACTGTATGTTATATACGATGTTAACACGAGCTAAGAAAAGATTTGCGCTCCTTGCAGAGCCAGAAGCGTTCAAAAGATGTATTGTGACAAATCATAATAAGCGACGTACATGGCTAAGTCTACAATCATAAAATATCTTTAAATGCTATTGACAAGCACATAAAGATATGATAAGATAAGGACATGTTGAGGAAAGGAGATGTGAAAATGAGAAAAAGATTTTTAATGAAAGTTATTTCGTTTAGTTTTTTAGCAATGTGTTCGGGGTTTATGACTCACACAGTAAAAGCAGAGAAGCGACCCTCTATAGAGGCTTCAACACTATCAACAGAGACAACTGCTGGAGAAAATAAGCAAGACAATGTGATTTCAAATAATCCAATCAGTCAAAGCGTTGAATTAAAAGACGTTCATGAGCATTATCAGAAATGTAAGAAAGCTGATGAAGAGAAAGCAAGACAGATTCGATTAGAAAAACTTCGAAAGAAACGATTGCGAATTAAACGACAACGGCTGAAGCGAAAGCAAGAACTAGAAAAGAGTTCGCTTGGAACATTTTTGATCACGGCATATTGTCCATGTTATGAGTGTTCAGAAGGATATGGATCTAAGATTGCTTGGAATCACGCAGGGCATAAATTTGCTCGACCATATCATACGATTGCGGTTGATAAAAACATTATCCCTTATGGAACAAGAGTTAAGATTGAGGGATACGGTGATACAATCTTTGTGGCAGAAGATTGTGGAGGCAAAGTAGAAGGAATGCATGTAGACGTGTTTAAATCAACACATTCCGAAACAGTAAATGTGCAACAGCACAGAAAAGTATATGTAGTGAAGTAATTGGCAGTTACTGAAAGACATAGAAACACAAATTAAAATAATCAACTAAACAATATAAACAAGAAAAGGAAAATCCAAAAAAATATGAAAACTGAATATGTGAAAGAAATGAATGTCTTGATCGACAGAATCAATGATGCTTCATATGCGTACTACGCAGAGGATAATCCAATCATTTCAGATAAAGAATTTGACGATTTATGCGCTGCTTTAGAACGACTTGAGAGAGATTCTGGCGTTGTTTTGAATAATTCGCCCATCCACCACGTTCAAGGATTTGTAATTGATTCTCTGGCTAAAGTAAAGCATACACGCCCAATGTTATCGGCTCAGAAGACAAAGGATGTCAATGAGGTCAAAAAATTTCTTGCGGATAAAATTGGTGTTTTATCGTGGAAACTTGACGGATTGACGGTGGTACTAAGGTACGAAAAAGGACGCTTAAAACAAGCAATTACAAGGGGAAATGGAGAAATTGGAGAAGATGTGACTCATACAGCACGTATGATTTTCAATTTACCTCTTGAGATTCCTGACAAGCGTAGTATTGAGGTACGTGGCGAATCAGTTATCAGTTATGAAAACTTCCAGAAAATCAATGAAGCATTGCATGGTAAATACAAGAACGCAAGAAATCTGGCAGCAGGCACAATTAGACAGTTAGATGCGAATGTAGCAAAGGAAAGAAAGCTTGCCTATAAAGCATTTGAACTTGTTAAGATTGATGGTGTATCTGATAAAGAAATGCCAAGTATTGCAGATAGTTTTAAATATCTTGCAGAGCAGGGATTTGACGTTGTAGAACATCAGATTGTTAATCGAGATAATGTCGAAGAATATATTGAGAAATTTGATCCAGAGACATATGAATATCCTGTTGATGGTCTGATTTTTACTTATAACGATTATCAGTATGGTAAATCTCTTGGAACAACGGGACATCATCCATTAAATATGATGGCATTAAAGTGGATCGATGATCTCTACGAAACAACAATCAGAGATATTGAATGGAATACATCTCGCACAGGATTAATTAATCCAGTTGCAGTGTTTGATCCAGTTGATCTTGATGGTGCAGAAACTACAAGAGCTACATTACATAACGTAAGTTACATTGAGGGACTAGAACTTGGTGTAGGTGATACGATTCAAGTTTATCGTAGCAATATGGTAATTCCAAAAGTACACGATAATCTGACAAGAAGCAATACATTCAAGATTCCAGATACTTGTCCAACCTGCGGTGGCGCAGCAAAAATCATCAACGAAAATGGTAGTAAAGTCTTAAAATGCATGAATCCTGACTGCAAGGCAAAGCTATTAAGCAAGTTTGTGAACTTTGTTTCTAGAGATGCAATGAATATTCAAGGTTTATCTGAAGCAACACTGAAAAGATTTATTGATCTTGGATGGCTGAAAGATTATACAGATATTTATAATTTAGCAGAGCATCAATCTGAGATGAAGAACCTTGATGGGTTTGGTGCAAAAAGTGTTTCTTCCTTATTAAATAGTATCGAGGAAAGTCGTAGATGTAAACTGGTTAATTTCGTAACAGCACTTGGCATTGAACTTGTCGGGAAGTCAACAGCAAAGGATATTTGCAAACTTATTGATAAGATTTCCCTATCAAATAATGAAAATCCATACAATGTGTTTATCGAAAGAATCAAACAGAGGAAATATTTTGGTCATATTGATGGCATCGGTATTACAACTTCATTATCAATGGATGCTTATTTCAAAGACAATCTTGAAATGGTTGAGAAATTAGCAGAAGAACTTGAATTTGAAATACCAGAAAGTAAGAAAGAATCTGCTGTTGATCTTACAGGAATGACTTTTGTTGTAACTGGTAAGGTAAATAAGTTTGCCAATCGTAATGCGATCAAAGATGAAATTGAGTCCAGAGGTGGTAAGGTTGCAGGATCTGTATCAAAGAATACGAATTATCTTGTGAACAATGATGTGAATTCTACAAGCAGTAAGAATAAAAAGGCACAGCAGTTAGGCATTCCGATCATTGATGAAGATGGGCTGATCAAGATTCTAAAAGGTGATATGAATGAATAAATTAACTATTTACGAATGTTTTGTTAGACTGGGAATCCCAGAAAGCAAAATCGAAAGGTTTGTTGTAAAAGACAATTATGTAGAATATCGCATCTGGGAACCGTGTTCAATCAGCTATAACGGAGAAACATACAAATACGGTAGACGTTGTAAAGTAAAATATCTCACTACACCAGATGAGTTAGATTTAGTTTTTGACGAAAGATACTTCATTAAAGATCAAGATGCAGAGTTTTGGACAGAAGATTATGAATTTTACAAACAACAGACAGGTGTAGAACCTTCAGAAATTGATTGGTCAAAGCAGAAAGAGATTAAACACCCTAAGATTTAAAAGGAGAGAATTGAATATATGAAATTAAACATTAAAAAACGAATGGCAATTATTGCTGCAATTGGATGTCTTAGTATTGGTGGTATTGTGACAGGATGCACTGAAGCCGATAAGGTATCAACTAATGTATCCAAAGAAGCAGACAATTTTAATGTCTTAAGACGATTTGCTGTAATTAATACACGAACAGATAAAGTTGAGTTTGAAATTGTCGGGGCATTTTCTTTAGAAGATGAAGGCAGTAAGAAAGTAAAACTTATTGTCGAAACAGCAGATGGCTCATATAAGAAACATATTGTCCACATGAACCGAGATAGCATGTATGTAATCGAAGATTTAGGTGGGGCTAAAGTTAACAAATATAAATATGAAGTTAACTATATTCCAGAATCAATTGTTCCATTTAAAGTTACAGAGAGTAAATAAGGTGCCGTGGCATGATAGGTAAACTTATTGACGTTACAAATTTCAATCGGCAGCAGGCAATTAAGTTTATGGCAATAAAATGCACAGAATGTGATATTTACGGTAAGTGTACTAGAGAAGATAAGAAAATATGTAGTAATAAAACAAATTATCTTTTAGAAAAAATTAGAAGAGAAGAAGAACAGAGGAAGTCAAAAGATATTGCGACTGTAAACCACAAAGGAACTTATGTAAAATACACATACCAAAAAGAGTAAAGGAGAAAATTGAATATGATTATTACAGGAATGGATCACTTTCAGAGTGTATGTAAAAGAAAATTAGTAGATTGGTATAACAAACATTGTGAAGAAAATCATTTGGCAATGAAAATTGATCTCAGTAACGTGTTTGTCGTTTGGAGCTGTAAGACTTTGCAGAACTATAAATGCTTGGCATCTACGACAGTAAGCGGTGATGGTATCTATGCAGAGTATACATACAACGGAGACAAACAGGAATTATATGAAGATGTGTATAAGAAACTGACAAATACATGTCATACGGAAGAGTAAAGGAGAATTTATTATGGATTTTGGAACAGCAATTGATGCAATGAAAGATAACAGAAAAGTAGCAAGAAAAGGTTGGAATGGGAAAGGTATGTTTTTATATTATGTTCCAGCAGGAGCTTATGCGCCATGCACAGATATTGCTAAAAGCATTGTAAACAAAGACGGATTAGTCGAATATGGTGCTTATATTGCAATGAAAACAGCACAGGGGAACGTAGTTCCTTGGCTCGCAAGTCAGACAGATATGTTGGCTGAAGACTGGATGATCGTTGAATAGATAAAATTAATCTTTGATGAAATACGTTAGGTGAATTATGAAACATGAAGTAAATATGCAGGCATGGCAATTTTATTCTAATCGTCAAGAAGAGATTATTCCATGCGAATATAATCCGACAATAGTGGAATTACATGTGATGATCGAGGTCAGAGGGCAAATGCCAGACTGGTTGTCTGAAGAGTCTCCTTACTTTTATTATAAAGCGAAACAGAAGACATATTATTCTTCTCATAAAGACCAGAATTTAAGTGAATTTTATAATGTTTTCGTAAGTATTGGACAACAGTTTCACATGTTATTAGAAGAAGGTGATTATATTATTCGTTGTAAAAATGGAAGATTTATGACAATGAAAAAAGATGATTTTGAGTCATTATTCGATACAGAAGGTAGGTGATTAAATGGCTTTAATTGGAGCGATTCTAGGAGATATTTGCGGTTCTCAATATGAGTTCCGCAGACCTCATAATTTAGATTGGAAGAACTGTGAATTGTTTACAGATAAATGTAAATACACAGATGATACAGTTCTTAGTATTGCAACAGGTATGTGGTTGTTAGATGAAACCAATAAAGAACCTTGGGAGTTCTACTTAGAATATGGCAAGAAATATCCTGGTATGGGATATGGTGAAATGTTTGAAGACTGGTTGTACGATGATGGAAATCGTGTTAATGAAAGCTTTGGCAATGGATGTGCCATGAGGATTTCACCTATTACAATGTATTTTAATGGATTTGTTGATCGTCCAGACGTATCGAATTATTACATAGATTTAGCACAATGGACATGTGAGAAAACTCATCGTCATGTGGAATCTTACAAAGGTGCATCGATTGTAACAGGCTGTTCTTTGATGGCGCTATGGGGTAAATCAAAAGAAGAAATTTATCAATATGCATTAAAAAGTTATCCATCTCACCAGTATACATATGGCATTGATCGACCACTCGATGATTATAGAAAGAATTATGTTTGGTCAGCAACAGTTCAAGATAGTGTACCTGTGGCAATCAGATGCTTTTTAGAGAGTGAAGATTATGAATCGTTTTTAAGAAACGTATTGTCTTTGCCATGTGATACAGACACAATTGCTGCTATTGGCGGTGGCATTGCAGAGGATTTCTATAGAAAAACACTTGATAATTCAAATGATCTTTTAGAAAGATATCTTCCGAAAGAATTATTAGATGATGTGAGTAAAATCTACAATGAAATGCCATAAGGTAGGTGATTAAATATCATAAAGAAAATCTTAAAATTTTTAAAGAAAATCTTAAAATTTTTCTTGTCGATGATCGTACTGACCATCGTCTGGTTTCTTGCAACATTCATATCTGTTGGTGTATTTGCATTTGCGTTTTGGATGATAACAAATATTGTAATACCAATTGGATTAGTAGTAATTGTAACAATTGTATTAATGGCGATCACCTTCTATGTGGTGACATCGTTCATGGATTGATAGATTAAAAGGAGAATATGTTATGAGAATTAAAAAATTATTAATCGCTGGAGCATTAATGTTAACAGCAGTAGGATGCGTTTCAGCATATACTATTTATGCAGATACACTAAATGATAACACTGATAAACAGGTTTCTGCAACAACAGAAGGTAAGTCAACTACAGAAACTACAAAGAACACAACAGAACAGAAAAATAATAAGAAAAATGCCGTCAAAGAAGATTCTAAAGATACAACAAATGATGTATCGGCAACAACAGAAGAAGAAAAAAATACTGAAAATTCTACCGCAGACGATACAGACGATGCAGATTATACAGAACCAGAATACCCTGATGACGCAGATGAAACTTGTGACCATGTGTGGGCAGAAAAAACAATTGCATATGATGAAGAAAATGGATATCATTGGACAACTTATTGCGAAAAATGTGGAACTGTTAAAACAGAGCCAGCCACAGAAGAAGAATACGAAGAACTTGATCCTGCAACAAAAGTAAAAGAAGAAGATATTGAATATGTAGATGATGATTCTGCCGAGGTTGTAGAGAAATCGACAGAAGCAGCAGCTGAAAACTAAAATATAGCATAAGGAGAAAATGAGTATATGACAAAATTAGAGCAGTTAAATTTATTAAAGGATAGAAAAGCCGTTTTAATCGCTAGAGGGAAAGATAATGGCAAAATCGTAACAAAAATCAATAGAAGAATCAAAAAATTAGAAAAGGACTTATAGAGATGGTAGGAGATAAAAGTAATGTTTTAATCGCTCTGGTTGGGCGATCTGGAGCAGGCAAAAGTGTCTCAGCAAAGTATCTGGAAGACATTTACGGTCTGAAATATCTACGATCATATACCACCAGAGAGAAGAGAGCAGACAAACTTGATGATCATACATATGTAAATCTAGCCCAGTATTCCAGAATTACAGGCAAGGTTGCAGAGAATCATTACACAGGCAATTGGTATTGTGCTACAGAAAGTCAGTGCGATGATGCAGACGTATATGTAGTTGATGTTCCAGGATTAAAACAGTTAAAAGAAAATTATCATAAGAAACATATCTTGGCATTATGTATTGATACACCAAGTTCTACACGTATTCAGAGAATGAAAGATCGTGGAGATACAAGTGATGCAATTGATGAAAGAATGAAAAAAGACGAATCTGCTTTTGAAGAAGCTTATGATTTATGCGATGCAGTTATTAATAATGAAGGAAGTTTGTCTATGACTTGTCTGAATATTATGGCTGAGCTAGAGAGATTCAAAAGACAGATTAGAGACACGGAAGGAGCGACAACAAAGGAAGTTGATCAGAACAATTAATCAGCTTAGGAATTTAGTTTCTAAACTACACATAGAAAAAGAGGTACTTGTTAAGGATGTAGAAACAGGTAAGACAATGATGATTGAGAGCGTATCAACCGAAAAGATTGATGGTGATGGTAACGATGCACGATATACGTTGAACTGCAAGAAAGCAGGAGACGGGTGCGTTACATATAGATGATGATATTATTACATAATTTATTGGAGGTCTTTTATTGAAAGTAATTAAAAGAGATTGTACTGTTGTAGATTTCGACAAGACCAAAATTTACACAGCGATTATGAAAGCAATGAAAAATGGATCTGGGTTAATTAAGGAAGATGTTGCAAAACAGATTGCAAGAGAAATCGAAAATGATTGCAGTAAATTATCAGAAGAAATTGACATTTCTACAATTGAAGCAATGGTATTCAAAAAACTTGTTGAGAAAGGACAGGAACTAACTGCAAAAGCATACGAAGGTTATCGCAGTGTTCGAGAGTTCCAGAGAGAGAATTATGACTCTATTGATAGCGAAGTTCTTGGACTTATCGAGGATTCCAATGAAGAAATTAAAGATGAAAATGCAAATAAAAATTCTGTACTAAATCCAACAAAAAGAGATTATATTGCTGGTATTGTTAGTGAGGATGCGACAGAACGCTATTTACTTCCACCAGAAATTGTGCAAGCGCATAAGGAAGGTATTATTCATTTCCATGACAGAGATTATTTTTTACAGAAAATGCATAATTGTGGGTTATTAAATATTGAAGATATGCTTCAGAATGGAACTGTAATTAGCGAAGTTTTAATCGAAAAACCGCATTCATTTTCAACTGCTTGCAATATTACGACTCAAGGTATTGCACAAGTAGCTAGTTCTCAGTATGGCGGACAGAGTATTTCTTTGGCACATTTAGCACCGTTCGTAGATGTGAGTAGAAAGAAAATTAGATCTGAAGTTGAATTGGAATGGGCACATGTTGATATTCCATACAAAGAGCAGCATATTGAAAAAATTGTAGCGAATAGATTATATGCAGAAGTTAAAAAAGGCATACAAATTATACAGTATCAGCTGATCACGCTTATGACAACTAATGGACAATCACCATTTATTTCCATTTTTATGTATCTGAATGAAGCCAAAACACCACAGGAGAAAAAAGATTTGGCTTTATTGATTGAAGAGATGATTAGACAAAGAGATGAAGGAGTTAAAAATGAAGATGGTGTATTTGTTGCACCAGCATTTCCAAAATTAATTTATGTTTTAGAAGATGATAATTGTAATGAGTCTACAGAATATTGGTATCTGACAAAATTAGCGGCCAAATGTTCTGCAAAAAGATTGGTTCCAGATTACATCTCTGAAAAGGTTATGAAAGAGTTAAAAGGTGATGTTTATACTTGCATGGGGTGTAGGTCGTTCTTAACACCCGATCGTTTCACAGACAAAGGGATTGGCAATATTGCACACGCAAAAAATTATGATCCAAAGCAGCATAAATATTATGGTAGATTTAACCAAGGAGTCGTTACATTATCTCTTCCAGATATCGCATTGTCTTCTAAAAAGAATATGAATGAATTTTGGGCATTGTTTGATGAACGAACAGAATTATGTCATAAAGCACTTAAAGAAAGACATAAACGTCTCCTTGGAACAAAGTCAGATGTAGCACCTGTTCTTTGGCAGTATGGGGCATATAGCAGGCTGAAAAAGCATGAGGTAATTGATCCGTTATTATTTGATGGATACTCAACTATTTCATTAGGCTATGCAGGGTTATATGAATGTGTCAAATATATGACTGGGCATTCTCATTCAGATGGTGGAGTTGGTGAAAAATTTGGATTAGAAATCATGAAACGAATGAATGACAAATGTGAGCAGTGGAAGAGTGAAGAAAATATTGATTACAGTATTTACGGTACGCCTTTAGAGTCTACAACGTATAAATTTGCCAAGTGTTTAAAGAAACGATTTGGCAATGATGTGTTTGAAAAAATTGATGGCAAAGATAGAAATTACATTACAAACAGCTACCATATTCCTGTGTTTGAAGAAATTGATGCCTTTGACAAGCTTCGTATTGAAGCAAAATTCCAGAAACTTAGTCCAGGAGGGGCAATAAGTTATATTGAAACTCCTAATATGGAACATAATGTAAGTGCTTTATTGGAAGTAATTAAATATATGTACGATCATATTATGTATGCAGAAATTAATACAAAGAGTTGTTATTGTGAAAAATGTGGATACTCTGGAGATATTCCATTAGTTGACGAAGATGGTATTTTGAAATGGAGATGTCCTCAGTGCGGAAATGAAGATGGTTCTACTATGGATATTGCATTCAGATGCTGTGGTTACATTGGGACTTCTAAGAATGGAGGCAATCAGGGAAGATATGGGGATATCCATGATCGAGTTTACCACTTAGATGATAAGGAGTTAGATGAATGAGATACGCTTCAATAAGAAAAATGGACATTAGCAACGGAGAAGGGCTTGGTGTAGCCCTCTTCGTTCAAGGATGTCACTTCCATTGTAAGAATTGTTTTAATAAAGAAACATGGGATTTTGATGGTGGTAAAGAATTAACAACGTGGGATGTGTTGGAATTGTTACGCCCACTAACTAATCCGCAATATACAAGATTAAGTATTCTTGGTGGAGAACCTTTAGCAAAAGAGAATAGAGATGGTGTTTCTGCAATATGCAAATTTGTCAAAGAGTTTATGCCAGACAAAAAAATCTGGCTATATACAGGGAATAAAGCAGAAGATATTGGTTTGGACTTAGCTGAGTTCTCTCGAAGACGTAGAACAAGCCACCTTATGTACGATTGCAGACTTGAGATTCTTCCTTACATAGATGTCCTCGTAGACGGACAGTATGTAGACGAATTGAAAGACATGTCTTATCCGTGGGCAGGATCAACAAATCAGAGAGTGGTTGATGTACAAAAATCATTAGAAAGAAATGTGGTGGTCTTATGGAAAGGCACTTCGGATAATCTGTCCATGACAGAAGAACACGATGAAAATGAGTGAAATAAAACACTTTTGTCAAAATTATTAAAATAAACATAAGAAAATCGTTGAAATATAAGGGATTTTTCACATTAAATATAGCAATAAAATTCCACTTTTATCCCACTATCGAAAGGAGTGTGCTAATTATGCCAAAATCAAAAGATTGTCTACAGGATACGGACTTTCTACAATATGTTCCTACAAAATTTCAGCAGAATCGTAAGACAATGTTAAAGAAAAGAAATCGTAGGAAGAGCTATCATCGAAGGTTGGCGAGACTTAAAAATATCGGTTGGTATCCTGCACCTGTGCAATATGTGGACAAGTATTATTGTGGATTTTATGAAATACCATGTAAGAAACCTTATTACAAAAGGTTATATATCAGCAATTGGGATGATTACAGATTTCATAAGAAACTGTCTAACAAGAAAGTTCGTAGAGTATTGGATGTGCCAAGCAGAGGTGGCTATAAGAAAGTACACGATCTATGGTGGGAGACAATTTAGAAAGGAAATAGGTATGACAAAAGAAACCTTAGATGATATAAGAGAAGTTATTGGTACACTAAGCGTTTGCATGAGCTATAAAAGCATTAATAACATCACATCAATTCCAACTTATGATTTATTACATCAAGTCAATATTTTAAAAAAAATTGTGCAGAAAAATATCGATCATGTAGTTGATGGTAGTCGATGCGTAGTTGTAGAAGAGGCAAATTTTGAAAAGTTTAAAAATTGTGTAGACAATTATTTAGATGCAGGTTATAAAATTTCATCATCCTCATGTAATAGCAAAACTTGGAAAGCAATTCTTGTAAAAGAAGATAAAGAATAGGAGAGTGAGTGAATATGAGTACAGATTATAGAACATGTGAATGTGGCGAGACATTTGCTGATTGCGCAGACGGAGTTGTTTTCTGCCATTGTGGTATGGCTTGGTGTAGTGAGGAATGTGCAGCAGTAGACGGATATAAAGAAAAAGTGATTACACACGAAGATGGTTCTGAGGAAGAAATTCGTAGTTGTAATTTTTGCCGAGAAGACGATTTTAGTGATAAGGAATTACTTGAATTTGTAACATCGGCAATTGGCGTTAGTCGAGATGATCTTGTGAATTTTTACAAACGATATAAAACAGAGTTAAAAAATGACAAAGCTTGCAGACTCGATGGATTCATTTCATCTACATTTACTAATAATAAAGATAGTGGTACTGGAAAAGGATTTGTACTTGGTGGCTTAGTAGGGAGGTTTGAATCAATTCATGAATAACAGAGATTTACCAAAGAAAGATGATATTTACAAACACTTCAAAGGACATTTCTACAGAGTGATTGACCTTGCAACTCATACAGAAACAGATGAGAAACTGGTAATCTATCAGGCAATGTATGGAGATTTCAATGTTTATGCTAGACCAGTCGAGATGTTTCTGAGTGAAGTCGATCACGAGAAATACCCTGATGTGGAACAGAAATACAGATTTAAAAGAGTAGGAGAGAAGCAATGCAGATGAGTGAAAAGTTGGCATTAGCACTTGGAGTAATTGGGCTTGTAGGCTTTGCAGTGCATCTAATCATTGCAATTGTATTAAGTGTAAAAAACAAATCTATCAAGCCATTTTATAGTGTGCTTCCACAAGAGCAGCCTTGGTATTTGAGTTTCATGTATATTTCAATTGGACTTTTGTTTTTGATTAAATATTAAGAAAGGTTGGTGTAAAAGAATATTCAAAGTAATAATTATGGTACTGAGCATAATTGAATGGATGCTGATTGGCTGGTGTGTCATTTCAGCAACTATATGTAATATTTTATTCTTCAAACATAAGAAAGAGATTGATAAGCACGTCTCTTTCTGGTTTAAATCAGCAGTATTGGCATACTTAATGGGATTCTTTATTTTAGGAATTGCCGTAATACTAATAAATATATAACAATGTAACATTTCTAGTTACATTTCTGATGACTATTCGAGGAGAAATATCTATAGATTAGACATGTCTTATTTCTTCCATATGATGACTTTAAAATTTTGTTTTTATTTTCTGTCATTTAAACCTTGTATTTACAAGGCAGCGCACTGCGTTTTACCTAGGATTACTTGATAAAACCTTTCTTATGTATTTGTTTTTGTATTGTTGTTACTGCAAATATTAAAGTTGCAATAAAAACAAAACTTCAAGAGGTTTAAGAGTTTTGAGTTTATGTGGCGGTGTAGAAACAGGATTATATGCTTTACAACAACTTGATATTCCAATTGAAGAATATCATTCATATGAAATTCTACCAGAAGCCATTGCGGTTTCATCGTATCATTTTCCATTTATTATACATCATGGTGATTTATATGAAGCAGATTTTAAACAGTTTGAAGGATTTGATCTGATCCTAGCAGGTACATGCTGTCAGAGTCTATCAAGAGTACGAATTGAAGATAAAGGCGTAAATGCTGGATTGAATGGGAAATCTGGGATTTTCTATAAAGCTGTTGAGGCATTAAAGATTATAAAACCTAAATGGTTTATGTTTGAAAATGTGATTCCGTCACATGATGATGACTTAAAAGAAATGACTGAATGCATTGGCGTTGATCCGATCTTGATTGATTCGGCATTGTTCAGTGCTCAGTCAAGAGAAAGGTATTATTGGACAAATATTCCACTTAATTCGTTGCCAACAAGGCAAAATTCATTGGTACTGAAGGATATTATGGAGTCGGATGTACCACAAAAGTATTTTTATAACAAACCATTTGAAATATTAGATATGGACAAACGTGTCTGTGGCGAACTAAAAGTCAATACTTTCGAAATGAATCGCAGAATATACAACCCAGAGTTCAAATGTTGTACGCTGACTTGTATAAATGGTGGGTATCAAGAAAAGAAAGTTTTGGATCATGGTGCGCCAAGAAAATTAACGGCAATTGAGTATGAGAGATTACAAGGACTACCTGATAATTACACAAATATTAAGATGGGTAGCAGGAGTTTAAGTTATTCAAAAAGATGTAGTTTGATGGGAAATGGTTGGACAGAGCCAGTAGTTGAATGGATTTTGAGTGGGATTAGAAAGGACATAAATGACAATAAATAGAGTTTGGTCAATGCCAAATAAACATACGTTTCTAATTAAGCCGATTAAAGAATTAGTTGATAAATATATACACGGATATAGTATAGATCCGTTTGCTAATGAATGTAAAATCGCAAATGTTACAAATGATATTGATAATTCATACGACACGTCTTTTCATATGGACGCAATTGATTTTCTCAAAATGTTTGCTGATGAATCAATGGATACGGTGTTGTATGATCCACCATACAGCCCAAGGCAAGTAAGTGAAAGCTACAAAAAATTAGGGATGTCTGTGAATATGGAAACAACACAAGCTTCTTATTGGGCAAAACAAAAGGCAGAAATTAGTAGAATTGTAACACCAAATGGAATTGTTATTAGCTGCGGTTGGAATAGTGGTGGTATTGGTAAGAAATATGGATTTGAAATTCAAGAAATTTTACTTGTTCCGCATGGTGGAGCACATAATGACACAATAGTTGTAGTCGAGAAGAAAATCTAATCCAAAGATATTTGCGAGGAGAAATATGGGCGAAAAAAATAAAGATTTAGACAATTTATATTTACAGTGCCAAAGTTGTGCTAATAAGTATACTTCTTTTGAATGTGCTTTATGCGAAGACTTTGACATGTACAAAGAGGAAAATATTAATACGGGCAAAGAAGGAATTGCGACATTACATAGAGCTGAATACGTGGTACCTGATAGCGAATTAGAATTGATACAAGATACTGCTAAGGATCTTGGTCAGTTTTTTGTAGAATTAGGACGTCAGATTCGGTTAGATATGGAGAAAAATATTGTTTCAGAAATTAAAAGAGAAAATTAGAAAATGGTTGTTAGAAATCCTGCACCCAGATATTGATGCCTTAAAAAATGAAATTAATGAAAGCACCACTGCATTAAGATTTGCCACAAACAATTGCAATGAGGCAGCTCGTCAGTGTCAGATTTCAATACAACAAAATGAAGAGATGAAGAAAATGTATAACCAAATTACCGATGTAGCAGTTGACGTTGGATTTCATGATTCAGAGCGTTCGTGGGCAGTTGTATGTGTCGAAGGAAGACCTGAATATGTAAAATTTATTCCTTTAAGCGGTGCAGATGCTAGAACTATTATGAATTTTTTAAGACAGTTTCAGTATTCACGGCTCATTGTTGATAGTCCACTAAAATTCAAAGATGAACTTCAGAGATATTTTATATAGGAGGAGATTGCAAACTATGATAACAAATGAACATCCAACAACACTTATTATTAAAGACAGAGGAACAGGCAAAACAACACAGTTGCTTTACACAAGTGCAACAACACAGTATCCGATTATTGTGCCGAATTATTCACAGGTTAAATTCCTGCTAGAAAAAGCAAAGGAGCTTGATCTGACGATTCCAATTCCTTTGACTGTAGAACAGTTTAGAAACAGGATGGGAATGAATTATGATCGTGTTCTTATTGATGAAGGATACAACTTAATTGGCGAAGCTCTTGATGCTTATATGGGAACGCATGTGGCAGCAGTAACTTTGACTGATAGAGTCAAAGAATTAGCAGATAAGAAAGCGGTGAGAATGTAATGGAAGAACCAAGTTATATAACAGTTGGACAGCTTAAGAAAAAGCTAGGTAAACACCCAGATCATATGCCAGTTGTTGGCATAGATAATGAATTTATTACTACGACAGAACATGACACTATTGCACTTGAGGATGGTGTAGGATTATACGAATTTGGAGTTGTGAGAATTTGTTAAGGAGGATTTATGGCAGATAAAAATTTAACAGCTAAAGATATGAGTATGGTTTTTGAAGAAACATGTTTAACTGTAAAAGATGTAAAAAAATTATTAGAAAAACTTCCAGACGATATGATTGTTGTGAATGATAAATCAGATTCTTACAGACCAATTGGAGATATCAGCATTGAAACAATTGATTATTGCATTGAAGACGGGAAGATCGTCTCAGGAAAAGTAGCTGGAATCTACTAATTACATAAAAGAAATATTTAATTTGCGAAAGGAGTGATAAGCGTATGTTCACGAACGATAAACCTTTTATGGTATCGGGAAGTCTAAAAGATACATTTAACGGGACGTTGGAAAAGACATTGAGATTCATTGTTGATATTTATGGAGAAACAGCAGATGAATTACGTGGAATTAAAGAAGTAGACGGAAAGTTATACTTTGGATGGATACCGACAAAAAACAGAGATGATGATGCTTTAGATGAAGAATATATGAAACAGTGGGATATTGTATTGTCTGGAGATATTATGAAACCATCTTTCAATATGTTGATAGAGATTATCATTAATTGGTTGAATAGTGACAACGCAGTATACGAGTATGACAGATTATATTATGAAGAAGATGATCTTGATTACGCTGAAGAGTTGACCAAAGGATGGACGATTTCTTCTATTGCATATGATGATAATTGCCCAAGTTTTAGCGTATTTTCTGTTGCTCCACGATGGGAGGAGATTGGTAAATGATTGAAATTTTAGAAAAAGGAACACGAAAACAATGTACATGTGAAAATTGTGGTGCGGAGTAGTCTCATGAATGCAAATGATAAGTTAAAGAAATGGATCAATCATAATTATTTGACAAAAGGAGATAGAAGAATGATTACAGATAAAACAAAATGGGATGACGAAAACTATTATAGCGAAAATTTCAAAGAAATCATGTACGACAAAATTACAGAAGGAATTGATTTAACGGAAAACGAGCTTAAAGGATTGGCATGTGAATTTCCATTTTATGAAATTGAAAAAGATAGAGATAGTTTTACCGTGGATACGCAGTCGATTGTTAAACTCCGTGGCAAGTATTTTGTTATTAATTGGCAGCAAGGCTTAGAAGATTTTGAGGATAGTAAATTTGACGCTCAGCCTTACGAAGTTAAGAAAATAAATCAAATGACCACCACATGGATTCCAATAGGTTAGTAGAGAAAGTGAGTGATTAGATGATTACAGAGAAAACAAAATGCATATAACGGAGGATGTAATTAATGAAGAAAACAGAAACAAAATATTACTGTGATTTCTGCCATAAAGAGTGTACCAACAAACATCATAAATTAACAATACCAACAGTTGAATGCCTTGGAGTCAATACCCCTGATCAGTCAATAATTGAGTCTATTGACGTAGATGTTTGTCATAGATGTGCAGAGATGGCAGCTGTTATGTTAAATATGATAGCAACATACACACAGGATGCTGAAAAATATAATGGTTCAATAACAAGAAACGTTATTAAATATAATACTTTACCTATAATCAAGCGGATCAAATTTACGATTGACTGTGACTATAGTAAAAAGAAGTAAGAGGAATAAAATTTGACTTTGAAATAAGAAAAGGAGATACAAGATTGCATTATTGCGTACATTTATTGACAAAAGAACTACCAACCGAAAACCAAATTGCAGAAATTTTGCAGCCATATAATAGCGTTGAATTTTGGGAGAATATACCAGAAGATATGCCATATGAGGAAGTAGAACATCTTCCGTTTACATGGGATTGGTACCAGATTGGTGGCAGATATAAAGCCCAACTAAAATTAAAAGTTGATGAAAATGACAATACATATAATTGGATGTTGTGCGGACACAATCCAAGAAATGGCAGATTATTCTGGTGTAGCTTATTGTCTACTTTGCAGAAACATATAACACCAAGCTTTATGTATAGTGAAGAAGATTGGTTTTCAAGTTTAGGAATTTCTGACGGATACATTAGAGTTGATGGAGCAAAGCTGAAAGATGTTTTAAATTTAGATGATCTTGGATGTTATATCTATATTCTACCAGATGGTTCTGCGGTAGCAAGAAGCAGTTGGAATGGTAATACATTTATAGAAGATAAAAATTTTGATGATAAATATGCGAAAGCATTAGAAGATAATATGGATGGATTTATCACGGTGATTGATATTCATGATTAAAATTTAAATTATTGAACAGGAAAGGAGTATAAACATGTCCAAACATCAGAGAAGAAAGCTAACAATATATTATCAAGTCGGTGAGAAGAGACTAAAACAATCATTTCGAACAGTACAGGAGTTATTAGATTTAGATACCGACTCTCATAAACATAATAATCCTATGGCACCAACCAATGACACAAAGATTACCTGTGTGGCTTGGAAGGGGTGTGCATTATTTGATGAGACGTACAGTTTGGGCGAAGTAAAAAGACTCCTGAATGGCTTTGATTTAACTAAAGCGAAACATAAACCTCGCAAACCAACTCACAAATATATCAGAAAGGGTATTTATTCTATTGATGAAGTTAGGGATAAAGTGGAAAATGTTATGTTTGCGAGCCAAAACAATAAAGTAAAAGTTAAATTCGATGGCGATTTGATTAAAGGCAATAGCCAGAGATATCAGACATTCTTCACTAAAGGCTGCAAATGTGTTAAGTGCGGAATCGAAGGTAAATATTTTGCTAAAGAAAAAGGCTTGAAAGACAAGAGCTATCACTTAAATTTATATGCAGTCGATGATGATGGTGATGAAATTTTAATAACAAAAGATCATATTATACCACGATCTAAAGGCGGTATTGATGATATTAGCAACTATCAACCAATGTGTGAAATTTGCAATAAGGCAAAAGGAAACACGATCGAAGATTAAATTTTAAAGGAAAGGAAAAATTAGAAAAGTTCCTATAGGATAAAGTGCGCACTACTTACTAAGGTAAGAAGGAACTTGACAAAAGAAAGAGCATTAGCACATATTGAAGAAATTGCATGGATTAAGCCAATTGAGGGCGCAGATAAAATTGAATTGATTGGAGTTCTTGGTTGGGTGCTGATTGCCCAAATTGGGGAATTTAAAGTAGGAGATAAAGCAGTATTTATTGAAATTGACAGTAAATGCCCAGAAGATGATGAGAGATTTGCTTTCTTGGAAACAAAGCATTACAAGATTAAAACGATGAAACTAGGCAAATTTAAATGCTTCAGTCAGGGGTTGGCGATGCCAATTGCATTATTCCCCGAACTATCCGATAAACAAATCGGTGATGACGTCACAAAAGAACTGAGAATTACATATGCTTCTGAAAAGGTTGCAAAAAGAAAAGCCAATAAAGTAGATACAAATGCTAAATATCAGTCTATGGTAGCCAGACATAAAAAAGTTTTCTCAAAACCAATTATTAGAAAAATGATGAGATATAGCATCGGTAGAAAAATCTTATTCATGATTTTCGGTAAAAAACGAGACAATCCTAAAGATTTTCCATCATGGATTGTAAAAACCGATGAAGATAGAATTGAAAATTGCCCACTATGGCTTGAATCAACGAATGAATGGATTCAGACAGAAAAGATTGACGGAACGTCATGTACATATGCTGTTGATCGTAAGAAAGGCAAGAACAAATTTGACTTTATTGTATGCAGTAGAAATGTTAGACAAGCTGACAGAGATCAGAAATGTCACCATGATTCTAATATTTACTGGGAACTTGCCGATAAATATAATATTGAAAAAGTTTTAACTGATTATGCCATTGCAAATAAATATGATCGTGTTGTTTTACAGGGCGAAGGTACAGGTAATGTACAAGGAAATCCTTACAAATTTAAAGAGAATCGTTTATTCGTATTCAATTTGGTAGTTGAAGGAATTCGTAAAGGTACACAGGAAATGGCAAAATTCTGTGATGATAACAACTTAGAGCATGTTCCAATTGTCAATGAACACTACAAAACGCCAGATACAATGGAAGAGATTAAGCTTCAGGCTGACGGATTCAGTATTATCAATCCAAAAGTTAAAAGAGAAGGATTTGTATACAGAGATATGTCAGGACAGCAAAGTTTCAAAAATGTCAGTAGAGAGTATCTGCTAAAGCACCAAGATCAAGAAGAATAAAGGAGAATTATGAGCGTAAGAAAACCAAGACTTACATTATTGTGTGGCTTATCAGCATCTGGTAAGTCACAATATATAGAAAATATAACATGGATCAAAGAAGACATTAGGGAAGAGGATAAGTCGGTAGTTTTGTCTACTGACAATTTAAGAAAAGAAATTTGTGGTTCTGTTGAAGATCAGTCTATGAATGGTGTTGTATTTCAGAAATTCCATAATTTAATTCGAAGTAACCTTAAAAATGGTATGGACGTATTTGCAGAAGCAACGAATATTACTATGAAATCCAGAAGATCCATTCTCAATATCATCAAAGGAATTGATTGTGAGAAAGTTTGTGTGGTGATCGTAAAGCCGATTGATGAGTGTAAGAAAGACAATATCGACAGAGAACATCCAGTACCAGACTATGTGATTGACAAACAGGCACGAAAATTCCAGATTCCATTTCTTAAAGAAGGCTGGGATAAGATTGAATTTATCGATCATATAACCGATATAAACAGATACATTTTCAAGATTGAAAACAAATGGATTCCAGAAGAGTATAACGACTTTGACCAGAAGAATCCGTATCATATGGAATCTCTTGGCAAACATATGACAGATGCCTATGATTTTTCAAAAAAGATTCATAACGATTATTCAGTGTTAATGGCTACTAAATATCACGATATGGGTAAATTATACACTCAGACATTCGATGAGAATGGTGTGGCACACTATTACGGACATGAAAATATTGGTGCATATATGATGTTGGTCTATGAGGTTGCAAATCAGCATTCTTTATTTGTGAATCATAATATAGGAGACATTGCTTTCTATATTAATTACCACATGTTACCGTTCCAGTGGAAGCCAATCTCCGAATGCGACAATAAATGGATTAAAATCATGGGACATAAAAAATATGAGAATTTATGGTCTATGCATATCGCTGATTTAGTTGCTTCAAAGAGAGAGAAAGGTTTATCTGAAGCTTTAAAAGTTAAGAGAGGCTGTGATAATGAATTTGATCTATAACCCACCTAACTCAGACGCTCAGTTGAACGACCCTTGCTATTACGATTCTGAGCAGTTTGAGTTAGAGGAAGAGTTTGAAATTCAAAATTATCCAGATGATGAAGAGGAGAATACAGATGATTAAATTACATTTATGGCAGTTTATGCTTTGCAATTTTGGAACTGTTGCCATTGGCACATTTCTTGGTGCTATGGTAGCAGGCGGATTCCTTATTCGCAAACTTGATATTGCTAGACTCCAGGAATTGATTGATGACAATGAAGAAAAGATTGAATTTCTCGAACAGGAACGAGAAGAAATTGATGATGAGATCGATGAATTAGACGATAAGTCTGATGAAGATAATGATGACATTATTACAGGCGAGGATGACGAAGAGTAATGGAAGAACTTTCCAAAGCGGTTATTGAGTTGCAGCTCTCATATGGTTTGAGTCTGCGAACAATTCAGAAGATGGTGCGTGATGTATACAAAAATACAAATGATGCACCTCCAACAGGTATTACACCTAAGACAACTAAATCAAAATCAACTAAATAAGGAGTGAATTACTACGGCTAATTTCTTACAGCGTAAAGAATATTTTGGAAAGTATCGTGTTGTAGCAGCATATAACATGGATACTAATGATTTTCCTAGAACTGATGCAGGATTAATAGATCCTAGCTTTGATGATTTGTACATAAAATGCTCATTTGGTAATCAGATATATTACTATGGCAAAGGCAAGCATAGAGGCGAATATACCCTTGTAGCTTATATCCCCTCATTAATAAGAGGGCATAACATTATAAAGGCAATTCGAGAGATAGACGAAGATATTCCTTATTGTATAGAAGAAACTGATAAAGAAGTGCTGTTTAGATTTGATGTGAAACATCTGGATACTGTTGCCGAGTTGTTGAAGGCACAGAAGAGTAGAATCCGTGATGATGGAACTTGCAAATATATCTCACCTTTTTCACTGAAAAATTTGCCAAAAACACCTTATAAAATTCCAGATGATGAATTGAGTACTTACAAGAAATTAACTGCAAATTTGAAGCGTGAGGAGATGTATAAGGTAGGGCGGATTGCAACTAGATTCTTAAAAGAAAAGATATGCTCACGCAAGTTTACATTCCAAGACTTGAAAGCTGAACAGAAGAAAATGGGATTGAAAGGCAAAAATTATATTCATGCTAAAGGATTATGGGATGAATATTGCCGATACACAGAAAATGAACTACGCAAGGAGAATTTACTATGAATACAAATAATGTAATGATGACCGAAAACGATAAAAGAAACGTAGAAAACACAGACTTACAGAAGCAGATTAAAAAAGAAAAACACAAACTTGATTTCATTAAAGATGTTGACAAGCTGCTCAAGAAATATAAATTGCCAAAAGATTATCTGTATCTGGCGGCTAAAAAGTCAAGTCTTAACACAGATCGTCAGTTATATATGATCGAAGTTGAAACATTTAATGATGGTGTATATGACGGTAATGTAAGTTTAATTGTGCATGGTACTGAAGATGAAGTGAAAAAACAGAAAGATCTGTTAGTTGAAAAATTAAAAGAACAGTACAAAGACGAACCAGAAATGACTTTTGAGGATTCTTATTATAATGAAGTTGGATTACCTCTGATGCTTAGTGAACAGTAATGAGAACTAAAATATATGTGGCTTATGGAAAGCAAAGTAGATTAAATCAGTTGAAAGATTATATAGAAGTCAAAATAAATAGACTTAATTGTAAAACACGAAATTTTGTGAAAGTTGCACGAAGAAAATGGAAAGGAAATACATATATGGGATTATTAACAGAAAGCGGATTAATGAAAGTTGCAGAGTTTGAGAAAGTATCGTTTGACCAGTTCGTGCAGGACTGGGAAGAGAAATTTCACAAATATCCAGAAGAATCAATTTATGGTAGTTTAAAATATCCTGCTAGAGCGACAAAGGGATCAGCAGGACACGACTTTATTGCACCAGCGGATTTTGTTGTAAGATCAGGAGATGCAATCATCATTCCAACAGGAATGAGATGTAAGATCCTCAGAGGATGGACATTGTTTATTTTTATCAGAAGTAGTCTTGGTATTAAAGCTGATGCATGGATTGGCAATGGAACGGGCGTTATTGATGAAGATTATTATTTTGCGGATAACGAAGGTCATATCTTTGTAAAAATTAAGAATTGTAGTCCAAATACATTAAAAATTAAAAAAGGAGAAGCGTTTTGCCAAGGTGTATTTACTCTCTATGGGGTTGCTGATAGGGAAGAAGTTACTGAGGAAAGAACTGGCGGAATTGGAAGTACAGGCAAATAAATGAATTATTTTGCACAAACAAAAGGACTGATCAATGCTGTGGATATGAAAGAGTATTCACAGCAGCAGTCCGAGGCACAATTAAGTAAAATATTTGATGACTTATATGACGACTTAGTAAATGATATATGGGAAACTGCACAGATGAATGGTAGAACAGAAACATATCGTAAGACACAATTAATGTCTTGTGATACTGACACGTCACTTGATTCTTGTATTGCAGTATTAGAAGACTTCATGAATAAAGGATATGTCTGTATTGTGACACGTAAATATGTTGATTGTACGAGATATTACTATAAAATCTACATCAGTTGGTCAGGGCATCCGCCTAATGTCCACGGATATGTAACAGTTGATGATAACGACAAAGAGAAATTAGTATTCTCTTCATATTTAAAATAGGAGAATTTATATATGATTAAGATTGAACACCCAGTATTCCCAAGTCCAGAGCAGTGGATGTTAGACGACGTGCCATATTTCAAAGACTTTGTAGAACATATCGAAGAACAGAATAAAGTAGCTTAAATCCTTATTTGATGATTGATGATATTTTGCATATACACTGGGTAATTAATCTTACCCAGTGTGAAAGGAGATTTTAATATAGAAGAACCAACGAATAGCGAAATGTTGAATTATGCCATTGAGCAAGGTATAATTGATTTATCGCATATACAGGATGCAGTAAATATGAATAAAAGAAAAGAAATTTTAGAGCAGCATCCGTATAGTATTTGGGAAAGTAAGGATGGCAAATGGCATACCTACCTTCCTGATGAAGAAAAAGGTAGAGTTCCTAGAAGGCGGAATACACGAGAAGCAATTGAAGACTTAATAATTGACTATTACAAAGAACAAATTAATTACACTTTTTCATATTGGTGGGAGAGATTTAAGACAAAACAGAAGAAATTTGGATTGTGTAATAATAGCTTAAATAAATATGAATCAGATTATATTAGATTTTTTCAAGATACGGATTTTGAAAAAATGGATATAAGAGATATTACAGAAGAAGATATAACAGAATTTATGGTTGATACCGTAAAAAGAATGTACCTAAAAGAAAAAGCTGCAAAATCTCTTATGGGGTATATATCTGGAGTATTTAAACATGCAAGGACTAAAAGAGCAATAAAAGAGAATCCCTGTGAGTATGTTGAGTCAAAAATATTTCTGAAGTTCTGTGACAAGAGTCAAAAACCAAAAGAGCAACGGACTGTATCTGAAAATCAATTAAAACAACTTTTAGAGATAATACAAGAGGATAAACAAAAGAAACCTGTCTATATGCCTATATATGCAATAGAACTTGCAATATATACAGGAATGAGGATTGGGGAATTAACTGGTCTAAAATGGGAAGATATTGTTGAAGATAAATATATTTTAATCCGTAGGTCTGAAAAATATGACAGGACGGAAAAACGATATTATATTGCAGATACAAAAACTTATAAACAACGAACATTCCCCATAAGTGAGGACACGGCAAGAGTATTAAGTGAAATAAAGAAAGTTTCTCTTAAAGAAGGGGTTTTAGGAGAATATATATTCATGGGTAAAAATGGCAAGATACATTCTACTGCAATTGATCACTGTTTAAGGTATCGTTGTAAAAAGATTGGCATACCAGAAAAAAGTATTCATGCTATTAGAAGAACATTGAATTCTGCTTTAAAAACCGCTGGTGTGTCATCTGTTGTTGCAGCATCATTGCTCGGTCATACAGAACAAGTTAATGATAGAAATTACACTTATGATACATCAAATATGGAATACAAACATGAAATAGTATCAAATATATATCACATAGTGTGATACCCTAGTTGATACCCTAATGAAAATTAGTGCCGAAAAAGCACGTATTTATGCGGTTTCTGAGATAATGTTGCGGGTTCGATTCCCGCCTAGTCCATCAGAAGAAAGTACCGCAAACGCAGTATTTTCAAGGGTTTAACAGGGGTATAAAGAACAGGTGTTCTGATACCCTTTGATACCCTAGTAAATTAGAAGGAGGAAATCCTGTATGTGCGATACAATTATTCCTCAGCAATTAACTGAAATCACTTTCGAGTGGTTTATTTTTTTATGTTTTTATGGTTATACTAAAGTATTCTTACAGTTCAATAATCAAAAGAATATTTTCGCATACTCATAAACGAAACAATCTTTACACCAAACACATGTTCGTGTTATAATACTCAAGAGGTGAAATAAAATGTATAATGCAACAAACATTCCAAAGGCTACCAAGAGAATAAACATCTCAGGAGATACACCTCCTAATATCTGGATGTCTATATTAGATTCTTATGGTAAGCTTCAAAAATTCCACATCAGAGAATTACTCCTACAGGGTACTAGAAAAGAAACCAACTCAGCAAGGCAAGAACGTGAAGTAGAATATTACAAAAGCAGAATAGAAGTGTTAGAACGATTCAACATCTCTACAAAGACAAAGATACTAAAATACATTCCATCATCTGACACATGGTATATTTGCGGAGAATATACAGACCTATTACAATCACAGAGTTACTTGAACAGCTAAGGAGATATACAATGAGAATATACGAATACAATGAAAGCGACAAGACGCTCAATACAGAGTGCGGATTGTTCCACATAGGAAATACAGTACAACTAACAGAAATCGACTCTCAGACGCCTATAAAAACAGTCTTATATGGAGCTAGAATTGATTCTACAGAATACATCCTTTCATTCTTCGATGAGAAATGTGGGATGCCTTTATACTTGTCTGAGCATGAAATAGATGATATGTGTAGAGTAGAATAAATTATATTGACATGTATTATTTCTGGTGTTAATATGGGTATAAAGAAAGCAACCCACATATTTAATTGATCCATATTGGAATCTAAAGTATACTAATGATATTTTTAGAGTAATCGTGTCATAGTGGAATGTTAATTTTATGAGTAAAATAAACAAAAAATGACATTTACATGTGGGTTGTTTTTGCACATAAAACTACAATTTTATCAACCACAACACATGGTGTTTTGAAATTTATATAAGAAAAGGTAATATTACTTTTTCTTTCATTAAACCGTAACGCAAGGCGTATAACTGTCAATTCACACAGAAAAGGAGTTATACAATGTTTTATTCAGATAAAAAAGAAAGAGATGAATTTTACGAACACATGAAGTTAGGTGGTAAGATTGGTGACGAACCAGAAGCAACAGACCGAGAGAAAGTATTATGGTCTCTCGGTTTTTTGAATTGTGCCTTTCAATTAATTAGCACACGCTTAAAAAAACCATATCCTATGATTCTAACATCTATCGAACAACATGCAAATATGACATGCATGACCAATATTCGCAAAAATGTTATGAATGAATATCAAAAAGCCAATAGGTTTATGAGACATGAATCATCACAGCATGTATTCCCTGGTGATAAGATTTTACACGGAATGATGCTTTATGCATTTTCATACAATGACGATCATATGAAAAGGAAGATTGCAAAAGTTGATGAGGATTATTTAAATTATATTATGGGTGCACAATATGCATCTAAGAAAGTTCCTACATGGAAGAGAAGTTACACCATACAAGCGTAAAGTATCAGAACGGAGAAACAATATGGCATTAATTAATCAAAATGACACTCATATTATCTATGAAAGCTTAGAGCTTATAGCAGATCTAGAACAAGATATTTTAGAATTTGGAAATGACTATATTGTAGCAGTTTGGTACAAAGAGATTGACGGAGTAACAATTTACACAAATTACGACTTCATTAATGAAGATTCTCCAATAGACCAATCATAACTTCAAGAGGGAGAAAAGATCAAACCAATGACAATGGGCGCATTATTAATAGCACTCGAACAACAAAGCTCAATGTTCTAAAATCGTAAAAAATAGGGTACACCAGAAATTGACCTGATGTACCCTTAAATTTTTATTCTGCTTATATTTACCTTCTCCGCAGTAGAGAATAACACTTCTTTATCACTAACAAAGAAAACTAATAAGGAAAATACCGACTGATCGCCAGATCAATCATAACTGTTTCTTGTTAACTCCTTAATCAACTTCTTAATAAATTTCTTTAGCATTTCTTTGTGTAAGACAGTTTAATCCAACCATCTTTAGTTTTACCCCAACCGTTTTTGACAGCTTTGATTGTAACTGTTGTTCCTTTCTTATATGATCCTACTCTAGAACCTGAAGTAGAAGCAGACTTACGTACATTAAGAGCAGAAGCAGTTACTTTCACTTTGTATGATTTAAACTTAGAAGATGCTTTTGGTTTTACTGTTGTAGAACCAGAAATGTCTGCTTTGAATTTAGCCCATTGCTTGTTGTTTTTGCCACACCAAGGTTCTGGACACTGTTTTCCATTTACTTGCCAATGACGAATAACATGACTAGCAGGGATATTATATTTTTTCATTAGTTTTTTTGTTAATGCAACAGCATTATTGTATGTCTTTTTAGAAACGCCATTAGCTACACCTGCCATTTCAATACTCAGACTGTTTGCGTTTGTGCAGTTTTTATAATATTTTCCTGCCCCATTTGCTTGAGTGAAGAAACCTCCAACCGCCCATGCTATTCTGTTAACAGGAACAGATTTCCATACAATATCTTCATCATCAATAAAATAATGTGCACCAGCAGATCTAGTGTTACCAGTAGCAAAATAATCTGCGTTATTCTTTGCACTATCTTTCTCCCCACCTGTGAAATGGATTACAATAAACTTAATAGAACTCGTGCTACGTTTACTTCCGTAGCTCACGCTCTTTGCCGTTCTTGTTTTGAATTTTAATGCCATAAATATCAAACTTCCTTTCTTTTATCTAAAAAGAGCAGTCACTATAATAGCGACTGCCCCAACAACTAATTATTCAATTACTAATTACTCACTTAGCAAATTATCCAACAATGTCGTCAGACTCTTTACCTTCAGTAACATCATCTAATTCTTTTTCAAATAAATCCTTATCAACTTTTACGATCACGTCTTTTTGACCAATCTTATTCTTGATTTCCTCAGCCTCTTCAAGAGTTAATCTACCGTCTCTTAGAGCGTAAGCAATTTCATCTGCAAACTGAGCTGTCCATGTAAAACTATGATTTTTCCAATCTCCATACAGAGATGTTCCAACTACAAAAGCAATACCAACTACTTGGTTAATTACATCTTCATGTACGTCAATCACTGGTTTGCCTGCCGCAGTTAATCCCATATTGATCCACGCTAACACCTGTAAAATCAGACTTACAACAGTATGTGGTTTAACTTCACTCCAGTTAATGCTTGCTAAAAATTCTTTAAATTTGTTCATAATGCAATCCTCCTTTGCAATAAAAAAGACCTACAAGAATGACTCTTCATCCTTAATAGGCAATGCTTTAATTTCTTTGTACATTTTTTCTCCAACGCCATTTTGATGTAATTGGTCATGGTATACCTTATAAATAGCATTGATGTTTTCAAGCCCCGTAGGGGAAATACAACCTTTTTGCTTGTAATACCTGTGGGCTTGTTTGATTCTGTCTCTTAACATTGCAGCAACACCTTCAGATAAAGCAACGTCTATTACACACGCATCATCTAATTTCTTAGCCAGTTCAGCTGTATGTGCAAATAGTCGTTCCATGCCTACCTTTTGGTCTGTTAATAATGCGGCTTGCTCTCTCATCATGTCTTTGATAACTTGAATATCTTTATTCTGATTGCTCAAAATCTGTGTTAGTTTATCCAAAGTTTCTGTATGCTTATCGATCATTAAGCGTTGTTGTTCGATCACTTCTTTTTGATGTTTCTTTTCTAATGAGGCACGTGTCTCAAAACCAAACTTTTTGTTTAATTTGGAAGTGACATCAAAAATTTTATCTGCAAACAAAAGAACCGCAAAGACAAACACTATCAATGCAGTCCCATGTTGAGATAAAAAATTAATTATAATATTCCAATTTTCTATCATGTAATTACCTCGATTATTTTATAAAAATCACTCCTTTAAGTCTTTACCAAACATATTCTGGTTTTTCTTCTCCAAACAGCAAATATCTCAGCCAATCATCGACCACGATGCACACTGCACTCAATAGAATCCATAAGATTGTATAAGGTAAGCAAATTTGCCCACACAGATTAAAAGGCATCTGAGAGTAATCCCAAATGCCTAAACCTAACCATAAATTTAAAATACAGCCTGCCATGAATTCCATTACAGTAACAATCAATCCTCCGAGAATCATCTGCTTACGAAAGGGCATAAGATGGTAGAAGAAGCGACTGTTATTGATTAGTCCAATAAGAATGAAGCAAGTACCACCTAACACTCCCATTGTCCAATGTGTATATCCTCGCCAGATGATTTCAATTCCACAATAAGCAAATGCCCCAATGAGGAATAAGATAAGATATTTACATGATTTCTTTACATGCAACATTTATTCACCTTCTTTTTGATCCTCGTCTTTGCAGATAAGTTGTAATGTCATAATGTCCCCCTCAAGAATTCCTTGACAATTCTCAATAACATCACAAACTTCGCTAAAAGTCATTCTCATCTTATGGAACTCAACCCCTGAGTTTTCCATGCTTAAAGGATTAAACTCTGCTAAGAATTTCTGCCCGTTCTCTGTACCATTGATCTGGGCATCAGTAGTGATATTATATTTCTGTAAAAGTTTGTATTTTTCTTCAAAATATTCCTTCAGCTCTCCTTGAATCTTTCTAATATTCTTGGCAAGCCCAGCACTTAAAGTACATGGTACTAATTCACTGTTTTTCATAAGGAATGCATAAATTGTATTTAACTGTCCTAAGATCATATCTGCCTGCATATTTGTCATTTCCATATTAAAATTCTCCTTTTCTCTGTTAAACTAATTATTCTTCAGTCGTAGCTGAATCTTTTCCTGTTTCATCTGTCTTATCAGTCGTAGTCGAATCTTTTCCATCTGAAGGAGTGGTAGGTTCTGTTGACTGCACAGGAATTACTTCATATTTAATTTCAATCTTGTCCAATTCTTCTCTGCTAGTAGAACTGAAAATCTGTTGTTTGATGACATTCATCTTCTGAAAGTAAGGATAGACAAATGCCTTGATCATTGCTGTTAACTGCACAAATTCCTCAGCAGTGAATGTTTCACACGCACTCTTCTTACTATGCCATTCAAGAGTTACTTGCTGACCAGCAGTAGTAAGAGCTTGATACTGCATAAAGTTCAGAGCCATTTCATTCTGGTCTTCCTCACTAACTCCATAAGGTTTACCATTGAATTCCACACTCTGACTTGCTAAGAACTCAGCGAGAGCAGTTTTGTTTTTCTCCTGTAAATAGTTCTTGTACTCATCAATAGTTAATGTATTAATATCTACGATTTGATTAACTTTTTCATCAAGTCGTTGCACTTGTTCTACAATATTCGCTCTTGTAAGAGATACAATCAGTGCATCTTCCCATTCTCCATTTGTGTTGTTATATAATCCCTGTTGCAAAGAGATTTCTTTATAATTGTTAAAGCATGTGTAAGTTGCAATCTGCACATCATCTCTGTAGATGTCTAATGTTTTAAAGTTTGTAAATGCTGATTTAACCTCTTTTAGATCATCTGTGCAAACGACAAGTTTACATTCCATGTCAAAAGTCATAGAATCAAACTGCATAAGATTAAATACTTTGTCGTCAGAGCCATCTAATTTAACTGTGTATACCATATGTATTTCACCTTTCTTTCTGTTTTTGAGCATACAAAAAGAGCAGTCCGAAAACTGCTCTAATCTGTGTAGTAGTTATTTAATTTTTGTTACATATTTATTTTTTTCACGATTGTTTTAAGCATATCTTTAAGTTCAGCGTTTTCTTTTTGAAGTTCGGCTAATTCTCTACGAGTTTTCTGAACCATGTGAGTATTCAAAGTAATTAGATTTGTGTAGTCTAATCCGTGTTCTTCATCAAAGTCTACATCATATCCGATTCTTTCTTTGATATCTTCGTGATCAATGCCGAATTTGTTGAACATTGCATAATCATCTGGATTTTCACCCATATCTTCAAACAATTTTTCTGTTGGTTGTGCTTTTAATCCAAAATATCTGTCTTCAGATTTGTCGTAACCGTCAATATATTTGAAGCTGACTGGTTGTAATTGCATATATAAATCTTCAAACTTGTCTAAGGATTGGAAATCTTGCTTCAGACGAACGTCAGAAGTGGAAACAGCTTTATTTGCCCATACAGATGATCCATAGATTCGTGTTTGATAACTGTTGTTACCGATAGCTGTTGATTTGGTTGAACCTGCAATATAGTATCTAGCGACATAATTGCTCATTTCTTGTGAATATAATCCAATTTGTCCAGGAACAGATATTCCACGTTCGGTAATGTAAACAGATTGAGTTTCATTGCTCCAGTTGCCTTCATTGTTTACTCTGAATGAATAGTAACCATTTGAATGGAAATAGACATTTGTTGTATCGTTAGCTTCAAGGCATTCTACATAGTTTGAAGAATTTCCTGTATACACGAATTTATTTGCAGCGAAATTACCAGAATATTTTGCACTAGAATACCCTATATCAAAAGAATTAAATTTATCTCCTTGAGACGCCATAAAAGACGCACCATCAGCAGAAAAACAAACATGCAAGTATTTGTCGGTAGTCTGATTAACAGGGGTAGTGTAATAGAAATTAGAAGCGCCGCTTGATAACGAAACTTCATTAGCTTCGCTACTATAGCTATCAGAATTGTCGTTAACTTGCAAGATTTGTAATCCACCTGCGCCCAACATACCTATTTCTTCTCCGTCTGTAAAAGAAATTTCATCAGGTAAGACACTTACCTTATAGGAGTAAACATCGTCCTCGTCTGAATATTTAACTGTTGAATCAATAGTTAATCCCTTACCAAACAGTTTTGTAATATAGTTGGTTGTAATGGTAGAGGTTACTGTACCATCATCATCTTCGGTATAAGGTTCACTATAACTTCCAGTGCCTGTCAGTATTCCATCCTTTAGTGTTAAATCACCAATCTTACCTTTCGTAGCGGTTATATCACCTGAAATAGTAGCACCATTAGCATATAATTTACCGTTATACCCAACTCTAAAAGGAGCCGAATTACTATCTTCAGCACCAGCCCAGAAAGCTTGATTGCCACCAATACCAGTAGCGGTAGAACCAGAACCAGTAATTAGCCATTGACCATCAATCTTATACTTACCAATACTACCTTTCGTAGCTGTAATCTGCCCACTCAAGTTCGCATTCTTGGCAATCAAATTACCATTTAAATCCCAACTCAAATTAGGAGCTGTAAAGCTACCATCACTCAGCTTTAAGAATGACCCTTGTGTACCACCAGAAGAGATGTAGTTGCGAGATTTAATAGCATCTGTTGCGATTTTATCGGCTGTGATGGTATTAGCTGCGATTTTGTTTGCTGTAATAGAACCATCTACAATAAGATTGCCTGTGGCTCTTTTACGTATCGTCACATGATCTAAATACCAATCTCCCGTTAGTGTAGTATCTGAACCATGCTTAAATGATGCGTACCACATTCCTGATCTATTTGCTTTCCCGACATAAGATATTTTTGTCCATGTTTTGTCTGTTATATTAGCACTCGCCATTTTCTGTCCACTAATATCATAAACAGCTGATCCATAATTACTTGTACTAGCTCCAATACAAACGCCCGCTGAATGATTAGCACCATTGCGATAAACATAGTATTCAACATAAATTTCTTCGTCTTTCTCTAAATAGAATTCTGGAGAAATTGCAGTGCCACGATAAGCAACTGTTCCAGATGCCATTTTTAAAGATTTTGTACCAACATACTTTTGTTCTGTGCTAAGCGAGAAGGTGCCAGTCGGAGAATATAGTCCATTCTCAAAATCAGGATCATCTGCATAATTCGTAAAATCCCCGATAGCAATCTTATTAGCAGTAATAGTATTCGCTTTAATCCATCCACCATTGATCTGCGTAGTGTCACTTACTGCCCCATCTGTCCATTTTTTAACCATTGAATTAAGGTTCGTTGTTGATGCACCATTGTTAGTAACCCAATTGACTGCGCTAGAAGAGTAGCTTTTGGCATCTGTTAAAGCTTGATTTGCTTTATTAGTTGCATCTTGAGAAACATCTTCGGGAGCAGGCGTCCAATCTGTGGCTTTGTTTCCTGCTTCAATCTTATATCTTCGTGTTTTGCATTCTATTGCAGTAACTCTTATATACTTTGTATTGCTTTTCAGTTCTATAATAATACTGCTTTTTTGTCTTGGATTATAAACAACAGTATTTATACAATTTTTATCGGCATCATACTCACAATATCTTCCTGAATTATTTGTGTTTGTAAAATCTTCATATAGAGTAACTGTTATATATTTATTTCCTGAAACATCTATCCAATCACTAGTTTGATCTCCACCGCCAGAACCAACAAAACTTCCTTTACCATCTGTAGACAAATAGCCTTCTGTGATATTTTTTTGAACTAATAAATTCCTACCGCCAATCTGCAAATCATCAACTTTACTCTGCGCTACTTTTCCAATCTCGTTTTTGGCATCGCTGCTTAAACTATTAAAAGTAACTTTCCCAGTCAAATTAATATTATTAGCAACAATATTCAAGAAATCATCTGTGAGTACCATACTAGATGACTTATCTCCGCCCTTAACAATCCAACTAAATTCCTTAGCGGTCTGATTAGCAATAGTTTCTACATTTACGATCTTTCCATTTACATCCTCTGGAGCAGGTGTCCAATCGGTTGCTTTGTTTCCTTTTTCAAGTTTTGGACATGTGAAATATACATACTTTCCAGATGAAGTATTATCACCTAACTCATAACCAAAGCAAGAGAGACCTTTGTCAACACTTAACATTGATTCTGTAACTATAAATGTAATAGAGTATAATTTCCAATCATTTGATAATTTTAGTTTTCCCTGATTTCCTCTGATAGTACCTTGACCGTTGTTATTATCCATTGTACGATTAATCATCACTATATCAATTTCTTTAGTATCATCCGTTTTGGCGTACACACTATATGTTAAGACATCCCCTGCTTTAATAACGTTCCGTTCAGTAATATGTTTGTTAAAATATGGTTTAATACCATGCCATGCATATTTTACTTTAAAAACAGAACAACCTTTAAACGTTTCATCAGCGGTATCATAAATGTTTGTATAATATCCGTTTTTTAAATTCGCTGAATATAACAGTAAATTCCTACCACCAATCTCAAGTCCATTAAAATCATCCTTAGTCACATAAGTTTGACCAACAGTCGTTTTAAATCCATTCATCGTCTGCTTAAAATCACTGTAGTCTTTCTTAAAACTTGTGAAGTTCTCACCATTGTCACCAATTACACTCGTGACCTTACTGACTTTCGTACTAATACCATTGATATTAGTCGTATTTTCCACCAACTGATTTGTAATGTGAGACTGTCTAGCGACAGGAGTACCGTAGTAACAGTTCATGAGTTGACATTCTGACAGAGCAGAAATAGTAGTGCCTAATTTAAATCCTTCTGTAGAACCACCTTCATTTACAACAACCTCAATGCAATTCCATCCTTTTACGAAGCCTAATGTCAAAGATTCACCTTTGTTATTGTACGCATCACTGCCACCGATTAATTTACCATTCAGATAAATATGTGCTCCATCATCATGTGCAAATGTGATCGCAACACTTTTGGCAGCAGAGAATTTTGTAAAAGTAAGAGCATAGCCAATATAATTTTCTGCATAGTTCCAAGCAATACTTAAATCCGTATCATTAATCAACACACTCTGGCTAGGTGTAAGATTTATATTCTTAGCAAATACATCCATTGTACTCTTGCCTTGATATTCACTCGCAAACAGACTCTTAGGATAAATCTCATATCTCCACTTATTCAGCCCTTCATTCGCTTTGCTAATATCGCCTTTAACCAAGTTCAAATCTTGCTGATAAGTATTCTTTTCCACTCTTTGCTCAATGGCTTGTTTGTTTTTATCCACTTTTAAACTCACATCAGAGATCTCTGATTTAGTAGATAAAATCGCTGTTTGGACATCTTCAGGAGCAGCTGACCATCCTGACGCAGATTGTCCTTTTTCTAGTTTAATGTCCCATAATCTAATTGTGTAAGAATTAGTACCATCTGAATACTGATTAACTCTAAGTTTATATTTAGTTGTTTTAGGGGCAGTAAAAACAGCATATCCTTTTGACATATCCAAAAAAGTATTAGTGTCGTCACTTACAAGCCACAACCCCACCAATTTTTCTGATGGAGTATGTCCACCTATGTCATGTTTGGTTGCCCAATTACTATCGGTTTTTGCTTGTAATGTGTATTTTTGATTTGCGCTTAGATCAATAGAGGTAATGATTTTAGGATATGTTGAATAATCGTCTGTTTTTGAACCAGTACGCTCCAGCGGATTTGATTCTCTATAAGAAGATGTGTTCAGTAATAAATTCCTACCATCACCAATATCACTCACATCATAAATCTTAGCAATACTACAAGTATCATAAAAACTACTATCACTAGCCACAGCTCTGAAAGTAATCATAGTAACAGCATCACTGTATAAACTACTATCTTTGCTAACAGTCAGCACATTATTACTGATCGTCAAGCCTTTCTGTCCACTTACAACATCTGCGAAGCTAACTCCACCATCAATGCTGTATTGCCATTTACTAAAGCTAATTTCGCCTTGGATTGTAGGTTTGATTGTAATTGTATTTGGTGCAAATGTTTTACCACCATCTGTAGACTTGAAGTATTGAGATGAAGGCGTAATAGAGAGATTTTTTGCATTGTCACCTTTTTGTCCTTTATCCCCGTATACACCAATAACTTTAGGTGTGCTAATAGGTTCACTCGTGCCATCACTATATTTTGTCTGATAACAGTTCCATAAATACTTTTTATCAGCAGTTAGTTTTTGAGTTGTAATGTCTGTACTCCATCCAGAAGTAGAAGAAGTTACTCCAGAGGCTTGAGATGTCGCTAAGTAATATTGAATTGTTTCGGAAACTCCACGACCTTCGAGGTCTTCTGGATGAGGTGCCCAAGGTGTGTCTACTATACCTTCTGTGAGTTTGAGATTTTTGATGATTGAATAACCAACTTTACTTAAAGCATTTCTTCCTAGATATAGAATTTCGTTTGTGGGTGTTGTTTTTAAATCGTTCGTAGTTAAAACTACTGAGATGTGTTGCCACGTTTCGTTCCCAATTATATTGTTTACAACGACAGTATTAGTGCAAAAATTACTTGCACCTCCGTTACATATAGAGTGACTTATAATTCCTGATCTGTTTGCTTTAATATCGTAACTTAATGTATATTTTGTAGATGGTTTCAGTTGTTTCAACATCTTAATATCTTTAAATGAAACATAAGACCAATTTGATGTAGATATAGCCTCAGTACAAATTAGTTTTACAGCATTGATATTATCTTCTGTAATAAAATCTTCAACAGAATATTTGCCCCCAGAAGACTGTTGTTCCCAATGCTTACTACCTTGATTGGTTTCTCTCAGCATATTAAATGCAAACTTCTCACCATCAACTCCTTTATAACTCACACTATAAGAAGTAGTATCTTTTCCATCACTATACTTAACATAAGTCTTAGTCCATAAATACTGTCCTTGGTCACAACTTGGCATTGTTGTACTCCATGTACCTGTAGGAGCAGTAGTACCACTTGTACTAACTTGATAAGTAACTTCCGTTTTACTTACAGTTACAGAAGTTCCGTTCGTACCGTTTGTACCTTTATAAGATACAGAATATGCTTCGGTTTTGTTACCATCTGAGTATTGTACTGTAGTTTTAGTCCAGAGATATTGCCCATTGTTGACTGTAGGAACAGTAGTTGACCACGTTCCAGTAGGTGCTGTTGTGCCAGAAGTTGACGTTTGATATGTGACTGATTTAGATGTGATTTTTATAGATGTGCCATCTTGACCCTTAACACCTTGGGGTCCCTGTTTTCCACAACTCCAAGAAAACTGTTTCTTAACAGTCTGCCCATCAAGCGTAATAGGAATCTCAATTACTCCTGCATCGGCACCGATAATAGCACCTGCACTAACGCTAAATGTAACCCTTTTACTGCTCTTACTGACAGTAATCCCACTACCAGAAGTAATATTCCCAATTGTGTAATCAGTCCGTTCCTGACTACCACGAATAACAATAATGTCTGTATAGTAACTTTGTGCGGAAGTTACTTTTCTATTTGAATCTGTGGCAAATTGCTGTGCTTCATTTGTTAACATGACTGTAAATGGTTCTGTCATATTAGCAACAGTAATCTCGCCATAGCCTAAAGTTTTACCCATTCAAATATTTCCTCCTTAACGATAATTAGGCGTACATTAAAAAAGACAATAATGTACGCCCTGACATTATTGCCTATTCACTATCGTCAACGACTTCACAGCCGAAAATCATTTTCCCATTTACAACAGATGAATCTAAGAAAATTGCTTTTCCAGATGCATAATTAGAAGCTGTGTCCAATTCCACCCCTTTTTTATCTCTTCGAGTCCAGTTGTAAGTATATTTTGGAAGATCGTTACCAGTAGCTGCTGACCAAGCTGTTCCATTATATTTCATTAAAGTAACTGTTTTGGCAGAAGCATCTACCTTATAATAAAAATCCCCACTCGCAGGCTTTGCAGGAGCAGAAGTAGAGAATGTTGTAGATTTCAATGTATCAATTTCTTTTCCGTTTCTTGTAACGATTACATATAAAGCACCTGCACCCTGTCCATTAATCAATTGATCCCCTAAAGAACTCAATACATTAATTGAACATGGGTCACTCTGATCAATAACACTGACATATGCAGAATATGTCTTGCCACCATAAACAGCATTACATCTGAACGAAGCAACAGAATCTACCATGCTAGGCGTTACTGTTAAATTCGCAGATGTAGCACTTGCAATATCCTGATATGCTCCGCTAACATATTTACTCCATTGATATGTAACGCCAGAAGTAACAGTAGTTGTACCATTTGTTAATGTCGTTTGTAATAAAACCGTGTTACTATCATTGATGATATGATTTCCATTAGGTGCATAAGCTTGGAATAATACAGCATTTACACCATTCGTAGCTTTCGTATTTTTGCTCCAATTAAATTTGTGCGTAGATGTTAATCCTGCCGCAACGATAGAGATTGTAATATCTCCTGACATTGCACTTGCTAAGCTTGCACCAGCAGCAACAGTTAAGATAATTGATCCTTCAGCAGAAGCAGTTGCATCTGTATTGGATTTTACAGTTATTCCACTTGGTAATGTTCCTACAGTAGCTTTGCCAGCAATTCTTGTTGTCCCTTTATAGCAAGAATATGGAATTGTAATATCTTTAGCTGCACTGGCAGTTCCATTAGGGTTGCAAGGAATTACTTCACTGTAATTTCCAAGAACTGTACTCACAGCAGAAGTACCGTTTGTACCATTTGTACCATTTTTACCATCAGCAATAATTGTTACAGTCTGGGTATCCAATAATGTAGTTGTACCACCAGAAGCATACAATTCTGCCTTGATTGTTTTAATACCTGTACTAGAAGGTGTATAGTCAACACTGGTCTGATCAGAACTTGATGTGTATTTCACTGTATATGTATTTCCATCTGTGCTTTCAGAGATTTTAAATCTACCAGAGTAGGCTGTTGCAGCTGTAGTATTTCCAACTCTTTTAGTAGCACTAAATTTAGCCTGTGTTGGACTAAATACATTAGAAGCATTTAATTTCAGCACATTAACTTCAGCATTTACCTGATAAATAGTTGCATCACTACCAGATCTATCTTTATTTAAAGAAAATCTTTTTGTAATATTTGCTTGACCTGATTTAGTACATACAAATTCAACATAACCAGAATCAACAGTAATTCCTGTAACAGTATATTTGTAAGTATCTTCTGCCCAAGTACCAGTGATTCCGCTACTAGGAGTTGGTTTAATTGTCCAGTTGGCTGTGTCGTTTGTTCCGCCTCTATAAATAGTAATTGTCGTATCTGCTCCTGTAAGAGATGAACTATATAACCCACCATTGGCGTTACAAGGCACAGATTGTGTATCATTACTTAATACACAACTATAAACATCCTTACCTGCCGCTCCGTCTCTTAGTTTAACAATCTGATGAATACCATAAACATTATCATCATTCGTAAGTAATTTGATAGCTGCCACATCATTTACAAACACTGCATCATTGTGATTTACAGTAAGAGTAGTAGTTGTGCCTGAGTTAGGGTAGGCAGCGAATGTCCCATCTGATTTTTTATATTGCCATTGTTTTACAGAAGTATTTGTTAACACAGCAGTTAATGTGATAGAAGAAGCAGAAGTAATTGTTCCATTTCCATTGTATTTAAATGTTGTATCTCCAGTAATGCTACAGTCGGATAATTCAGTAGCTTGTTTCACCAGAGTAAAGGACATCTGACATCTTGTTTCTGCTTTAATTTGTGTATCTGGATCAGTATAAACAATACTACAAATATAAGTGATCATTTCTGAACTATTAGGCACTAACATACTTTTGCTAACACTTAACACTCCACTAGATACACTTTCTCCTGTGACAATATTTGTAGATGCTGCTGACCCAACTTTTCTCTGCCAAGTAATGTTCAGTCCAGTCTGAGTTAATGACACCTGTTTATTATCAATAAAAATGACTGGCGTAAGTACCAATTTACTTGCTGACCAGTCAGGATTATATTTTGTAGTTGCATTGGGATCGTATGACACAAAATTTGGTTGATTCGATGTCACATATGCTTGTATCTGCTTCCCATCTGTTAAGTCTGTAATTGTAATCTCGCCATAGGCAAGTACTTTTCCCATATAATTTTCCTCCTTAATTTAAAGTCGTTGCTAATGTTTCCCCATCAACAACAAAAGAGCAACCAAAAGTCGCTCCATTCATAATATCTTGTCTATTTACAACAACACTTTTCATACCAGAGTGCTGTTCATTCCAATAAGTATCTCCATCTAAATCAGATGATTTTCTACACCATTCAAAGTGATTTTCTGACCATTCGTTTGTTACATCTGTACCATTTTTTGTTAATGTGATACTCAATGTAGATGTTCCGTCCACACCAAGTCTTGCTCCTGTAGAAGAAGTAAGAATGATATTATAACCCATCTCATTCATTTGAGAATCAAAGTCATCCAATGTACTATTTACACTTTCTTTAAATGTCGCATACTCTACTCCCCATAAACCGCCTTTGCCATCATAAATCTGTGTAATATCAACTCCGCCTTGTGCGTTCGCTTCAACGATAGGAAAGTTCAGTTTATCTTTTGAAACAGACTTATCTCCAAGCATATTATTTACAATCAATCCATCAGCAATCGCATCCTTAGTAATTCCTTGACTTGTCATGATCGTTGCGCCTTTATCGTCCTTGATAATAATGCTAGGATTCTTGTTTGTATCATAGCCGATCTGGATTCCAACATTGCCTTCAGTATCTAAAAACTGCATAGCAGACCCATTTATTATAAAGTTACCATTCTCAGATAGGATACGCATTGTATCAGAGATTGTAATATCGCCTGCGGCTAAGTCACCGATCGTCATTTTCCCTGCGATGCCATTAATGATCCATGCAGAGTCAAATTTAGCATTTGCTGAGGAAAGGTTGAATACGATACCTGTTTCTGTAGAAGAAGCACCGATGATTGCAGAGTTAATATTGGCAACGTCTGTATTTAACTTTTTAATATCAGCCGAATTCGCAGCAATATATTCTGAATTTATATATTTGCTAAATAACTCATTAAACTCAGCTTTGTCGCCAGTGATATTACCGACATTAATTACTTTATAATTCAGATAATCTCCAAATAGTTTGTTAATTGTTCCTTGATCGCTTAATACATTTTGTACACTACTGTTCACTGCATTCCCAAACAAAGAACTATTTGTCATTCTCTGAAGCATATTAGTCATATACTCAACAGAATCTTTAGAGTCGCCTGTTCCAACAGAAATACTATTTTTTTGCGAAGCAGCAGTATCGTCAAACAGATAAGAGAAATCATCTCTACCTGTTAGACTAGTGATCATATTAGTATATGTAACACTAATTTCCGAACTTTTTGTGCAAGGATTGTATGCAATTGTCAATAATCTTAACTTAACTGCATAATCATCACGTACGCCAACTCGAATAAAGTTACCAACCGTAAACTGATTATGCCAACCTTGTTTATTATCTGAATCTACATCTGCATATTCATTTAAAGAGAGAATGTTATCGAGAGAAGTCTCAATCTGATATTGTGGTTGAGAAGTTTCAGAGATACGTTTTAATCCATCTTGATATAATTCTTCGCAATGCTCGTAAGATGTTACTGCGTCATCAAGAGAAGTAGTAAAGATATTATTGTTTGTATAATCTCCCATATGAACAATGTTCATGACAGCGGTGTATTCTTTATCTGTCAATCCAAATTGCGAATCATTGAGTTCAGAATGAGTATTCATATCTGTCATTACATCGTCATATGGTTTCTTCTGAGTTTTAAGTTCATCGACCTGTGCATTTAACTCTTTTAATTTATATAGAAGTGAGCCTTCTGTGTTTTCATCGCCAAGCCAATTTTTGTACTTAATAAAATTCTTATGGAATACATTATAGGTTTTTTCATCCTTTACACCAGCTTTGCTAATCTCTTCATCAGTAAGGTCTTTCCATTCTTTTTGATATGCAGCGAGAATATCCATAATCTGTTTCTTATATTCATCACGCTTGCCTTCAAGTTCTTTGATTCCATATAAATTCCAGTTTGATTCAAATTCATCATTATAATCAATCTTCTTATCATCGGCTAAATGCAAGTTTTGAATCGCTACCTTAATATTTGGAATAATATAATCTCTTAATTCTTGATATGTATAATATCCTTTGTTGCTTTCTTTTAACAAAGCAAGATATTTCTCGTGATCAACTTCACCAGAAGAAGTAGTCCAAGGTTTATAGACACGATTCTGAATGTCATCTGGTTTATCCCATTTTGTATAATTTCCGTTTGAATCTTTCTCATGGTCATCTCTTGTATCAACACTAACTTGAATAGTTGTCAGCATCTGTTCATACATTTTTAATGTTTTTTCAAGAGTTTCTTGATCCATTGTTTTATATTGAGCAATCTGAATACCATCATTTGGTACACGATAGTAAATTTCATCTATCTTTGCTTGATATTCCGCAGACTTCTTTCCATTCTCAATATATTTAGCGTGGTTATCAATTTGCCACTTTTGCCATACTTTAACCTTGTCAATAGTTTCTTGAGGGAAGTAGTTTGTAGTCAAATAGTAGTCAAGATTATAAATCTGACTTCGACCATAATTGACTCTCGTAATATCTAACTCTTCATCGCCTTGAATTGTCAGAGCATTATACATTGTATCTGCCTGCGGAGTCATTTTGAGCATATTAAGTGCGTTACGCCATCCAATGAAGATATTCGTGTCTTTCCCTATGTTTTCTTTGGCATACGCACTTACCGTTCTGTTGATTGTATCGAAATAAAATACGCATTTTACAACATTGGCAACAGTCGTATTAAGGAACGCATAGGCGTTGGTGTTATCTGCTTCAAACGAATATTTTTCATTCTTTATTGTAGGATCAATGTAACCAACACTCCATCCTGGAACTCTGTCTAATACCAAATGCATCAATGATAATTCATGGTTTCGGTCGTTGCAAAACGTGATGTATTCTTTCGCATAACCCATATCGTCTACGTTATTTGTAGCCAACATTTCCATAGAGTCTTTTGTACCTTTGTTGAAAGATAAACCTTTCATATCCTTATCTTCAAAGGTTTTCTCATCAGAATACGCTTCACATACTTTGTACTCATATCTACCATTATCATTTTGCAGAGAAGGTTCTTGAAGCTGACAATAGTCAAGTCCTTCAAGATAAATCGTCATATGATCTTTTAGTTTCTCGTAGCCAGCAGATTCAACGTATTCGCCATCAACATCTATATACCTGTCTACATTAAATGTAAGACGATTGAAATCCTTTAATTGCTGTTCGTATTCGACGCTCTTAATTTGTACTCCATTTAAGGCACAGATAACAGTTCTATCAGGACGACATAAATAAATTTTTGCATTGTGTTTAATCATAACAGATCACCGATCCGTTTCTGTGGCACATCGAACTCGATTTTATAAGTACACGCACCTGTAATGTTTATAACATTATATCCATCATGCAGTTTAAGCCACGATATATTTCCAACATCAGCCCATCCAATGTCTTCAAAATTAGTTAACCCTGTTACAGTTCCATCTGTTACCATACAATGTTTACAATCAATACATACTGGTAAAGCAGGTTTGCACAGTACTGACATAGAGTTTTCATCACGAACCTCGATTGTTACTGTTTGACTTGTCTTAGAAGTGATCGTTACCTTTGGATAAATCTCATACTCCGCATCGTCGCTATCTACAAAGATGTTTGTTGAGAATTTATTACTTATTGCGACTTCGCCAGAAATCTCATAGTGTTTCCATATAAAAGGGGTATCACAAACGAAACTGCATTGAACTGCATCAAGTTGCCCAAGTTTGCATGTGATCATTTTCCATCCGATATTCTGAAAGATTCCTTTGTAAATAACAGTCTCTTTATCATCTGCAATTCCCGTCAATGGTTTTACAAGAGTAGGAGAAGTTAACCATTTATTGATTTTTCTTTGCTCTGAATTTGTGAACCCATGCCCATTTTCTTTTACAAGGTAAAATTCATATGTGCTCTCATCAGAATACATTGCACCATAATGATTTGTCTCCTGACGTAACATTGTTTTTTCACCTTTAACAATCTCTCGTGAAAATCCTGTGATGTCATTTGTCACATCAAACTGCACGACCATTAGAGGCGTATCTAAGATTGTTTTTGTAGATTGTCCATTATATTCAAATGACAACATATATGTGGTCTCCTTTCTGTATAAAATTTTGCATAAAAATAACAGGCAAGAGTGCGTATTTCTACGCACCACTCAACCTGTTTCTTCCTTATTATATAAGGTTTTAAACTGGACGTTTACGACCAACGATTTTAGCCATGTCACGAGTAACTTTCTGAGAAGTATATTTATAGGATTCATTAACGATTCTTTGAAGTTCTTCGGCAGATACTCCAGAAGGAACGTTAATTGCACCAATAGCTTCTCCAAAGTTGACATTGATTTCCGTTGTACCAATTCCATCCATAGTCATTCCGTTCAGTGTATGTCCATTTGCTAAGGCATTTAATACCTTGTCCTGCCTTATTTTATTTGCCAGATTAACAACATCGACAGTGGCAACTTCCTCCCCTACTGCGAGAGAAGCAAGACCATCATCTCCGTTCTTATGCACGGATTTGACTAATCCACCTTGAGCATAGCCTGTCACTTTACTGTCTGTCAGTCCAAGATCACTTGGCTTAACGCCATAATGCCCTAAGATAGTAGTAATCGTACTATCAATTTTTGCACCCTCTGAACTGATTGTTCCAGATAAAGAAGTAAACGTCTCTTCAATCTTATCAACAGAAGAAGATAACTCTTTACAGTATTTCTCATAATCGTCATTCAGCTGTGTGCTTAACTTATCAAGTCCGTCAATCTGAAGATTATAAATATGATCTTTTACTGTATCATCAAGTGCATCTTGTTTATCCTGTAATTCTGCTTCAAGCCTTGCTCTTTTTGCCTTGCTTGCGGCATCGGCAACCCCATTAAGTGCATTGATCTGTGATTTTAGTATCTGAATATCCTTGTTAGAGGATTTTAATTGCTTGTCGTATGTATAGTAGTCATTAGATTTTTTAATAGCCTCAGAATATGCTGAAATAGTCTTGTTAATCGCATCCAATTTCTGCTTTGCGTTATTCTTCAGAATAGTTGTCACACTATCTTCGGCAGACTTAATACTCTTAACTGCGTCCGCAATATCTTGGTCGCTCTTTTGAATTGCGTCAGCCCATTCTGTGTCAGAATATTCATCACGATGTTCAGCCATTTTGGTACGTTCTTGCATCAATTGATTCAATTCTTCTTTTTCAGATTTGACATTAGCAATATTTGTTGCAATAGCAGCAGTACCATAATCAGTCAGATTTCCGTCATCATCAAACATTGCATCTTCATCGATCAAAGAAGATATTGTTGTAAGTGAATTTTGTAAATTCTGAGCCGCTTTAATCGCACGTTCAAAGCCACGATAATAAATATCGTCACGCATACTATTTTTAAGTTCTTCATTTGTGGTACGGAGATCATTGGCGCTGCTCGTACAAGCATCAATTTCTCCTTGCATCTGCATCCACTCTTGAGAACCTTTCTTGATATCACCAGCTTTTACTTTCTCATCAAGATTTAATTGCATTGTCTTGGCAGACTCTTCATATAACTGAGCCTGTTTTTCATTAGAATCAATCTGCTTCTGATAATCCTCAGTAATCAAATCTTCTCCTTTAGCCTGTTTGAACTTAGCAGCAGAAGAAGCGTTGTTTCCTTGGATTGATTCATAATTTTGTTTGGCATCATAATATGCTTTAACATTAGCCTGAGACTGCATTGCTGCATTAACTTTTTCTTGTGCCAATTCAGCAGCCGCTTGTTTAGCATTGTTATTGGCAGTCGTTAATGCGTTTTGTGCATCACGTTCTTTAATAGAAGCAGATGTCACTTTCTTTGATGCGGCAACTTCAGCCTTTTTAGCCTTATTCTTTGCCCCAACAGCTTTATTGTAGTCTTTAAGTTGTCGTAATAATTTCTTATTAGTAACACCTTTTGTACTAACTTTTTTGCCAGATTTAATCTGTTTCTTTTGAGTACCTGTTAGCTTTTTAGCAGATTTCCTTGATAAAATCTTCTTACCTTTTTTCTTTACAGTATTTGACTTATCTTTTGTCTTTTTTTGAGCTTTTGTTTTAGAAGATTTAGCACTATTGAGTTCTTTCTGATATTTATCATGATTTTTTTGAGCAGTTTTCTGGGCTTCCCTCTGATCTTTATAATCAGCTTCTTTGAGCTCTACCTGCTTTTTCAAAATATTATTCTGGTAAGAGTATGCTGGAAGATCGGCTTTTGCAGCAGTCACCGCCTCATTCTGCAATGCCTGAGCAGCTTTATATTCTGATTTAGCTTTATTAAGATTAGATTGTGCGGTCTTCAGATTCTTAGAAGTTTTATTCTTCGTACTCTGTTTTGACTTTACATTTTTATCTGCTTTCTTTTTAGCATCGACTGAATTATTATACTGTTGTGCTTTTTCCTTAACCTTTCCTTTAAGACCTTTTGTTGAAATTTTCTGACCTTTAGAAATTTTAGAATTTAAAGATTTCTTCTTAGACCGAGATAATCCCTTCTGAGATTTAATTGCTTTCTTTGCAGATTTAGCCTTGCTAGCCTTAGTCTTTTTAGCTTTCGCCTGCGTAGATTTAGCTTTTTTCAGATTTTTATTCGCAGCATCGTCTGACCTCTTTGCCTTGTCACGAGTAGAAGTTTTACTCTTGACATTTTTCTCATTTGCCTCAACCTCATCACCATATATACCTCTTAAAGCATTTACACCAGATCCACCAGTTGAAGCAGCAGAACCACGAGCACTGTAGTAATTGTAAATGTTTGCACGATTATCAATTGCTTTTTGTGCTTTTTCAATTGGCATATTTAACCATTGATTAAATAACTCACGTTGAGTATTCTTGAGCTGTTGAGCAGCCTGAGTGCATGACAGATACTTCTCATATAATTCTTGATAGTGCTCTACAGCAGAGCGCATATTATCATTTGAGATAGTATTAATATTTATGCTACCACTACGAACTCTAGCGAAGTATTTCTTTAACTTTGCTTGATTCTTTTTCTTTGATGTACTTTTAGTTTTAGGAGCTTTCTTGATTGCTTTACTAGCAAAAGAACTGGCTTCAGATTTATATTTAGATGCAGCCTTTTTGTTTGTAGAGATTTCTGTGCCAACAGATTTATATTGATTCCATAACGCTTTGGTTTTTGTATCGGACTTCACATAATCATTGATCATATTAGCAAACTTTTCTGTAGCAGCAGAAGCACGATCTAATTTAATTGCAATGAAGTCGAATTGTTTACCAACAGAATCAATAAGTTTTGCTAATGCTAATTTCTTTTTAGTATTCTTGTTGGTTGCCTTAGTGTTTTTCTTCTTGGAAGAAGTGTTCTTGTCAGTTGCTTTTGTATTGCGCTTTGTGGAAGATGTATGTTTCTTGGTAGAAGAACTTCTTGATTTCTTGGCAATTCCTCCACGCCATCCACCAGAAGCTGTCGCAGACTGACCAGAAGAAAGAGCCTTGAATGATGTTCCATGAGCAAAAGCAGACATTCCACCTTGTACTTTTGCACGAGTAGAAGTATGTCCATTTGCTAACAGATCGGCTGTCTGTTGATGATTAAAGACAATATCTCCAGAATGGATATCTGCAAATTCGGGACCCGTTGTGCCAAGTAAAAACATTCTTTGGGAATTCTTGGGAATAATAGCTTCTACACCCAATTCTCCAACAAGTGTTTTTCCTGAAGTTTTGGAACCAATATTTCCGCCTGCTAATGCATTTGCCGTACCTCTCGCATAAGCAGTTGACCATGCCATTGTTCCACGAGCAAATGTACCATAAGCTTTACTTGGCTTACTTCCACTCTGACTATAATTTACAGATACATTAACAGATTTATCATGTAAGCCATTGATCGCTGATTTTGCAGCTTCAACGGCAGGTAATCCACTTGTATTGATAGTAACTTTTGGAGTCGGATGCATCTTACCTAATGCATTCAATTTTCCTTTAATGCTACTAATTTTATGTGAAGCACTGTCTTTTACTTTGGCGGTAATTGTTTTGTTTTTCAGTTTCTTTAAAGCACTGGCAATCTTTTTGATGACAGAAGACGCATTTCCTTTTGTTTTGATAGAAATGCTCTTAGATTTTAATTTCTTAAGAGATTTAGAAATAGAAGAAATTGTTTTCTTTGCGTTTCCTTTAACCTTAATAGAAATGCTTTTGGATTTCATGCTAGATAAAGATTTCTTGATAGAATCAATTGTCTTTTTAGCATTTCCTTTGGCATTTACTTTAACATCTGACTTAGATGATTGCTTTTTACTAGCAGAAGCAGAAGATTTTGAACCACCAAACAATCCTTTTATTCCATTTCCAATACTTCCAAGAATACTTTTGGCACCACTTAAAGCAGAAGAACCAATGTTCTTTGCACCAGAGACAACATCTCCACCAAACTTTTTAGCACTTGACACGGCTTTATTATATTTAGTGTTATCCGTCTGCCAACTTTGAGTTCCTTGAACTTTTGGTCTCTGATAAGAAGTAGAAGCTTGTTTTGTCTGTGCGCTTTTGAATAGTCCATTTAGATTAGAAGGAATACTCTTAAACCATGATTTTACAGATTCGTATTTCTTATCTGTATCGCCAGTCTTTTTACCAGAGCCTTCAGGTGGTTTCTTATAATCACCTTTGGTTTCTTTAGTTTGACGATCTTTAATCCAATTATTAAATTTGTCTAATAGAGAAGGAGATTTATTTCCTTTTTCAGATGATTCAGGCTTTTCTTGTTTTTTAGGTTGTTGATTATTACCTTGCTGATTCTGATTATTAGAATGATTATTCTGATTATTAGTAGGTTGACCATTTTCCCAAGTAACCTTGATTTGATTATCTTTATGCTCTTTATTATAAGCATCAATAATGGTCTTAACATCTTGGTTATCTTTGCTTGCAGTAATAGATCCGTCTTTACCAATTGTTGCACCATTACGTTTCAGCTCTTTTTTCAGACCATTTTCGTTCTTAAACTTTGTATTCAGATAATATTGACTGTCTGTAGCGCCAGCAGTAATCAGATTCTGACGATCACGAACTGCTTTAAGATATGCTTCCATATCTTTCTTGGAACCAGTTTCATCTGCTTTTTGGAGTGCATCTTGTACAGTTTTATCTTTCTTTTCTCGTTCAGCCTCATATTTCTGATTAACTACACGACCGTTTTCAGATAATGTGGCTCCCTGTGCTTTATCTGCTTTGTCAGTAGCAGCAGAGCCTTCGTCAAAAATCTTATTGCGGGCTTGTTTGGCATCATCGGACTGTACCCAATTATCTCCTCTGTCTTTGATTTTTTGTAAATATTCGTCAACGGAGTTTGTTAAAGTCGTTTCGGCTTCAGCAACATTAAGCTTAATTGTAAGAGTTTGTTCGAATCCTTCTGGCAGCTCTTCTTCATTTCTGCGCAAATCTTCCAACTGTTGTTTGTAGTTTTCAATTTCCTTACCTTGAGAGTCACCTAATGATCCGCCATTCTTTTGCCAAGCCTGTGACCATTCATTCAGCTTTTCACTAGCACCATCCCATTGTTCTGTAAGAGAATCAAACTGTACATCCCAACCATATGTTTTAAGATTATTCAAGATAGATTCAAATGGAGTGACACCCATTCCCATCTTTTTGGCAGCTTTACCGACATTATCAATTTTAACTTTGTAGTCGCCAGTCTTTTCGTTTAATTTAGCCATAGCTTCGCCAGAAGCATTTGTCATACTTTGTAATTGGCTTACAAACTCTTTAGGACCCGAATCGTCAGAAGTGAAATATTTCTTGATATTATCATAGTTTTCTTTGAAATTCTTATCATCCGTCTTTCCAGTAGGGGAGATAAGACCTGCCATTTGCTTGAATTGGTCGGTTCCGACTTTACCTTTATCCCATTCGTCTTTAGCACTCTTTAATCCAGATACAAAAGTATTGTAATTAGCATCATCGTCAGCAGATTTTGTAGCTTGAGTGTATGAATCAAGAGTATAAGATAATCCACTGTCTTTGTATTTTGCAACATTATCAAGACGTTGTTTTAACTGTTCAAGAGAACCTGTGAAGATTTCATTCTTATCTGTGATCAGGTCATAAGCTTCAGATAATTGATCTAAACTCAGATTTTCAAAGTAATTGCCACCAAAAATCTTATCAAAGTCTACAGAAGAATTAAGTTTTTCACCTAACTTTTCGTATTTACCGCCCTGGTCAACCATATAGTCTTTGATCTTTTGTAATGATTCGGCTTCTTTGTCATAGCCTTTTTCATTATTTTCATGGAAGCTTTTTGTCTTTTTATTTGCTTCGTCTACAGAATCGGCAACACCTTCGATAACATTCTTAACTTTTTGTCCACCGATTTCTAAGCCTTTAGAGTCAAGTTTTAATAACTCATCTTTGCTTGTTGCTTTAGAAGTAATCTGAGAAATGTATTTCTGCATTGTTTTCTCATCAAGTTTCTTACCAGTACTTGACAATACAGGTGTATACATAATTTCCTTATTTTCAAACATACTTCCGTCGGCACCAGCCATAGAAGAAGAGATAAGTGTACTATAAGATTTCTTCTTGTCATTATTTAACAATACAGGTCTGCCATTAAGGTCAACATTACCTACTTTAGATGATCCCTTAGACAATCTTTCTTGTCTATCAGATTGATACTGAGAGATTAATTTTGTGAAATCTTTCTGGTTTTGAAGGTCGGCTACGGTTTTTTGATCTTTTGTTTTCTGATTCTTAAACTCACCCTTAAGAGTCTGAATCATTTTCTGAACATTTTGTCCATCGGCTGTTAATACATCATTTCCAGACATGCTAACTCCAAGCATTCCAGATAATTCTTTAGTAGAAGCACCTGTCTTTTTCTTAAGAGTCTCAAATTGCTTATTGATTTGCTTTTGCCATTCTTTCCCAGTTAAAGACGTATCTCCTTTGATATCAGAGAATTTTTCATAAGCATCTTTTAAAGAAGGATCAGTTGCAAGCTTGCTTGTAAAACTACGAACTTTCTGTTCTTGTTCTTCAAGATATTTTGTAGCACCTTTACCAGACATCTTATTAGAGCTTAAATCCATGTTACTTACATAACTCTTGGCAAACTCCTGTGATGTCTTATCTAATGTTGCAAAGCCCTGTGACGCTTCAAGTGTATTTTCAAGAGTAGTAGACTTAAACTTTTTGAGCTGATCTTGAACTTCTTTCAGATTACTCTTTGTAGCTTCGACATATTTGCTCATAGTATTATCTTTAACACCGAGTCCACCGCTATCAAAGTTTGCATTGTTTAATAATGTAGATAACTGTTGATCTGTTAAGTTATCAAGGTCTGCATTTTTACCAAGAATACTCTTAGCTTCTTTCTTGTAAGCTTTTGTGTTCTTGATCATGCTGATGAGATTAGCTTTATTAGAATTTAATCCATCGCTTTGAATAGATTTTTTACTTGCAAAGATGCTGTGAATAGCACCAGAATCTTTTGTACCGAGCAATAATTGTCCACCTAAATTTGCTGCCGCCTGTACACCGTTTCCAATAACAGCACCAATAGCTGTACCTGCACCAGGAGCAATCAGTGTACCAATTGCGCCACCAATTAAAGCTCCGCCAATACCAACACCTTTCTTTCCACCAGTCAGTAGTCGTCCGACATTACCAGTAAGGCTTCTGTCGCCAACTCGACTACCTTCAGTGGTTTTATTCATATTTAGTGTGGCAGCTTTGTTCTGGATAGCTAAATTTTTCTTACTAGCAATCGCCTGTTTGTTTTTCTGAATTTGACGTTCATATTTCTTAATAGATTTGTCAATTGCAGAGTTGTTATCAATAATAGCATTTCCTTCGCTATCCATTGATTTAACAAGATCTTTATTTGTCTTAACAAGTTGTTTCTTTAATTCAAGATAACGACTGTAATCAGATTCAGACAGTCCTACATTCTGATTAGTTGTATTATCAACACCTTTGGCGAGTCTATTGAACTCTGCCTTGATGTTATTTACAGAGTCAAGTTTATTCTGACTCTTATTGATTTTCTTATTGTATTTGTCGAGGTTTTTTGTGCCAGCGTTTAACGCTCTACTACGGATAGTGTTTGCAAGTCCATTGGCAATAGCAGCGGCACCTGTTCCGATAGCGAGTAATGTGGCAGGAAGATTAGCTCTAAGAGTTTCTATCATTCCAGTTCCAACACTACCGATAGCAGACTTCACATCTCCAAGTTTTGCTTTGAATTTAGTAACACCGTTTGAGAATTGCGTATGTGTTTTTTCAACGCTATCCTTCATACTTGTTTTAAATTTACTTGCAAAACCTGTAGTTGATTTTTCTGCATCTTTTGTTTTTTCATTGAAATCTTTAAAAGAATCCTTCGCTTTATTAGTAGTCTCTGGAACAGAGTTCATTGCATTTGCAATTTCTTTTGCCTGATCTACACCTTTTTGTATACCAGCATTGTTCAAAGCCTGTTTTGCTTCTTTTTCTGAAAATCCTTGAATCTTCTCACTGCGACCAGCGTGAGTTAACATATCATAAACCGCATCTTTACTCATACCTGCGGATGTCCATTGTTTAATTAAGCTTTCAGGAGTATCGGAAGATGTTATACGATCAAAAACACTTCTCGCTACATTAGATCCATTTCTTTTTCTTTGTTTAGTAGATAAATTATTAATTTCCTTTGCAACTTTTGCAACGGAACCAAGTGATTTTAATGACAAAAGTGTTTGCTGTATTACATTGATTGCGTTTCAATATAATGTTATAATTATCATATCAAATAAATAAAAAGATAGGAGAGTATAGTATGGCGTTAATAAAATGTCCTGAATGTGGGGAGCAAGTAAGTGATAAAGCTGATCAATGTATACATTGTGGATATCCATTAACAAAAATTAAAGAAAATAATGATTATCAACGGATTGTAAATCAAAGACAACAGCAATTGTTCAAAAACCTGACCAATACAACTTGTAATATAAACGGAAATATAGTTGATTTTTCTAAAGCAGTACAGGCGATGAAACAATGGAATAAAAAAGAATCAATTCAGTATATTTTAGAATCAATTGATAATTCTGGGATTGATATATGTGTTGATAATAAAATGACATTATTGACACATATTATACAGCAATATTCGGTTCCAGAATCATACAACGCAATGACAAAAGAGGAGTATGCTGATGATTTAGACAACATGGATGGCTCTATCGTTATTTGTTATTTACATTACCATAAATACGATTTTGAAGATACTGCTAGAAATTTGTATTTTAAAAAGAAATTAACAAAACAAGATTTCAATTATATAAAAGAATTATCAATCTTGACAGAAGAAGAAAAACAACAATTAATTAGTGTATTGCAGTTGTCTAATGAAGTTCCATTGTCATTTCCCGAAAGCTGGGATGATGTATTATATCACAACGGCATTAAAGAGGCTGAAAAATTCTTCGATCAACATTATAAAAAAATACATAAGAAAAAGAAGAAGAAAAATAAACAGCATTCCAACAATAAACCCAAACAAACAATACAACAGCCTAATGTTCCCCACTGCCCAACATGTGGTTCAACCAATATTGAGAAGATCAGCATGACAAGGAAGGCAATAGGATTCTGGGCAGTTGGTTTCTTGAGTTCGAGTGTGAGAAACACTTACAGATGTAAAAACTGCGGATACAAGTGGTAAAAATAATAAAGGAGATAAATAAATTATGTCATTAATTAAGTGTATGGAATGCGGTAGAAAAATTTCCGACAGATCAAGGAAAAGTACTTATTGTGGGTTTCCAATTGAGGAATATTACGAATATTTAGAATTTCAAAAAAGAAAATTGAATACACGATGTAGTTTTAAAGGCACTGTAATTGATTTTTCAGATATTGTTCCAAGATTTAAAGATAAATATTCTTTTGATGTTTTTGATGATTTGTGTGCAAAGTTCGAAGAATATGAAATTGATATTGCTTATAGTAGTATAATGAATTTTGTAAAAGAAGTAATGACAACACATATAATACCAGAAATATATGACAAATACGAAACACAAACCGATATTGAGGAACATCGATCCCTTCGTCTGTTTGCAAATAGTCGATGTATTATCAAGCATAATGATATACCATATGATTTCTCTTATTTAAAAAAAATACTAAAAGAACATCATCAATGTACGGAAGAAGCAATCAAGTATATCAAAAAAATTCCAGAACTTTCAGAAGAGGAGCAAAAAGATTTTATAAGACAATTAAATTACCTCCATTGTATTCCATTTACATTCCCATATGACGAAAATAAAATCATGCAAGTCGATGCAATAAATTATATTACAAATTATTGGGGAAGAGACACGGAAAGTAAACCGCATCCAAAATACCAATCACCTACAAATCAAGTTTTTTGTCCTAATTGTGGTGGCAATCATATTAGTAAAATTGAATCAACGGTGTATTCACCAACATTACATAGAATAGGATTATTACAAAATAATTTCATGAAAATACGACAATGCAATAATTGTGGTTATAAGTGGTAAGAAAGAGAGGACTATCAATCCTCTCTCTTTAACACAGTTACAATATCTTCAAAGTCGTTATTATATACTTCAAGATAATCAATATCACTAATCTTCAAAACGATATTCGCATTTTCCTTCCCTTCAGCTCTTGCATAAGTAGCCAGCACACTACCGTTTTGCGAAAATTTTGTGAAAGCATTTAACACAATATATTGTTTGTCTTTCCCTTCATCTGTTAACCGTAAGTTGCCCATAAAGAAATAATCTTTATCTTTTAGACGAGCAATTACACAGCTACCATTTGTATAATCAAACACATCATCAAGAACATTGTTGTTCGTTGTGATATGAAATTTATCAGCGATCCAGTTCTTGACATTGTCATTAGATAACACAAGAGATAATAATAATGCTACTATAATACATAAAATAATAGAAATTCCATTATTGATCCAAGACGTATCTTTTACATGTTTTAAGATATTTAATCGTAATAATGCGATTGTTGCTAACGACACATAACTAATAATGCAGCTTCCAACATTAAATGCAAATCCTGAAAGTTTTTTAGAAATTGTTAGCTGAAATATAAATAAGAAACATACGCCTGGTATGTAATATTGCAATATACTAGGCACAGCCTCAATTATTAAACTAAGTTCTTTGATAAAGTATCACTCCTTTGACTTATTGTTATTCTGAGTTTGTTGGTGTTGAATAATTTTATCCAACATTCGTTCTTGGTTTGTCATACTATTTATTTGCTGACTATTTGTTTCAATAATATGTACATTTCCGTCTTTGTCTGTTACTTGTCTACTCATAATTATACTCTCCTTTGTATATATAAATTAATAGTTATAATTTATTATACAGCAAATTTCTAAATTAATAAAGAGTATAACAAAAGAGAGGTAACCGTTGAGTTATCTCTCTTAATTCTATTTACGCAACAAATCAGTTTTCTACGATGAATTATTGACAAAATAACATTTCTGTAGTAATATGACAATATCCCATATAACTTATTTATCGTCAAGTTATATGGTTAAGTTTACAAGAAATGCAACGAGTTATCTTCCAAGTTCGTCATTGCATTTCCAAAGGATTTACAGTCTATTAGTTACCGCAAGTTATTTCTGATAGACTGTTTTTTTGTTATGGATAGAAGTAGAGCAAAAGCAGTATCTATAGAGATGCTTTTGTTTTATACATCAACCAGCTTAAAATTAAGCTCGGCTAATTTTTAATTGAAATTAATTCTATAGTATGCAATAATATGATTGTCTATAGTGGCACAAATAAGGTGCTAATTCTACGACAATTTAAAAATATCAATAGAAATACTGAAAATATTCAGATTTCCTATTGCATTTTTTACTATACTATTGTAGAATACAAATAAGGAATTAATTATATTTAATGAAGCATGATAAGCTCATTTCGTTACAATAAAGTGTGGTGGCTGAGTTGTAACAGAACCTAATAATTATGAGAGAGACGTCCGCTAAACGGGTGTCTCTTTTTTTCATCTGGATATTTATTCCACTATATGATATAATCGTATTGCTGACTGATTACAAATAGCTTTTGTAATTGCACGCCTTTCAGTGCCTAGTATGTCTATTATATACGCACAAAGAAAGGAGCGATTCATGTTAAATAGTATAATTCAATTCCTAATTATCTATGGTCAACCAGTGGCATATAGTAGTATGACTGTGTATTACATAGTTATGACTATCCTTGCTATTGTGCGACATAAATAATTGATGCTTTGCATCGTTATGTAAGAGTACATATTGTGTAGATAACGAATGATGACTCTCGAATACTAACCCACCACAATTAGTATTTAGAACGATATTTGTGTGTATATAGGAGATATTAGACGTTGTTTACACAATCGCCTTGCATTCCACAGCATCCAAACACTTTATTGATTTATTTTACCAAGTTACAAATAACTTTGGCTCATATGTACTAATAGAAGTACAATTTATAAAAATGCCAATCTGCAAAAAACCTTATAAAATAAGGACTTTTTGATGGTCGTTTTTTACATAAAATTTGAATTTTAAGTTCCCTGCTTAGAGATGCAATATCTCTGTACGCAAACGATGATAGCAGGTAAAACATCGACATTAATTTACACTTTTGGGCTATACATTACCAGACAATGATCATAAGGTCGTCATTATCTGTCAGGATCGGTAGTCTCTGAACATCCATTCTTATTAAAATATCTTAGCTACTGTGCCTTATCCCGAAGCACGTTTCTTATGCGGTAGTTTACCGATACTTTCCTATACGGTAAGAATGTGTGCGGCTGATTAGATACAATCGTATAATACAATATGAATATCAAATTCTTAAACTATTCCGTCTATTGTTGCCAATTCCGTTTCAGTTTTGATATCCTTTTTCGTTCCAGCAATTACTCCTGATACGTGTATTTTAAAACCCCGTATCCTATATATTTGTCCAAAACACCATTTCTGTTTCTTCCTTATATATAGTAGGCTCACTGTCACCCTAATGATTTTGAGATAGGGTCAACCTAGGTTTTTAAAAAGTTTAATGCCAGCGAAGCCAGCGGCAGCAGTTTTTAATAATCCAAAACTACTTACTAATTTATTAACTACATTAAGAACATTTGATAATAAAGTAATTCCTCCACCAAGAAGGTTTTTATCAGCAAATGTTGTTGAGATAGATTGGAATGAGTTTTTAAGATCTTCTGTTTGTCCTTCCAAACTATTCTTATAAACTTCATACTTTTTATCTGTAGATCCAGTAGAATTTTCGGATACTTTCTCGTATTCTTGGGCTTTCTTATAGTTGCCCATTAGGACTAAAAATTGCTCCATATGATTGGTTTTTTTGTTACTTTATATGCGTTTTTTGCATAATACCACACAATCCAATATGTGGCGACCAAGAATTTCTTCTTGATTCTGCATCTTCATCTAAGGGACTAGCTTAGGATTATAAATGCAGAGCAGACTCTATCTTTATCTTATGAATATAAGATATGATGCGTAGGCTGACACATCACTGTGCCAGCACATAGTCGTTACGGATTCTGATATTTTGTTTGTTTAAAAATTCTTTAAATTGTTCTGGTGTATTGTTTCCATGCCCATACATACTATGAAATTGTTTATGTAAATTTCGATCAATACAAATTCCAAGCGGATATGAATTATGTATTTTTAGAAATTCATCAGTTAAATATTGTAATTCTTCTTCACTATAATCGGTAAAGTTTTCTTTTAAAGGGAAATCAATATTCTTTAATGTCTCAGATAGTATCAAATTAAATGCATACAAGTGATGTACGTCATAAATTTTGCTACCAGTTATAATGCATTGATTATTACAATGTTCAATTGATTTTCTCCGCCATGGTCTAATTTTAGGTCTTAAAAACTTTGGAATGTCTTCATAAACACATCTTTCAATTGGATGGTATAACTGCATACGATCTCTTTGTCCTCTAACCGCTTCAGAAGTTCTATGTAGATATTCAGCAATTTCTTCATCTGATTTAATAGAGTATTGTGTTAAAAGATAATCGATTTCATTCTTGCCCCAATATCTAAATGAAACTAGACCATTTTCATGTGCTTTACAAATAATACTTCCCCTAGTATGTCTTGGTAGCATTTTTTCCATTTCTCCTGGTTGCAAGATAGGATAATATTTAAATAGTAATTCCATTTCTTTATCTGTCCATCTTGCCGACTTTTCTAATCGTAATTTATGTGCTTTTGTTCGAATAGCACCAACGGTATATTTACCATGAAATATTAGTTGTGAAATTTCTTCAATAGACAAATCAGACGGATAAACCTCTTTCAATAAATCTACGTCTTTTTCTGACCACGTTTTTCGACGCACCAAACCAAGTTTCATAGCTTTGTGTGCAATCGAATCTTTTCGTTTATTTGGTATATGTTTGAGTATTTCTTCCCATGTAGCTGTAGCATAGTTCTCAATTAAATATTTTTCTTCTTCATCAGTAAATGGATTTCTCCCAACTTTAATATAATCATCTCCTTTTGTGTAAAATAAAAAGACGTGCTTATGCACATCTCACCAAAATATCAGTCTTTCCTCGGAATTCTCTGTCCCCAGCTCTCTTCCGATATGGCATCATTCTTAACGATATATTTTGAAAGCGTCGTTCATACGTCACCGTATGTTCAGGCACCAATCTTTGTTTACCAGCCATCGCTTTTGCAATTGCTCTTTGAGATACGTCACTGTAGCTAGTCCATTTGCCAGCGACTTCATCAAGCACATCACCGAAATTTCTGAATTTATCTTGTTTGTCTCTTAGGTTAATTCCTTCACCTTTTAAGACTGTTTCTACGTCACTCAGGTCTTCGCCATTATTTTGATAATCTTTAAGTCGTGCTAGTTTGATATTTCCCATACGGGAGAAAATGGCGTTCAAACCAGTTCCGACTGAACTCATACCTTCCTGAGTTGTTTCACCGATAGTTGCTAAATAACCAAGCAATTTGTCCATACTGACACCCGCTAAATTTGCATTCGTTGCAACTTCGGACATACCTTCTGCCAAACCTCCAACATCAGTAGCGGAAGCCATATCTACAGAACTTAATTTATCTACGATTTTTAAGGTATCTTCTGCACTCGTAATGCCATAACCTTTTCTCGCAGAAGTTAAATATTTTGTAGCATTTTCAGATGTTAAATCACCAACCTTGCTAAGTTTGATAGAACTCTCTGCAAGCTTATTAGACTTTTCAACACTTTGTCCCTGTTTCATCCATTCAGTAGAAGAAGCAGCAACATCCGTACCAGTAGCCTTTAACTGATGTCCCATATCTGAGTATGTTTTCATCAATTCTTTTGCTTTCTCGTTAGACGCACCAGTAGCCATCTGTAAATTTGTCATGGCACTATCTACATCGTATGTGTTTTGCACCATTTCTTGTGCTTTGTTCATACCAGTCTGTAAGACACCGTATGTTCCTACAAACTGAGAAATCTGACTAAATCCACGCTTAACTTCTGAAAACATTGAATTTCCAGTAAGCCCTTTCGCAGAAATTTCAGACTGCATTTGCTTAAACTGTTGGTTAATGCTTTGAGCTTCGCCTTTAGTTGTGGCATTCTCGGATTGTTTCGCAAGATTCTCTAATGCAGTCCCATAGTCCTTAGCGGCTTTAGTATTATTCTCCATATAAGTTCTGATCTTATTTGCTTGAATACTACCTTCGCCAGGATTAAGTGCCTTGCTCTGAGTTGCATCGAGAATTTTCATCTCATTGTTTAATTTTTCATATGATTGGATTACTTTCTCATTCTGCTTAATGATCGCATCCTGATTAGCAGTTGAAGGATTTGCTTGGTATTGAGTATGTAATTCCTGCAAACCTTTTACATTCTTGTTATATTCTTCAAAAGACTTATTCGCATTTTTGTATTCTTCGCTGCCACTGTAATACCTACTAAGTTTCTTTTGTTGTGCTGCTAAATTAGCATCATATGATTTATTTCCAAGATTCCTAGAAACATTTTGCACATAAGAATCTTTTTTCTCTTGCTCTTTGAAAAGAGCTTGATTAAACCAATCACTATATTGTTCCTCTTGTTTGGCTTGTTTTTTAGCTTGTTTCTCTATATCACTCTTCAATACTTTGTTAGGAGAAGAATTTAATAAAGATAGACTATTTGTAGCATTTTTATCATACTGCTCAAGTTTTGAATGAGCATCAATCAAAAGGTCACGATTTTTTATAGTTGGGTCCTTTTTAAAGTTCCCATACATTTTATTGACTTCTTTACGTTGCTTTTCATAGTCAAGAATGTTGCTCAAAACAGCATTGTATTCTTTGCTATTATTATCGACATACCCAGAAAATTGTTTTTGATATCTTCCAGATTTAGAAGCAAATCTCTTCGCTTGAATGTCAGATTCAATCTTGGCAGCTTTCTCATTTAGTTTTTTCTGTTCTGCTTGATATTTTTTATCAGCTTTCTCTTGCTCTTTGAATGCTTTATTTTTTGCTTTCTCTTGCTCTTTTAATGCTTTGTCTGCATATTGATAAGCAGTTGGTGTTGAAACATTTTCTTCGTTTGCGATCTGCTTTGCAACATTAGACATTTCTTTAGCTTGGGCTTTTGCACGTTTAACAAGACCTTTATCAATAGATGTTTCTCCACTCGTATAGAATGCCCCAGAAGTATGTTTCATCTGTTTTTGAATCGCAGATTTACTATATTGTACATATGATTTTGCCTGAGCATTTGCTTGTCGTTTAATTTGATTATTAAGTGTTGTATTTGTTGATCCTCTCGTACCAACAGTAGGGTTAATATGCACATCCCTATCTTTTACAAGATTATTCAATTGAGACTCAACATCGCTCTTATTCAATATTGCTTTAATGACGGCTTGAAAATCCATTTACTCACCTCTTTCATGATTTTGTGCAATAATAAAAAGAGCCTATACAAAAATAGACTCTTTACGTTTCAATATATAATTAACAGACGGTCAGGGAATCGAACCCCGATCTCTGGTTTTGGAGACCAGTATAATTCCATTATACCAACCGCCCGTGAGAGCAATGATCAATTACTTTTTACTTATTGTTTAACTAATTGCTGTCAAACATGGCTTCAGTATCCATGTACCAGTAGGGAAGTCATAAAGATGTGATAAAACATATTCATGTGCTTCGATGACTGAACCAACATTTACCTCTGTATGTATAACTATTCCTCCGCCATACATACTCCATTCGGCACAAATAAGTGTATAGTAATTTTTTCTATTCTCTATCATCATAACATCATCTCCTACTATATAAGTGGTGTTACATCATAGATTTTGTCGTGTAATTGATCATTGCGAGTTTGAGTATATCATAGAAATATATTTTATGTATACAGGTATCTTTTTCCAATATTACAAATCAGACAAAGAACCTTGTTTTCCTTCTTTAATACCGTCTTTTGTAAAGTATTTTCCGAAGTCATCTTCTGCGGATGAATCGTTGTAAATACCAACCAATTCCGTAGAAGACCATCCAAAGAATTCTTTGATAACATCAATCGGAATATTCTTCTTTGCGAAAGCAGTACAAGTATAATGTCTCATACAATGGTAGTAGAAGTCTACGTCCAACATCTTTGAAAATTCAGCTGTCCATTTGTCAAGATTGGATCTACGATGCCAACCATTTTTATCTTTCGTTACAAAGATATCATCAATGTCAACGCCAAGTTCTTTACGTTGTTTATCCCATAAATCAATGTATTTTTTAACATCAACAAGGATAAATTTGTTTAACTGCTTACCTAATTTACCACGACCCTTGGTGCGAATCTTTGGCGTTTTATATAAAGCACCATCAAATTCAAGAGCATCTTCAGTAAAATAAGACATCTTCATTTGAATGATTTCAGATTTTCTCATTCCAGAATAAGCAGCAATAGCAATAGCACATGCTTTTTCATATTTCTCTTGTTCGACAAGAGTTTTTAATAAGTCATCAACTTTTTCATCTGGCAGAATCGTTTTCTCACGCACTGCCTCATTTGCAGGATTCTCAATCTTATTTACAATTTTTCTGAATCCTTCAAATTCTTCTTCCTCATCTAACATATTTTCGATATAATCAGATAAAGAAGAAAGACATGATTTAACACGTCTTGTTCGTTTAGGACTCCACCCCCATACGTTAATTGCATGATTTTGAAATTTAGCAATGTCACGTTTGGTTAATTTTGCAAAGTCCTTATTTTTATTATGTTCCAGATTCCAACACCAGAAAATATCTAAGTCATTGCGATAACCTTTAATCGTACTCTGCGCACGATCAACAGAAGCAAGGTAATCTAACCACTCATTGCCTAAATCTTTGTTATCTTTATTGACCAATGCTAGTTTTTCTGGAGATGTAATCTTGTTATATACCGTAAATCTAGCCAACGGTAAAACCTCCTATGTGTAAAATAAATACAACCACAATATATAGTGGTATTCGTAAAAATGAATCACATATATTGTGGTTGATAAGCATATAAAATCTTGGTTTTATTTTGTGAAAATTACATCAGATTTGATGTGAAAAGAAATTATTGTTTAAATCTTTTTGCAAATGCCTGTTCAGCATATTGTTGAGCTTTTTGCTCTGTACGTTGCCAGAATCCAGAAGTTAATACAATACCAGATCCACCAGATTCCGCTTCCGAGAAAACGTGTGGAGTAGAGTAAGTTCCAGTATCATAATTGTATCCCTGATCAAGATACACAGTGGCACTAACAGAATCTCCGCCACCAACAACGCCAGTTGTTCTTGCAGAGTTTTTCATCTGATATGTTCTTACATATCCACCTTGCTCTGGAGGTATTGGTTCTCCACCTGCATAAGAAGCAGTAAGCTCTTGATTGGCTGTTAAGAACGTTTTACTCTCAGCTTCACTTACGGCATCACGCATTTCATTCTGGATTTGTCTCCATAATCCAGCCATTGCACCCATGTTTCCCATGAGATCACCTTACTTTCTGTCAATAGAAACTACATTATTATTGACTGCATCAGCGGCACCCTGTTTAATTGCTTCAAGTGCATCAATTCTATTTTTCTGAAAATCATCAGATTCAACAACAGCTTTTGTAATGTCTTCAGCAGTAAAGTCAAAACCATGCTCTGCAAAATACTGCATCATCTTCTGAGTTACTTCTGGATCAGCTTTGGCAAATACTTCATTGATATATTCAAGAGCAGGTGCTAAAGCTACGACAGATTCTACTAAATCGTCAACACCTTCGACCTTGAAATTCACATCTTTGCTGTCAAGTTTAATATCAATTGCACTTGCAATTAACTGCTGTTTGATGTAGTCACATTTTTCATCAATTGCAGTTAACATATCTTTAAACTGTACTTTGTTAATAACATTTTCATCAACAAATTCGTCAACATCAATATCTGAAGCAAGTGTATATAATTCATCAATACCAATGCTTTCTAAATCCACGTTTCCATAAAATTTGATAATATTCATCTTGATTCCCATAAGTTTACTCAGTGGATCATAGTCCATACTAGATATTCCGTTTTCGTCCTGAGTTACAGGAAAAGCAGAGGCTACAACGGCTTCAACGAAATCATTTGCCTCAAATCTATTTAAAGACCCATCTTCATAATGTCTTGTTTCAAAAGCAATTTTACCCATAAAATTATCTCTCCATTTCTCTATTTAACTTCTCAAGCAATTCAGATACATGATATCTGTAATTGACTTTTAATTTTCGACTATTAACAATGATTGGATTGAAATTTTTTAAATCCTTTTCGTTGAATGATTTTTTATCCATAGAAGCAATCATTCTGTCAAAATCATTGATGTGTTGAAAATACGTAGTTTCCATGTTATCTTTCTTTCTAAAATTAAATAAAAACCCTGCGATCATATTTTTGTAACCAACAAATTCTCTTAAACCTTTAATCTGATGATAATGGATTACACCTTTCTCTTCTTTGGTACGTTCAAAAGAAATAGAAGAAGTGCCAACACTTTTCAATTCCAATGCGTACATATAAGGAGAGGAAAATAAGAAACAATCACAAGGATTCTTACTTGAAAATCTTAAATTACTACAACCACCAAAAGATTGTGCTTGATCTTTTAAACGATAGTAGAATATGTCTGAAGGAATACTGGCTTTCCAATTTTCTTCAAATCTCTTACCAACATTCTTTGCCAACCTATTCACCTACCTGATATTTATCGTTAATATATTTTCTATAATCAACATATAGTCTATATGTATCTTTTTTTGGATACCAGAACGCCATAATATCTGCACGTTCAGACGGATAGACCAGAAGTGGTTGTACGCCATGTTCCACATAGAACTTAACCTGTGCCAAACTTGTAACAGGAATGAGTTTTGTATCTTTATAGGCTTCCTGCAACTGTTCAGGCGTTGTAATTTCTGAATTCAATAAATACACCCTTTCTTTTAAAATCGTAAAAAATAGGGAAGAAAACAAAATCATATAATTCAATTTGTGAACCATATTAAAGTTTTGTTCTCTTCCCTATCTTCTAACTAAAATGTAAAACTATAATATGATTACTGCAATATTTTTTCATGTTCAATATTCCAAGTTAATACACTACTGATTAGTATAAACTAACCAGTAGTGATAAATAATGTCCTTAAATTAAGCTAAAGACTTGATCTGATAAATATCTACAAATTCATCATCTGCATCTGTCATCAGGTCAAATGTGATCTTCAGTGTAATAGGATCTCCCTCAGCTGCGAAAGCTAATTCGATATTTCTCTGAGGTGTAGCTTTGTAGCAAGTGATATGTAATGGTGTTACAACTCCCTGCTCAGATTTCTGGTTGATTTCTGCGTCAACTCTGAAATCAGCTAATTCCTGATTATCGTTAATCTTAACTAACTGAAGCGTAGCATCATTTACGACATAAGATACATCGTATTTCTTACCAGCAACGATATCGCTATCTGTTGTAGCTGTAAATACTTTTGTTGCTACAGTTCCTTCGATCTGTGTTCCACCAACATCACCTTTTGCGTAAACGAATAAAGCTCCTGCTTTTGGATCGTCTGGTAATGTAAGTTTTCCTGCTTCTGTAGCAGTGATCGTCTTCATTTCTGCACGATCTCCACCTTCTGTAATTGTACCATTACCAAAGATAGAGAATAACTCAAATGGATATACCTGAATTTCTGCTTCAAGTGTTCCTTCCATTGGGTTAGCAAATGTTACAGCATCTCTACCTCTCTTTTTAGCTTTTACAGAATCTGCTGTAATATTTAATGTTACTGTATTTGCATAATCAACTCTTAAAGCCTTTTTGCTTGTAGCTAAGTTAGTTAACTCAAATACACCGCAGTCACGGCTTGCATATTTCTTACTAGCTGCCATTTTGTCACATCCTTTCATTAGAATTTTTAAATTTTAGTATTAAAAAAAGACCCATAAAGATAGGTCTTATTTTTCCTCGTTAAGGTTTTTCAAATATGAATCTTCTTTAAAGTCACTACCTTCAGTTCCCCAGACACTGGCATTAAGAGCCATGATTTGATAATTTCTATCAATTAAGATTCTTTGAAAGTTATCATATAATTGAGGAATTGTTAGTTGTCCTACGTTAGTAAAATTAATACTTGGGTGATACGCACATACGACAGAGATAATATTTCCGATATCATATTTAGGATCTTGTTTATCTAAGTTTTTTCCACGAGTACGTTTAGCTTTTGCCTTATCACGTCTACGCTGCATTTGGATAACAACAGGATCTTTTTGTTTTGATAATTCTTCGGACACTGTGCGTTCATTATTGATGTTTGAAATTTGCATCAGAATATGTAATACATCATCAAAGATTTCTCGATCAATAACCCCGACAACCTGTGATTCGATTTCTCCAGTTTCTTCGTCTTCATGTGTTTTTAAGATCTCAAATCTTTTTTCTCTTAATTTATACACAACATCTTCGACAAAATAAAAGCAAAATGCTCTCACATAAATCCGTATAACATCTGTGTTTTCTGATACCAAATCAAATAATTTAACATCTGTTCGTTCTTCATAAGGTAATGCCAAAAAAGCATCATATTTATCTGGCAGGAGAGCAGAGTAATAGCTATCTACTGTCAATGTCATATAACTAGCATATTGCATCCATAGCCCTTCACCAATTCTCCTACGATCACTGATTTTAGGTGGCTGAATATGCCCAATTCCAACAGGTATTGGCTCGCTTGACAGTAGCTGTGAATAAGTAAGTTTCACGTCACTCACTTACAAAGCAACTCCATATTTATATCATCAATCCGATACACCATTGTCCTGCCATAAAAGTTAGTGTTCGGTTTAAAAGACTGTAATTGGCTTGTCCGAGTATCTAATCTCATAGCCCCGATACCAAATGAGTCTTTTATTGATTCGTCAGTTAAGGCAAGATTGATTGCCTGACAAATCATATCTAAACGATTGCCAGTGTATCCTTTTTCACGCCATTCTGACTTTTCATCATCATCTAGTTTGATAACATCTCTATGACATATGACATTGATAACCAATGTGTAATCAATGATAGATGTTGATATACTAGCAGGATATGTTTCCATTAAGATAATAGATCGTGTATCTGTAATGGTTTCATCCATATATGGGACATCTTTACAATGTCCTAATAAACGATTGTCTTTCACTTGCCCATGTATATTTTCGCCAATTTTGCATCCAAACCAATTATCCTCGAAAGAATAATCCTCATCATCAAGATATGGCATGGCAAGAGTGCTAACATCATCATTTGTCATTAAAATATTTCCTACGGCTTCTTTGATCAATCCAAGTGAAACCAGAGGATTTTCCATCATTTTTTCTGTTTTCGTCATTGAATTTCACCTATGTAAGACTTTCTATAGTTATTTCAATAGAAGCAGTAGAAGAAGTTCCATCTTTTGCAGATAATTTCAAGATGATTTTCTGACCAATTAATGCAGAATTTGACACAGATATTCCAATGTTTGAACCAGTTTCTTCTATATTAATAGAGTCTTTTAATTCACATTTAATATCCCATCGAGGATCTTTTGTAACTGCATTTCCATCTAAGTCTTTAAAAGAAGCGGTAAATGTAGATTTCTTTCCTACAAAAACTTTCTTGTATCTATACTTAATAGTAGCAGTACATGTCTGTTCTACAGTTGGAGCATCTGGCTGTTCTGGTTTTTCTGGCTGCGTTGGTTCAGGATCTTTTTTTGGCTCAAAGTAATCACATAATCGCAAGTCTTTTCTGTCTTTCGCTGGGTTAAATTCATCTTTATCAACGATAAAAGATAATACACCACCATGTTCAGTACCAAAATGATATAAAACATTATCATCACGAGTGAATGTAAATACGTCATTTGGAACTTCACGAATATCAAGAAATACTCTTTTTCCATCAAGACCAAGAGTATCATCGTCTTGCGGTACAATTACCGTATAGTTATTTGATCCAACAAATATAATATTGTTACCAGTTTTACCAACATCATATTTAGATGCCGATTGATAATAAGCCCATCTTTCATGGATATTACCATCTGCATCTTGCCATTTTACAGTAGACTGACACAACTTCATTGTTGTTTTTTCAAACACACCACATTGCCCAGGTCTTCCGTCTATGATCCAGTAATTATTTTCAAAATATACATACATTCCTGCTTTGGAAGTATTACATGGAAATAATACAGTTCTCTGCATAGTTTTTAATGCAGTATCAGAATCATTATCTTGAACCACACATCGGATAGTCGTTCTTTCTGATAAATCAGAGTTACATAATTCAACCGTAGAAGCAATGCCTGTATCTAGGATTTCTGCAAATTCATCATCTTTATAATCGTTATACGCATCATTTTCATAACCGCCTGTTAAGTTAGGTCGTGTATTAGGTGTTATTAAATACCAATCTTGCATTTATCGCACCTCCTATGTATAAGCGGTAGGTTTCTGATTGTTTGTCATTTTTTCAGCATTATATTTAATAGCATCAAGCTCATTCTTTGCTGAAGTTTTTGACCCATTATTTCCATCAATACTTAATTCTTTTGTTACAATACTCACTCGTTTATTTACAAGAGAGTAGTAACGCTCCTGATAATATTGATGCATATATTCTGCCATTGTATCTATGACATATTGATCAAGATCTTCTGAAAATTCTTTTGTTTCTACATCAAATGTAAGATCATCAATTTCCATAGAATATCTTGCAATTGCCTTTTTTAGCCATTGAAAAACTAAAGAGTCTGGCAGAGGCGTTTTATCTGCAAACGTAGATTCAAAACTTTGAATTACATCATCTGCGGTTGTCATTATAATCACCTACATCCTATTTCATTTTGTGTCCTGTATAGTTTTCAATGAATCGAATTTTTTCGTAATCGTTATAATTACCTTTTTTAATCATCATCATGACAGCTGATTTTTCAGCACTTGTGACAATATACTCAGAAACTTTGTCCTTAAATGTTTTTGACATCCCTTTATAGGCAAATAATTTTGCTACTAATGCAGGCGTTAAAATTTTCTGAACTTTCTTTTCTTTTTTATTGTCAAAGTCTAACTCTTCACGAGTATCAGCGTCTTCAATATATAATGTTGCATGAGAGCCAACACCATCAATTCCAGTAAAAAGCATATTCCCGTTCTGCACCTGTGAGATTACTTCTCCACGAGATAAACGAGTAGTACCATTTGGTGTAATTGTTACATCTCCTGTGGATTCAATTCTCTGAAATCCTGTTGTCCAATTGGCAAGGCTGCGTACTGTAATTTTTGTTTCCATGCTTAACTCTTTTACAACTTCTGTATTTTCCATCTCTTTCAATTATTTATCCTTTCACAACTAATTATCGTTTACTTGAATTTGTATTTTACAGAATTATACAATTCAATCTTTTTATCTAAATCTTTCGACTTTTGGAATGTCCAATAACGTACACCAGTATTTTTGTTGATATTAGAAGAAATATAACTTTCGCCTAACCCCATTAAAAAATAGTGTAGTTTTTTGGAATAGCAAAAGTAAATATCGTTCATGGTCTATGTCCTCTATTTAACTAATTAATTGCAAAGATATACAGAATTACCATATATCTTTGCAAATAAAAAAAGACCCATAAGGTCTACATTTCTTCAACTATTTACGAATTCTAGTAAGTACCAAGTTCTGTTGACAGTTTCTTGTCTCCAAGTAAACCAATCATATATTCTCTTCCTGGCGCAACTAAAGCACCAACTTCAAGGTCATATCTTGTGATTAACTGACCTGTTGATACGTCTGTTCCAGAAATAGATGTTAATCCGCCTCTTGTTACTGTATAGATTGGAGACTGTCCACCAGCAGGAATTACATATCCGAGTCCCTGTGGTAATACTGTCTGGAAGTCTGTTCCAGCTGCATTCATCAGAGAAGTATCATATGGGTTTGGTAATTCAGAAACAACTGCACCATTGTACATTCCCATTAATCCTGTATCGTGGATTTCTTTCATAACAGCTTCAGAAATACCTGTAACAGCTGGTGTTGTTCCCTGGAATCCTGCAAATGCGTTTAACTGAGAAACTAAAGCATAGTCACCAGTAATTGTTGGTTTTCCAAAACGTCTTACAGGTGTAATAACTCCATCAACACCAGTTTTTGTTAATCCGTCTCCTTCGAAGAAGTATTTAACTCCATCTGCATTTTTGATTGCTTTGTAGATTGTTTCTACAACATAAGCAGCAGCCTTGTTTCTGATCTGAATGGCAATCTGATTTTTTAATTCATTTTCATCACTCATGTCACCGATGGCAGCCTTTCTATAATCTACTGCATAACCAGCAGAAATAGCTACTGTAGCGATAGGTGTTCTTTTCTTTCTGATCACTGGGAAGTTAACATCCTGACCTAAAGCCTGTTTGCTTGCTGGGTTTCCAACAAATTCTGGGATTTCAACTTCACAAGAATCGTTATATCCGATTGCTTTGTAATTTCCATAAATGCTTAATAATTTAGCTTCCTGAAGAATCTGAGGTTCCATTGAGAAACGTCTAATTTCATTTAATTCAGAAACTGCGGATAAATCCCCAGCAGAAGCTTTACTATTTAATTCTTTAATATAGTTAGCAGCCGGATCTGCGTTTTTCCCGAAACGTGTTAAGTCTTTTCCATCTCTCATTGCAGAGAAAATTTCTACTACAGGAGATTTTGTAGACACACGACCGCTCGCAAAGTTTGCATCCTTACGTTCGTTGTTTAATTCAAATGTATACATTTATACTATCCTCCTTTTTAGATTAACTATTTTGATACTGACTGTGTAGCTGGAGCAGAAGCAGCAACTCTTACAACAATGCCTTTGTGATTTCCAATGATTTCAGTTACTTCTACATATGGTACAGCAGTAGCTCCCTTAACAAGATCGCCTGTTGCTGTAGATTTTAACTTATCACCTTTAGCTACCCCAGTAGGAATCTGTTTTCCATAAATTTCAAGTTCCTGCCCGTCTAATTTATCAAGATCTAAAACTCTTAAATCTGATCCTTTTGCGATAAAGTATTTATCTAAACCTTCATCATCACCAACTTCAACATTCATTACTACCTGTTTAGCATTAGCAGCTAAAGCAAATGTACCTTCTGTTACTGTTCCAAAATCGCCATTATAAACATCTGCTCCTGCAACTGCTTTTACAAATGGATATAATTTCTCAATTTGAGAGATATTACGGAATTTAATCATTTTTATCTATCCTCCTTATTAAAAAATACTTACATCTTCGTCATCATCAACAACTTCGATAGATTCACATACCTCAGAAAAGATATCTTCAACTTTTTCTGAATTTGTTTCTGCTGTAGGCTCTGCGGCAGATGCCTGCTTCTCAGCTGCTTTCTGCTGTGCTACAATATTCATGCAAATCTTAGATTTGATAGAGTTAACTTCAGAAGCAATTTCATTTAATTCGTCAATATTTTCGCAAGAGTTAATATCAGATTTTAATTTGTCGATATCTTCTTTTGCGACTGCTTTTTCATCTTCATTGAATTCACTTAAAGCTTCGTCAACTTCACCTAATTTTTCTGCAACTTTAGCTTTTGCAATTTCTTTTCTAAGAATTTCGATCTGTTCCCATGCTGTCTCATTCTCTGTCTTTGTGTCTTCAAGAGCTTTCTGTAATTTTTCGACACTTGCATTAAGTTCGGAAATCTTTACATCCTTTTCTGCGATAACAGAATCTTTCTGCTCAATCACGGAATTCTGCTCAGAAATTTTCTCTTCTAATGCAGATTCTTTAGAATTGATTTCAGAAATTGTTTCTTTGATAGCAGAAGTGATTTCTTTCATATCAATTGTTCCGTCCATTTTCTGTTTGTCCTCCTTGTTTTGATTTTCATTTAATTCCAATACAATAGAAGAAGTATCAGCTGGGTTCATTACCATATCCCAACCAGAGTGAATGAATTCCACAGGAATTCTCCCTGTTTCTCTCCATCCATTCATATAAACAATTCCTGTATTACCTTTTGCTTTAAAAATTTCTACGCTACCTTCTACGGCAACGCCATTGTTAAGGTCTTCTTCAAGATTTGCAACGAATTCTGGATAACACATTTCATCAAGATATCCTTCACCACATACGCATCTCTTTGTTTCACCTTCGTAATCAATGTCGTCAATATAGCCTCTTGTAAAATGTCCAACAACACTTGCATTTCTAAATGTTATTAAGCCATCTTCGTTGACACCAGTTTCTCCGTGACCGCAGATTATTGTTCTGTTTTCATCTAAAAATTCAACACGAACACTCATATCTGTGATACTGCTGAGCTGTGGCGCACAATATTCCTCTAAAAAGGTAATTCCATTTTTGTTGTATTTTGTTCCGATACCATTTTCTACTGATTCAGGAGGCTGTAATTCGTACAATACGGCTTTAAATGGTCTACGCCCATTTTTGTATTTCTTTTCAGATAACTCTACGATTGCCATGTTGTATCCTCCTTTAAAAAGTTTTGTATAACAAAAAAGCCGATTAAATAAAATCGACCTTTCATTATTGATATTTATTTAGAGTCGCTTGGACTTGGGATGTTGTTCCCATCATTATTTCTACTTCGAATTGTATTTTCGGTAGGGTTGTCCGTAGTTGGACGACCGCCAACTTGGTCATCTTTGGAAATATTGCTTGAGGTTAAGTGAGGTAAATAGCGTTCATATATACCATCTTCGATTTCTTCATCTAATACATTAAAATATGCTTCTGGATTTATTCCTGCGCTAGCGACAAGATAAGATAAAGAACCACTTGCCTCTGAATATAATGTTTTACACATATCAAAGAATGCTTTGCGGTTTACAAAAGAAGTAGGGAAGTAGTAAACTTCCACTGGGTTGTTTTGATCTTTAATGACATTTTTGTTAATGACGTAATTTAATTCTTTCTGCCATTCATAAACCCATGTATATACTTGGGCTGTGATCATTTCGAGGTTATTCGCTCCTGCTCCAAAATTACCTGATTCCATTGCACCAAGTAAAGAAGCGCAAATACCTAAATCCAAAGAGATTTGATTGCTAAGATTTGATTCATTTTTATCATTAAAAATGTCTGTAGAAACATCTAAAGAATTAATCTTTGTTCCTGCGGCAACGCTAATGAAACTTAATCCACCTTTGTTGTTTTTGTTAACTACAGCGGTTTTAACATCATTATGTTGGGCTTCCTGTTGCTTTTTGGTTAAAGCACAAAGTCCTTTTTCCTTCCCTTCTGGAAATGTCTGATAGACAACTTTATTGTTCATGTCATCCAAAACATTTCGTTTTGTGTCTGTAAAATAGTCTTTGTATAATACATCCTCAAGGGCAGCAATGACCAATGATCTTCCCCAAGGTTCTGAGTCTTTGCATTTGATTTTTCTACACATTGTTTTATCCGAATTTAATATTAACCAATTGCCGTTTACGCCATTACTTTTCTTGCGATCGTAATACCCTTTCCTGATTTCTTCTGGATACTTTTTAAGTTTTCTTTCCAGTGTATCGTCTGTAAAATCATCAAAATATCTCAAGTCAAAACCAACAACAAATCGCCCATTTTTCTTACCAACGATTTTACAATACTGCCAAGGCAAAGAAATAATAGAGACATTGACACCAATGTCATTTATCTCCATAATACGTTCAATATCAAAATCATTCATGTATTTTGTATTATCAATATCGGATGGTCTTACTTTTGTTTCGAAGTAATAAAACGCAATTCCATCTAACATCTCGGTATGTAATGCATCTCTAATAAAATGCTTATCATCAATCGTCTCAAGAGTAGAGCGCATTAAGCGTTTATTATTTTTTGCCTTGTTATTATTTTTCTTTTTCGCTTTAGATTTATTGATTAATATACTATCAAGACATGGCAACGCAACCATATAGTCAACAGAATTTGTAACAACTCCGTTTTTTGTATACACAAAATTTGATAATCTAATGGCGGTTTCATGGTTTTCAATTGGATTTCTTAAAACACTGCGTATTTCTTCTTTATTAAAATAATCATAAATACCACATTGAAAGATGGCGTTAAATATATCTGTTGTTGTATATTGATAACTATTGTATTCATATGTAGTGTCTTGCTTTATATTTTCTTCCATTTTCCATCCTTCCATTAGTTTACAAATGTTGCGTATCCGTATTCTTCATCTGTAGTTGCCATATCTAATTCCAACTGGTCTATAAAATATGATCCGTAACTACATGAAGAATATCTATCTTTTCGGTTGTTTCCACGTTCCTTAATTCGGATACCACCTGTTGTTAATTTTTCATATTGTAATTCTGCACACTCACTAACAAGTGCCTGAGTCTCTAAGAATGGTCTCTCAAAATCAAACACATCATCAACTTCGATAGCTTGTCTGTATTCCTTATTCTTAGAAAGAATTTCTTCTTTTGCAGTTTCAAAGTTAACAAGGAAATCAATTTTTCCTTCAACCAGATTCTTTCTGAAGTTCATAGCAATATCACTGTTCAGGTTTTGTGTACCATTGATGGCATAGATGCATGGTTTTGCGTCTGGATCTTGGCACAATCTACCGTATTCATCATTGTTCATACATTTTAATGGTGCATATTCAACACTACGGTCTTCATCGTATAGAACTTTTTGTAAAGAATACAAAATTTGCAAACCTCCGTTGCGCACATCAATTACTATATAATCAGCGTTAAAATCTTCATATAATTGACGTATCCTAATTGCCTGTTTTGTAGTATCACCTATCTGGTTAGATTCTATATAAGGGAATTGTCTACGATATCCTTGTTCCATTTGCTTATCGCCATACGTCATTGTTTCTGGGATAGCACGAATACAAGAATAAACTGAATTGTCGTTCTGAGAACCTGCTACGAATGCAATATCGCCTGCAATCACTCTTATCTCATTGTCACGCTTAGGGATTGCATAGTGGTTTTTCTTATTGATTTGAACATCCAAATTATTTCTTGGATAAAAGACTTGTTTTGAAATTTGCCGATTCATCAGCATAGAATATGTAAAATATGCAGAATCAGATTCTTTGATTCTAAGGTTTAAGAACTCTACCTTCCAACTGGTAGGATCTTGCTTTTTCTTTTCTTTGATCAACTGTTGTTTTGTTTTAAATCCATGTTTTAGACATATACTTTCATCAAATGCTAAAAGCATACCTTTTCCGTGTTTCAGCATTAATTCATAGTTCATGTCTACAATTGTCCACATCCAATGTGTAGGGTCTTGCCAAGATGAGCTAATATAGATATCAACAGGATCTTCTTGCAAGATTTTCGCTAAAACAGGATCATCTTTATATTGTGGAAGCTGTATATAACCTGGCTGACGTACCATCTGAAATGGAGAAATGACATTATCTTCAATGTTTTTCTTAATCTGCCTAAACTCTTCCCTAATAGCAACATTTGAACGAATACCACGGGCGTTATCATTTGCTGTAAACACTTTAATTGTAGATCCGTTATGAAATTTTACAACAACGTCTTGTCCATTAGTCTTAACATATTCAATTTCTGCTCTTAAAACAGCCGATTTTACCATTAATTCACCTTGAATTTTTTCGGTAATAATCAATTTACTCTGTCCACGAGTAGCAGAACCAATAACAACTTTTGATCCTGGATAAAGAATAGCTCTAGAACATGCATATAGGGCAATTAAGAATGATTTTGCATCATTACGTGCTGCAACAATACAAATTGAGTTAGAAACACCCATATAATATAGTGCCAATTGTTGATATGTATATATTGGAATTTCTAAGTAGTCTTGTACAAATCTGTGTAAATTTTTCCTAAAAAACGTACACCATGCCAATGTATGCATAACATTTGTTGGATTGCTTAAATAGTGTGTAGATGGGAATTTTTTATATAAATCCTTTTGATATTTATCGGCAGGGAACTGTTCAATCATTTTACTAAGACGTTTGGCAGCTGTCTTCTTACTTACTTGTTTATTCATCGTCTAAATCCTCATCATCAGGAATGAAATATTCCTTATCTCGATCAGAAGATCCATATTGTAAATTCCTTAATGGACGTAACATAAATCTGTCCACATAGTCTGCCAAATCATCATAATCTTCATATAATGGTTTATCTTTATAAAATTCTTCAGGCGTATATTTTGATATAGTACCCAATGTTACTCCAAGAGTAGTATTCTGGCTTTCATCTTTTTCTTCAACTGTTTTTAGACCTGCATCGTTAAATGTTTTAGAATACTGACTACTAAGGTCAATATATTTTTTTGAATCACCTGCTTGTAAAGCACGTATTTGTAGCATGTATAAATTACATAACGATTTTACGAAGATTTCTTGATTCTGATCAATGTTTGGATTGTTGTCTTTCAGCATATTATAATGCTCGTCAAGATTTTTATAATCTGCTTGTGTAAATCCAGCACCCCATCTCTTAGTAGCCGAACCAGAAATAGATATACTATCATCATTTACAGCTTGTTCTGCACTCATAACATGATCATATCCATCTTCATAAAATTTCGTCTTCATTCCATCAAGATATGTATTACCAACCTTTGTTGTCTGATGAAGATTACGCTTTGAAAGATATTGTGAAAATGTAATTGGTTGATTTTCAACCTTTGCATTTTTGTATGCGTCAACATGAAACACTACATCAAATTGCTGACACACATGCTTAATTGCGTGGACTTCATTTCCATTGTAGTAATTAATCAACTTCTGTAGATATAAGTCCATACAATCATTACAGATATTGATATACCCATCATTACTCTGGTATAAAGGAGAAGGAGATTTAGCGAAATGGTTTCTCTGATTATCCCAACTCTTACCACAGCATGTGCATTTATATTTTTTATCTACCCTAGTAGATCGCCTTGGCATCTCAAATTGCACGTCTCTATTGATGTACATTGGGGCTTTTACCAATTCTTCTGGCGTTAATTCTCTTGCCATAAGTCCCTCCTTTCCTTATATAATAGAAAAGCAGTAGATGATATGATTCACCTACTGCACATAATTCATAATATTAAAATCTCCAAAGATCCTTTAACAGATACTCGAAAGGTAACATAGTTGGCAAGACCTCAAAATGTTTATCTTCCATAATTCTAGCAACGATATCTAAATCAGATACATCTTCTTTGTTGATCGAAATATCGTCTTCATCTTCATATCCAAAAAGCCAGATATCAGAATCAGAATAGAAGTTCAACACAAAATCTACAATATCCTGAGTAACCTCTTCTTGATATAAGTAAATGGAAGTTCCCTGTAAAGAATCGTTATATTTATCATATAAGAAAACTCTCAAACTTCCATCATCAAACATTTCAAGACAATATGTGGCATCGTCTTTTTCCATATTAATTTTATGTGGAGCATAGTCAAGTTCTGACATTGCAAGGGATAACATATAACGAATTGTCTCAGCGTTTGCAATGATATCTACACAACTATCTCCATCAACCAACTGATCGTTAACTGTAAATAAAAGCTCAATTTGGTCTTCGAAATCTGTAATATTCAAGTCCTCATACTTGTTATATTTATCTTTATAAGAAATAATAATCACTCCAATCTTATTTGTTTACTGCATCTTTTAATGAAGCAGAGATTTTGAATTTTGGAGCTTTCTTAGCAGGAACATTGATTGTTTCACCTGTTCTTGGATTTCTTGCAACATGAGCTGGTTTATCTTCAACAGTAAATGTTCCAAGACCCATTAAACGAACACCGTCTCCAGACGCAATAGCATCAACGATGCATTCAACAACTCTATCTAATTCTGCTTTTGCCTCGATCTGAGTTACTTTACGTCCTTCTGTTTCTGTTTTCTTTGTTGCGATTGATTTTACTAATTCTTTTGTTGTAATCATAGTTCGATTCTCCTTTTTGTAATTAATGTTTTATTTTCGACTAATTTCTACGGCTACCCACTTTTTAGTACCCGTAAATCATTTATAGAAGTGGAGCAGAAGAAGTAGTATCCTCTGCTCATAATAGGCAGTCTGTCCGACCTGTTTTGAGAGATTGATCCTAAAAAGACTGCCGAAATGTTAATTTAATTGCATCTTGAACGATGCTGTATGCCCATCATGTTCTGTGAACTCAAATAGTTTGCAAGCACTCTTTGACCCTTTAAAAATACTGTCTGCATAAGGATCGCTACCTACAAAACTTGGGCACACTAAAATTTCCTTATCGCATGTAATACCTTCGCTGAGAGATTTTTCAAGCATTCCATGGTAATGACCAACTAACAAGAAATCAATATCTTCGTTATAGATAGACTCCATATTTTGAATGGCGCTATCAATTCCTCTTAAGGTATGCCCATGCATTGCAACAATATTAAAGCCAGCGACAGGAACGTGAATACAATCAGATTCCAGATCAAGATGTACTTCAACACGATCATTGTTTGCCAAACATTCATTGATATAATTTCCAATAATATATTCAAAGTCTTCCGCACATAATTCAGAAGCTCTTGTTCCTATAGGTCGTGTTTGGCTATGGTTGCTTCGACCTACGCAATAATATTCAATTTCAACATATTTGGATAATTCATTTAAGAAATGTGAAATGATTTTTGAGATATCAACAACTGCCTTAACAACGGCAGAGTCATTGAGCTTAACGTCAGTAAGACGTAAGATACCTTGAATATCATCACCTAATGTGACGACTTTGAGTTTAGAAATGCCAAGTCTATGTATCAGCACAATGGTCTTAGATAATAATTTTTGAAATCTTTCAATGCAAATTTCTGGAGAGTATTCGTTGTTAACACTCTTAAATACTGCATTATAATGAATATCTGCAATAGAAAGCACATATCCTTTAGATTTATCTTCAACTCTCAGAGGTTTGAAGTCTGGGTTTGGTAGCATCTGAATTGCTTCAGCCACATATTCATTGAACAGCTCAAAACGACTTTCTTGGCGAGAAATACGATTTCTCTCTAAATTAACTGTCTGTAATTTCTGTCGTTCTTTACGAATTTTTTCATATAATAACTGATCTTCAGACTTTTCATCATTACCAGATTTTTGCTTACTACGAAAATAAGCATCTCTAAATCTACCACCGAATGGAGTAGAAGAGGACTTGCGAATTGTATCGCTTGCACATTGTACATGATATTTTTCTTTAATTTCCTGCCAGTCGATATCAACTACACCGTCAAGTTTTGAATCAATATCTGCACAGACAGCCTCATATGTTTCTGGAGTTAATCCGATTTTTGCTAATTCTTGTTCAAAATTAATACTGATAAATCTTCACTCCAATCTATTCTTCATCAGAAGGTACGTTTAATTCCAGATCTTCATCAGTCTTTTCTTTCATCTGAAATTCACCATATTTTCCATCAAAGTCTTTTAATAAATCTTTAAAAGATACATTTCCTTCTTCTGTTTCAATAACTCCTTTTTCGATGTCTACATAACCTGCCGCCTTAACTGTGACAGTAGTAGATTTTTTATAAGATAAAGCTTTAGCCATATTTATCCTCCTTTAAACTAATGTGAATTTTTTAATTATTTGTGAAATACCTCTACACACTTGATTAAAAATGTGGTATAGTGTAAATAGAGAGGGTTTAAGCATTTTTATAAATAAAAATTAAATGATTTCGTCTACAATTCCAAGGCGAAGCATTTCACCTGCATCAAGCCACAATTCCTGACGATATACTTTTTCGTACATTTCTTCATTAATATTAGAATGTGAAAGTACATACTGTTTAATTTTCTCTTCGTATTTTTGTGAAAAATTAAATAAATCTCTTACAGCATGAGCTGTTCCGCTAACAGATTCTGATCCACTATGAAGTAAACCTACACTAAATGGATGACATACGGTTTTTACATTTGGATTATTATGCCCTGCCATAGCAATATGTAGCCCCATACTGGCTGCCATACTCATAATGTGAATCGTAAGTGGAGTTTTAATCTTTTCAATAACATCAACAAGATTAAATCCTCTATATACATCGCCACCAGGTGAATCAAGAATAATTGTAATAGGTTCTCCAGAACCATCATTATCCATCTCAATAAGTGGAAGAACAGCACTTTCAAGGATGGTATCGCAAATGGCTTCATTTATAATAATTCTGCGCTGCTGTAAATTTACATAATACTGATAATCTACTACATCTGGCAGTCCACCGCCAAATTGTTTTAGTAAATCTTTAATTGGAAGTTCGAATTCTATATTCAACAGTCCTTTCTATAATGAAATTTTCAAACTTGAATTTGCAATAATAACTCGTGTACTTTTGCATTTCTTTTCAAGTTCAGAAGTTAATTTCTCTTTTAATGTTAACTTTGCTTTTTCTGATCCATGATGTAATACAATTCGATTTGTGTTGATAGAAGAGTAGTAATCGAGAAGTTGGCAGAATGGAGCATGTCCACTAAGAGATTTGAGTGAGAAACTTGCACATCTACAAGTATATTGTTTATTATCTATAGAGATAGATTTAACATTTTTGTCTTTAAGTAATGCAGCTAAACTTCCTGGCGTACTGAATCCTACAAATAGAACAGTAGCGTTAGGATTTGGAACTGCCTTTTTCAAATGGTGTCTAATTCTACCATTATTACACATCCCAGATGTAGATAATATTACACATGGCTCATTACTATGTACCAATGCTTTACTAGATTCTGGGTCACGTACAAACACTAAGTTATCCCAATTTAGGACTTCATCAAACAATTTTAATTCATCGCCAGATAAGATTTTGCGATATTCGTTGAAAATATCAATTCCTAACGGTGTATCAATATATACTTTATAAGGAAAATCATAATCTTTCATGACTTGATAAATCATTGTTGTGAGAAATTGAAGTCTATGATTTGCGAAAGTTGGTATAATTACCTGCCCATGTATTTCGCATACCTGTTGTGTGATAATAGAAAATAATTTTTCGATATCATTATTTCTTTCTTTTTGCCCAGTTTTTAAATCTGGACGATCTCCATAAGTTGATTCTCCAATGACTAAATCTGCATGATCAACAGGGGTAAACTTGTTAACGTAATAATTATGAACTTTGGAATTCCCAATATCTCCTGTTATAAGAAGCGTTTTTTCTATGTTATTTTGTTTGAGATATAGTAAAACCTGTACGCTTCCAGGAAGATGTCCGTTTGGAATTAATTTAAACGATAGAGTATCATCAATAATATTTTTTTTCATAACTGCGTATTCATACATATGATTTATTGACATTTCTACATCATCAATTGTATATAATGGTTCATAATTTTTACCATGCTGGTTGTTGATTAATTCAACATCTCTATCAATAATAAATGCAGAATCCTGAAGCATTCTATGCATAATTTGTTTATTGTTTTCTGCAACAATAATTTTCGCAGAACAACCCTCTTTATATAATCTGGGAATTATCCCCAAATGATCTTGGTGACTGTGGTCTACAAAAATATAATCAATGTCTTTTGGCTTAAATTCTTTAAATTTTCTCTTATTTACAAGAAAATCATCGTATTTACTATTTGACTGATGTAAGCCAGCATCAATCAAAATATTGTGAGTATCTGTTTTTACATAAACCATAGAACCAGTAACATCCATAGCAGCAGGTTCATCTACAAATGATACTCTGATATTATTTTGTTTTTTCTTCATAGAGAACACCTATCTTTCTCTATATTTCTTTAGAGCCTTTATTACGCTTCTTTTCTCACTTGCATAGTAAGTAGGATGTCCAGAATACGTCTGATGAATATCAGATTTGTCCTTGAATCCTTTTGAGCGAAGATAGAAAGCTTCATTTTTGGTGATCTTAATTATAGAAGATCCCTCCATTCTTAAAATATTTCCAGTGATGCTTGACGCTGCACATGGCAGTCGTCGTACATATTTACTGGATAGGAAAGCTTCTAGTAGGATTCGAACCTACACTCTAAGTCTTAGAAGGGCTTTGCTTTTCCGTTAAGCTATAGAAGCAGAAGTGTTCGGACTGGATTTGAACCAGCTCTCTCGTATTAAAAGTACGTGCTTTTACCAGACTTGAAGCTACCGAACACAGAAAGGAGTGGCAGATGAATATGATTAACCCATCTGCCGAATGCTAACAATGAAAAATCTTTGTTGAAAAAAGAACTGCCAATCAAACAGCTCTTTGATTGCACAGGTAGGATTTGAACCTACGATCCCCTGAACCCAAATCAGGTGCGATAGCCAAACTACGCCACTGCGCAATAATGGTAAGGACATTTATGTCCCTACCTGATAGGAGATAGTTATGTCAATAACCAAAATGAAACCTAGAAAAATAGCAGAAGGTGGATTTGAACCACCGATCTTCAGAGCATGAACCTGACGAGATAACCAAACTTCTCTATTCTGCAAACAGGGATAACTGGATTTGAACCAGTGAATACAGCAGTCAAAGTGCTGTGCCTTACCGCTTGGCGATATCCCTAAAATAGTATTTTGACTAGCAGGGCTTCCCCTTACAATCATTAATAAAATAGTTTATTCTGCAACACAGCCAGTAAGTCTGAGCTTCGGGGAGCTACCCCTAACTTCTTACCAGAGTCTAAAAACCAAAATCTGTGACATGATCAATACATGCAACGTCAACCCACCGTTCAGATTTGAGTTAATTATAATGTTTTCTTCTTGCATTATGCTTATTAGGGCTACCAACCCTAGTTAACTTACTCTATGACTTGAGCGACGTACCGACGACTTTTCTTATACACTGTCTTTTAAACAGCTTCATATCAAACTGACTTGTTTGGCTTTCTACCTTCTACATAGCTGCCACACTATGCATTAAAGTAGATTATTCTCCACAGGAGCGTCTATTGTGCCAGCGAAAAGTTTCGTGCATTAACCAGATTATAATGTTGCACAGCACCCACTTACTCGAGAATTTTTCTCTCGTTCGTAATAAATCACTTCATTATAAAAAGAAGTACAAGAAACGTATCCGTCAAATGTACTTCTCTAATTTGCCGTCTGTGGCTAGAGTGCTTCTCGGACGCATGGTATTGCGTTTTATAACCGAGTTGATAATCAAAATACTAGTTCCTATGGTTGGAATTGCACCAACGACTTTCATCTAATGCCTTTAATTGTGATGACCCTCTACTAACTGAGGTACATAGGAAAGCTGACTAGATAGGACTCGAACCTACAACCCTACGGTTAACAGCCGTATGCTCTACCATTGAGCTACTAGTCAATATTACTGACATGACAGGACTCGAACCTGCAACACCAACGTCCGTAGCGTTGCGCTCTATCCAATTGAGCTACATGTCAATACAACATTTACCGCATCTCATACGTACACACTGGCGACACAGTATAATGCTGATTATTAAAATTCTTGTGTGTAAGAAGAATTTTAAGTTCGACCTCAATTCACGTAGGAGTTTGAGGTACTTTCAAGGCGAATAGAAGTGATGAACTTCCTCAGAATATCAGTAGAGGTATACGTTTCTGATACTCTCTAGCCATCAGGGCGTTCGCATATTTTTTGATCTGCGCATCGTATGCATCTCAGATCTAGTCGTCCCTGTTGAGGGAATCGAACCCACTCGTGACCGAAGCCATCTGATTTACAGTCAGATCCGTCTCCTTAGCGGGATAAACAGGGATATAAGCCCATGAGCTCGAAAGACATCACAGGACAAACTAACGCTGCGATTCAAACTCGAACTGAGACATCGTATCACTTTTTTGTATTTGTGTTGTTTTTGATATCGAAATCAACACAAATTTTAGTGAGTGAAAAATTCCTCACTTTTGGTATACCTATCAGATAGATAAGCGAAATATAAAATTCCCAGAATATACCATACACTTAATAGTGTAAATTTGTAGACCACTCTATAAAAAGACACACATTCTTTGTGCGATCAAAACACCTTGGATTATAGTATCGCAAGTTTCTACACGAGATCCACCTTGTACTTCGGCACCACTCTTTTAACGATTTGTGTTTTCTTTTATCAGCTAATAGCCTAAATCCACCGATCTTAGTCGGATCACTTCATTTCTTGTTGGGCACGCAAGGTGCAATGTTTTATAATATGGTAAATTACCATACACTTTCATCTTCTTCATTATTATCTGAATTCAAAGACTCATATTTTTCTAATAATCTGTCAAGATATTCATCAGCAATTTCTTGCATCTTAATAAAATAACCAACAACATCCATAATGAATTCTGGTGGGAATCCGTGATCTCTTGTGTAGATTGACTTTGACTGCTCGATATCAATCGTCTTACCAATCTCTGTAAGAATCAGATGGTATAGTGTTCTGCGTTCAATATCCATAAGATTACATAATTCTCTTATACGCTTTCTGTTTTTAAGATACCAAGTATTCGTTGCTTTTGGCAATTCGATATCACTCGTTGGCTGAACAACAATAGAAGAAGTTGTACTCGGTTGAGCTGCCACTACCGTATATGTACCAGTTTTGCGAAGAGATGGTAAAACTTCAGATGTAACCCATTTCTTGAATTTCTTGGCATTTGGCATCTTGCTTGAAAGAATAAGACTGTAAAATCCAGATTCATTAATAAATATTACATCTCTGTTTTGACCTGACAGAACAATTCGTTCGGTCAGCTTATCACCTTCATCAACATGATCTCTAATGGCTTTTGCAGTATTGGTATAACTAAGAATTGTAGCAATATCTTTTCCGATAAACCAAGGTTCGCCATCAAGCATATAAGTTCTCACATTTCCAAATTCTTCATTATTGAATGTTGTAATTGCTGTTGTATTCATAATTATTTTCTCCTTTAATATAATGTACAGATGGCATTTCGCCACCTGCCAGAATAATAAATGAGGCTCGGTAATTATCCGAGAAAATGTCCACAGTCGGTAGACACTACCTTGTATGTCCATAAGTCACCGACTTGTCGTTTATGATTTTGTATGTTCATCGAAAGGCGTCCAACATATTCGGAAGTAGGTGCTAGCACCTTCTTTAAGTCCTATGATGCATGAATTCATACAGGCTCGCAATAACCTTTGACTCTAAACGTATGAGTCTTCGCATCCCTATGTTTAGCATGGCGTCCCATGCACCGCATACTAATTAATGCCCTATAGGCGATGTTTTCTTGCGTGATAAAATTAGCTTTTTGTTACTTTACCACATATACTTTACGGTACTTTTTGCCGAATCTCTTGACCTGTGAGTGAGAAGAGAAGTACATGTCAATATGTTTTCCTCTTACGCCCCCGCCAACGTCTTCCGCTATAAAAGTCTTACCATTAATTCTGACCTTAGTACCTAATTTAATTTTTCTCCTATCAACGGAAATGGTTCTGCCTTGTTTTGCTCTGCGACCTGAAGCAGTTCGATTTCCCCACTTACCAGAACATGACCGACAACCGCAATATGCAGTAATCTTGTATGTTCCCAGACATTTGACTTTTTTATTTTTCGCAGAGACAGCAGTAGAAGTAGTAAATCCTCCAACTGCCAGTAGCATTGCCATAACTAATGTGATAATTGAAATTTTCTTTTTCATGTTTTCTCCTTTGGTTGCTTTTCAGTTTCCTCTGGAGGTCTACTATATTAATAGAACAGTTGCAAGTCTCGGATACCATCTCTGATTTTTTGTTTTTGATGACATAGACCTCGGAACTCACGGTGTGAAATTTCTTTAGCTGCAAACAGCGTGAGCATTTACACGAAGTGCAAATTGGTATTTTGAGGGTTTATCTGCTCTGATTAATCTTATCTTTCATGTTCTTCCTATTGTTGTACTTAGCAAAAGGCTCGAACACCGCATAAACACTGGGTTTAAGAGGTGTTCGAAAATAAAAAGGAGAAGTTTTTTGGCTTTTTTTTACTAAAAAGATTTTTCGAATTCGATTTCATATAATAGAACGTCACAAACTCCAGATTTTATTTTTCTATGAAGTTGAATATTATTTACATCATGTAAAAGATTATCATTTATTTTTAATTTAATTAAATTTGAATGGTAAAATAAAAATTCAAATAAATATTTTTTTGCTTTTAATTTATTTGAATCAATGTATTTTACCAATCGGTACATAGTATGTGGATTAATTCGGTACTTAGACAATTGCTCAAATATTTTATTTTTTTCATACAATATCATATTGCATTTAACATCATAAGAATATGTATACTTATCTAATTCCATTATCTGAACAGATGTTGTAAACAAATTCTCAATAGAATTTATAATAACTTTAATTTGATCTTGATATACCAACTTTTTATTATAATCGGCTGGTTTAAAAAGTTCAGACAACAAGATTTTTTTCTTAGATCGTCTTGCAGGACTAAAATTGTCAATTATTTCTTCAAGGTAATCCATGGCAGTATCGCATGATTTATTTATTACATTTTTCTTTTCATTATATCCTTTAATTTTTGAAATAACGCCTAAAAAATATGTCTGCATTTTTAATCCTGTATCTTTATCAAATTTGATATGTCTGTTTTGGATTTTTTTAATTTCTGCTTTGGGATCAACATCAAATTCTTTTTTTGCCTTGTCAATCTCAATACAAGACATCACATCTAACTGACAGATATCAAAATATAGCCTTTTGAATTCTTCATCTGTAGTGTATAAATTCTGAAGAGTTTCTTTGCTTTTATTTGCAATATCCCACAATTGACTATTTAATTGCTGAGATAAATTAATAATTTCTCCGATTAAATTATTACTTGTTCTAATATCCAAATCAGCTTGATCTTCAGGAGTATATTTGCGTTGAACTTTTCTTGCATGAACATTAGAAGTTGGAACTTTAAACACACAATAATTTTTTTTTGCTGCATTGAGCAGTATTTTATTATTAGTAATCAACATCTGATCAGAATCAAAATCACAACCGCTAAGTCTTTCAAGGATATTATCGTTTATGGAATTCAAACAAACAATTTCATCGGTTAAATTAAAATATGTCATAATTGGATTAATGTGCTTGTTTGTTGCTACAAGAATATTACCAATAGTAACATGTGGGCTTCTACAGCATAATAATTCTTCTTTATTGGCAAAACGAGTGTTAAAAATTTCTCCTGGTTTTAAAGACGATTTTTCATCATCAAAAAGCCCAATGGAAGATTGCAACATTTCAAGAGGGTTACCGAATAAAACAGAATAATTGCCGTTTACAAGCACATGACCTTTTTTTAAATTTTTACGATAAGACAACATTAACGCTCTTTTAAATTTTTTAAACATATCAGTGCATTCAAATTTTGGACATATATTTAACATAGTATAAATAACGTCATTCATATTCTTAGGATCATCCATTTGTTGAGATTGACATTTGATATGATATTTCAAAACATCAATATCGGTATTTAATTTGTTCATATAGTCAAAGGATGGTTGTAAAAATTCTTCCATCTCAGTTTTCGATAATTGTAATGTATTTAACAATTGATAATGAGTTTGTACCATATCTCCGTCAAAAAAATGTGTCTTTTTTTCATGTTTAACAACACCAAACATACTTGGTAAATTATTTAACCATTGATCCATTGATCCGAACTTCAAATATTTAACACTGTTTGGAGTTGTGATCATCTTAATTTCAGATATATCTGTTGCAAGAGTAAAACCATTTAATTGTGAAATATTCGTGATATTGTTGTCTTCAAACCATTTTTGAATATTTGTATTAAAACAACATGATTTAAAAAATTTATTTCTTAAAAGAAGCATTCCATAACAAGAATATTCCCTCATAACAGATTTATCAATTAGGCTTTGCCCATCCCAAATTGAATTATGTATTTCAATAGTTTTTTCATCTGTATGAAGCCATCCATCATTACCAATCGTTGTCTCAATTACAGTGTCATTAAATACGCTTTCATAATCATCAATAATCAATATCGATTTGGGGTCAATTTCGATAACATCAATGATACTGCTTGTTGGAAGAGCAATATATGCTTCGAGTGCAGCTAGATCAATTTCGTCACCACCTTTTACTTCAAGTCCACATAATCCCCATTTTTGCATATGTTTTGACAAATGTTTTTCAATAAACAAACATTTTCCAACACGACTACTGCCAGACGATCTTTTGAATCTAACATAATCTCTACCGTCGCATTTAAATCCATCTTTATATAGAATATTTCTCAAAGTGGCTACATCAACAATGGTTTTATTAGTAGATGTTTTTAACATATACATAATTTTATAAACAGAGGTTTCTTTGTCAATTTTTTCTTTATAACAAAATTGTGGAGGTAAATTATCGCACATAAGCCTCTTATCAATCCAACGATTTGTCCTGACGCCTATAATCTCGCCCGTTAAAGTATCTTTACAAATACAGTTTTTGAATTCATTTTTAGATAATTCATACCCAAATTTCATATATGTATCAACTTTGATTCTGTTAAATTCTTTTACACTATAGTTAAATGTAACATTGATTACCATATTACTGTATTCTTTGGTATTGTCATGTTCATCGAAAAATGAAAAAACCCTTTTGCCAATTCCGAAATTTTTCCCATTACTGGCAACATAGTTTCTTAATTCAATTAAATCTAAACTGAAGTCATATGTGTTAATATATTTTTTCAAATTCGGTTTAAATCCATGATCCGTCTTTCTTAGAAGAGAGTACCCTTTCGCACTCTCTTCATTTTCAGAAATTTGATGATTTGAAATATACAAATCTTTTGCATCAATGCTTGGGATTTGCAATGGATTAGTATTAATATTTTTTGTCATTCATAACTCTCCTTTGTATTCTTTTCGATGAATCGGATTGGCATCTCATCAGACGTGTTAATTTTTTCGATTATACAATTTGACAGTTCATTTGCAACATATTGCTTCCAATTGGTATTAGGTAAAGGTTGTTTCCATTGATATAAAAAAGTATTTGTAATTTTCAATAACCCATCTGGATTAAACAAATCACTAGAAATCAAAGGAATGTCTGCATGAAAAGTCATTTCATTGCTAATATTTTGAATCTGCGTATCAATTTCGTACCATGGCAAATATGGTTTCTGTGTTTTGATATCATAAATACAGTTATGGAGCACGTTATGTTTTACTTCAACATGCAAATAAATCATAAATGGCTCGACCACAATATTTGCTGTCCACAAATTGTTTGCCGATTTATTTAAATAATTCACAAGTTCTTCCAAAATATTATATATATGGTTTTCCATTAAATATAAAAATCTATCTTTGAAAATTTCCCATGCCTCACGAATTGAATCTCTAAATTCTTCAATGTTTACAATATGATTTTCTAAACGAATTTTACTTATAATAAATTTTTTGTATGTAAAAGAAATATTCACACCTCTTGTTGAAAATTCATCAATGTTAAATTGCAATGAATGTGGTTTGCAATTAAATTTATTTTCATATACACGTAGTGTCTCAACGATATTTTTTACAGAAACAAGTAATTCCTCGTCTTTACTTATGTCTTTTTTTAGTCTTGATAATGATTTCCAAACACCATATCTTTGATCAATATCATCAAGACGTTGCAGTGCATATTCTATATGTTTTGTAATACGCAGACGATCTGTACGAATGATTCTTGCGTCAATTAAGTCAGATGTAATTAACATATGGTCATTATTTTTATCAAAGAAAGATGTCTTTAATGATACTGTAAAGTTCCAATTAGAAACTCGTATAGTACAAGGAAATTCGAATGTACACTTGATAAATTTACATTTATGATTTTTTAATGTTTGTAAAGTTTCAAAAACTTCGCCATAAAAAACTTTAATCTGAGATAAATATTCAATATCTCTTGAAGATAATTTAATCTTATCTCTTGACGGATTATCATTATCATAATTTTGAAATTTTAAAATTGTTGGGAAGTAGAATGAAGTATCATTTACTTTTATTAACATACTAAGAGATGTTATTAATTGATTTACTTCATTTTGAGTAATAACAACATTAACATCTTGAAACATCTCATCAATCTGATCGGTTATTTTATCTGCTAATTCAATATTTTTATCTTGATGCACAGTTAAAATTGGTATATATTTTGTATTTGTCATTCTATTCATCATCCTTGCTTTCTCCGAAAATCATGTCTGTCATCTGTTCCATTTCAGTTCTTGGTTTCCTGAAAGCGCTTTTATGTAAACTTTCTGCTTTGATCTGGCAGTAAATATCTTCAGTGATCATTTCTCTGGTAGCAGCAGAACGACACATTCCTGCACAAAACAGTACGGCACCGCCAATCAGAATCGTAGATAAAACTATCATTCTACTGCACCTCCACTGTATTTGACTTACCGCTTAGGTAATCACCTGCGCATTCAAGAAGCTTGTAGATAGCATCAGCAGATTCAATATGTATATCAAGATCGCCAGCTGTTTCAAGCTCAATTACCTTAGCCACCAGAGCTGTTCTAAGAGAATATCTCTTTGCCGTGATCTGTAAATCATCTTCAAACTGATGCCAAATTGGGAAATCTCCTGTCTCTTTGGCAATTGAAAGCGTTACAGTAAATGTTTCGTTCTCTTTGCCTTTCTCATCAGTATGTCGGGCAGTAGCTAAAATTTTATGCTTTCTGTGATTAATCGGAATTTCAACGGTCGTCCCAAGACTTTTATAACTACGCTGTGGACGATTTTTTTTCTTCATTGCCTTCTGTTCTGCGTACTTTTCTTTATTAAATTTTCTGGATTTCATTAAAAGTCTCCTTATTTATGTATTTGTTTAGTTTAAATATTAATTTGTGTTTGTTATGTGTTTCAGTAACTCATTTTTACTGTTCTGGTATAATATTCTTCTCAATCTTTCGCCAATCGTTTGGAAGAGATACCTTAAAATAAATGTCACGAGTACTCATGCTTTCTCTGACTATTTTGCATATCAACGTGTGCTTGTGAAACCGCAGCAATTCTTTTACCTGATACCATTTGAAACAATAATCAGTGCCACCTGATCGAATATTACTTAAGATATCGTTGATGAAAATGCGATAATACTGGTCATGCGTTGGCTTATAGACTACGGTATCTGTTGTACTATCTCTTGCTCGAATACCATCATTTCTTTTTAATCTTTTCTTTGAAGAAGGAGTAGTGCGTAGTCTCTGTGCTGCAAGTTTTACTGCAAACTGTTCTTGCGTCATGTTCTCAAATGAGATACGATCAGAAGTAGTCAATAAGTCTTTGAGTTCTGTATTTAATTGTGTTGTCATGAAAAATTTTTAGATCCTTTCGTTATATATATTATTGTTTAGTTAATTTTTAATTTGTGTTTACTTGATTACTCACAATGCTGCCAACAAAGCGATTAACCAAGGGTTTCTAAATCAGAAGAAGTAGTGCGACCGTATTCTCCATAAGGTTTTAACTGACGTTTAATTTCTTCAACTTCTTTTTTATAATCATAGTTTGAATCTAGGCGATATCCCTGAAAGCCATCATATTTGTATTTATTTGCAAAAAGTGTTCTTCCATTCAGAATTGCGCCAGTACCTGGAATCACACGAACTAGATTTTCATGATGAATAATTCCGATTTCATCAAGTGCTTCAGCACATTTTGACACGGTCGTTCTATGTAATCCAAGTTCTTCTGCAATAATATATTCTGCCGCTACGTATGTTTCTGGTCTCTTTTTTCTATTTTTCTTTGAATTATAATCTTGAGATGGACGAAATACGATATGTTCTCGCAGATAAGCAAGTACAAGTAATACGTTCCACACCTCGACATTATTTGGCATTTGTTTATTTTTATGTAAATTAAGTAAATGTTCGAACTCAAAATTATAAATAATTCCATATTTTGATTTTGGATTATATAATTTATTTTCTTCCTTGTTTAGAATACTGTAGAGACGTAATGTTTTCATTGTTTCAAAATCAATTTCTTTAATATAACCTTTGTCTTCAATCATTCTCACAAACGAATTTAATTGATTAACAATTCCTTTATTATTGTAATTTGCTTTAAAATGCAGAAATCTAGCCAACACCAATGGATGATAGATTATAGGCTGTTGTTTTTCACTCCAATATGTTAAAGTATTGTTCCTAAACCCGATATGAAATAATATTCTTTTAGATCCGTAGGTTAGATCATAGAGTAAAAATTCAGGGATTCTGTGATAATTTTGGCTACTTGCTGGTGGGTTAATCTTCACTTTCATAATAAATATCTCCTTGTATATGTAAATTATTGTAAACCGATATTTTACCACCAATGAGGTCTACATCACAAAAAATTACACCATACAAATTTATCATAATGTAAAAAAATGTGCGAGATAATTTTGGTAGTAAAACGGTCTCATTTAGAATATAAAACTGTTAACATATAAAACTATTAACATATAAAACACGAGAGAATATAAATATTCTCTCTCCCTATTTTTTGTTTCGGTCGCTGACGCTCACTCAACGAAAAAATTCCGTGTTCGCTGGCGCTCATCTTTTCTTTTTGATCTTTCATCTGTCTTTTCCTTTTACCTGTGTTATCTGTCTTGGCAATTGTATTGGTCATCTTTTTTCATTTCTCCTTTCTTTATTTTTCATCATGCGGATCATATATGATAATTGTTTTATATTTTTCTTTCTGCAATGTCTGTAATCTTTTTCTGGTTATCTCATTGTAGTATAACCACATATATGATCTTGAAGATCTTGGATATAATATCTCAGAATGATCTTTCCAGTAATCATGAATCTTCATTGCAATTTCTTTTCTGGTATCTGCCAATATGTATTCTCTGAGAGAATCTTTACACAGATTATCATCATTGATTATCTGGCATATCATATTTGATGTAATGCCTGATGGCAAAGTAAAAGAAAATTTTGTCTCTTCATTGCGATTACTTGTAAAATCATTTGTATTCTTCACAGTATATATCCTTTCTTTTTTTGTTTCCTTTTAAAGCATATCGGTATTTTAGCATATCTTTAACTGCTTGTCAATAGCACTTAAAGGTAAGATGTGTGAAGATGATGTTTGTCTACTGCGGCATGTTTCTTTATATTAGATTCTGTATATTTAGAAGAGTTTTTCATGGTAAATTTCCATTCTATGGGCAAATTGGTATTGTTGGTAGGGAAGAGGTGTTAAATGGATTTATGATCTATCAGGTGTATTTTTTCATAGGAAATATCCTTGTACTTTTTCACATACAATATATACTAGAACAGATAATGATCTTTTCAATGTAAAGTGTACCCCCTACGTGGTATGAGTGTGCAATATGGGTTATGTGTAAAATTGCTAAGGGTACTTTTACAATGTTTAGATGAGAAATCGGGTACTAATTTCCATTTTATATGTTCTGGTGATAACTTGTTAGGGTACGATAGTAGAATTGAAATTTGCTCTCTCGGAGTACATTTTTTAAGGGTATAATGAAGAGATATTGTGCCGTTGATCTAAGATGGGTTGTGGTAGATATCTGATTTGGGAATCTGCTACATGATGGTGTGTGCTGATTATCTGATATAACAGTGGCTGCTACTTATATGTGATTCTCAATGTTTAGAAGAGTATATTCGTCAAATATGGATTTTGTGGTATGTCATGGAGAGTTGTTATGGTAGATAGGTAAAATGGATTTATGATCTGTAGAGTGCAATTTTTTATAGGGTTGTATGAGAGATAATTTTTTGCATAAAAATAATCCCTGCTTGCAAGGTTAAGTATCTGATTGATAGATTTCTTGTGTTCGCTATCTGTCACAAATCTGGTTGATAGTTCAAGGGGTTCCATCCTATAAAATGTTTTGCCTTACGAGGGATTATTTTTATTGATACATGGAATACATTGAATGTCTTGTTCAATGCCATATACACGATTATATCATGTAAGATATTTTATTGCAATGAGAGATTGTTAATTGTAAAAAATATACCCAGAGAAATTTCCCCTGAGCATAAATTCTGATAATGCATTTGCCGATACATCATCTGGGAGTGTCAACTTGAATCCCTCTAATATCATCTTTTTGTGTCCGTTTTGGCGTAGATGCCAAGGGTTGCCTAATCCCTCAATGGAAGTATAACATGATTTGCTGAGAAATGGAAGAGGCATATTTTGATTGTAAAGTGTTTACTTGCGGTAGCAATGTCGAGAAGGAACGCTGATACTTATCCTGTCTCTCTTAAACTGTGCAATAAATTGCTTGTTTGCTTGGGATAAGATAGAAGAGGTAATTTGTTGTAATCGTCGTTTTCTTTAATGTTTATAAGGGAATTCGTGCAAAGTGCCTACGTTTTTGGTGTAACCCTTCTATATAGGGTGTCATCAATTTCGTACCTAAATCGTTAAAAAGTGTAGTGGTCATAAAGTGTAAATGACGATTATTTTGTGCGAATGAATATGGAGATAAAATCGCTTTATGGCATGATAGGTTGAATTTATGCATTTTTCTGGGAGTAGTTTTGTGCAAAGGTTGAGAGGTAGTTTATGTAGGGATTTGCTGGGATTTGTGATGGTGCTGATGATCAAAATCGTGCTTCGAGAGGAACCAAAAATCATGTTTCGATAAATTGTGCTAAACTGTGTAAAATCTTGTGTGAAAAATATAAGGAATTGCTTAGGTTTTTGATGGTAAAACTTGCATGAAATGGTGTAAAAACAAAAACGTGTCTCGAGAGAATTGGGGAAAATAAAGGGAAAAATGGGGCTGATTTTTTGGAAAAATGCGATTTTTGAAAGAAGGGGTTCTGAGAGCGTTGAAAAAAGAATAGTAAAATAAACGATTCGCTCGACGACACCTCCGAAGACATGTTTTCGATTAGCAGAAAATGTTTATCTAGGAAAGTGTAGGAAATTGCTTGGGAAAGTTGGGATTTTATGGCAGGGGGTCGAAAAAATTTAGTTGACACGGTGATTGAACACGTCCTGCCAAAATGACAGTTATTTCCAATTTTTGAAATGTAAACCAACCCCCCCGTTATGCTGGTCTAAGATCTTTCACAACCATATTTTTACATGGTTAAAATTGTAAAAATCTATTTGAAATACTATAATTTTATCAAATAGATTTTGTAAATGATTGTAAATAATTTATAGACAGATCAGGATCAGGAGTACAGATAATTTCCAACTATTTCCACATAGTATAGGATACTACGTAATAGGGTACTGGATACCGCAACTATAATTGTTCGATATAATACACAATCTGTACAATATTCTGTACGTGTCGTCATAGTCCGATATCGGACTACTAGCAAACGACTATTTAAACAACAAGTGTTGTTTATCATACACTTGCCTATTATCAAACACTTTTACATAATATGTTGGATAATCTATCCATACCATCAACACACTGATAAAATCATAATCAGTCACAATCCTTCACAATAAATCATTGTTAACCACCAAACCATATACACGTTAACAAATCACCTATAACTTAACTCTATATCAAACCACCCACCCATAGCTTTTATCTATACCACTTGACAGCACAGTCAAACAGTGCTACACTACTAACCAAAACAAGTGTTCGATGTTTGGCAGACTTCCAGCACTTGCGATAACTACACAAATTAAAATACAAACTAAACAAATTAATATAAGATCGGA